GCTCTGAACTTGAACAATGCGGTTTCTAATCGGAACGTTAACAATCGGGTTCGGACACATAGAATATGAAAGTTAAGATAAACATTTGTTTTAGAATAAAAATTAGAATGGCTGTTCATCTTGGCAAGTGCCAAATGAAACTTTTCGCTGCCTTTAACCGTTTAGTAGGCATCAACTTTAGTAGTTGGAGTAAGTCCGAAAAGCCCTTGGGGTGGTAACTACATAGAATTTATGAAAAAAGTTGGTCTGTTGAAAAAGAAGTTCCTGTCTATGGAAAGATTGATTGCTATTGTTGAGGATATGCACTCTAAATCTTCCCATTGGAACAAATATCTCCGTAAGGAATGGAAAGACTTTGACGCTGATATATCAAAGAATCTCCAAGACTTGTACAATGACTTGAAATACGGTACGTACAAGCATGGTGACTATTATGTATTTAAGAAAATGGACAGCGGTAAAATCAGGGTTATCCATTCCGCTACTCCTAGAGATAGGATAGTTGACCAACTCCTAGCCGATATATTAGAATTTGTATTCATGCCCAAGTTACAACGAGGGCATGTTTACGGTTCTATAAAAGGACTGGGGCAACATAAATGTAGACTGCGTGCTATAAATAAAATCCGCAGACAGAAAGATGATGTGTTTGTAGGCTCTGCCGATATAAGACAATATTATCCTACCTGTAATCCGGATACGATAATCAGAATCCTGTGCAAGTACATAAAAGACAAATGGGTTATCTCCTTATCCAAGGAGTTCCTGTCATTGGGTTATGTCGTACTGGGAAATATCTCGTCTAATATTTTGGGTCATATTAATTTGCTGGATATTGATTACTCTATTGTAAGGAATTTCAAGTGCGACTATTTGAGGTTCTGTGATGATACAATATTTATTAGTAACAATAAACAGGCTGTTAGGAGTGCTGTTACCTACTATATGCAGAAAGTTACAGAAGGTGGACAGACTGTAAAACCTAACTGGAGTATTCACAAAGTTTCTGATAAGAATATGGTGGACTTTTTAGGTGTCCGAATAGGTACTACACATAGAAAACTTCGGAAACGGAACAGGAAAGAAATCGAAAGCAGGCTTTCTGAGTTGAGGCACTCTTCCGATTACTTTGAATGTGAACGTTCTTGGGCAGGAATGAACGATAGTTTCAAGAACATCAATATGTCTAACTTAATAAATTATTGGAAAGATGTCTATCCAGACTTTTTTGACAGATTACAGTGGGCAAAAACAGCCCATGCTAGTGCTGCTGCGTACAAACGGAAGCACAGGAAAATGGAGATTGAACTTCAATCAGCAAAAGATTGCAGAACCTACAAAATCCCTTTCTTCGGAAATGCCGGATTCAACTCTGACGGAACAATGGCAGTGCTGTTTCGTACCATCGGACAACACAAGAGGTGTTGAGGCTTCCATTGGTGAAGCTCCTAACTGGTACTCTTTTGTTCCGTATCTGAGGTTGGGAGGACTTAGTGATGAAGAGATAGAAAATATCAAAAATGAATATAATGAATTTGTTTTAAACAATCCGGATATTTTTATCTTTTAGGAATTTGTCTTATAGAAATAATATAGTATATTTGGAAATAAAAAGTAACTATTATGGGAAAAAAGGATACTAACGAGGTTCAGTCGGTACAGGAAAAAAAGAACAAAACGGTTCATAACCGTGGAAATTTTCGTATTGAACTATCACATAATGGAAAAATCTATGTGTTTCTTCCGGGTAAAACCACGATTGTGCCCAAAGATATGGTAATTCCCACGGACTTTAATAATCTCCATATAGAACAATGAATAAGATTATCGACAGTTTGGAAGTAATGTGTGAGAAAGATAATCCGCAGGATAGAAAACTTCTCTTACTCGCCCATTTGGTACAGGATTCCGTAAAGGGTCTTGCCGAGCGTCAGCAGGAGTTACAGGGAAGTCTTTCTGAAACAAACAGGAAACTTGACAGTGTGCTTGAGGCTATAACCAAGTATAAAAAAGATATGGACAATTGTCCTGTGTATGGTAACAGGGAACTATTTGATAGGGTTAAATTCCTTATCAAGAATCCAAGATTATCACTGTTTCTTTTCTTAGGCATTATTTCCTTACTGTCGGGATTATTCGGTTCAAGTGTTATCAGCATATTAAAACTAGTGTTTGGAGTATGATAATGAAAAAGAACATTACGATTATTTTAGACCCTGCTCATGGTGAGGATGTTCCGGGTAAGCGCTCTCCCGATGGTGTGCATAGGGAATACCGATGGAGCCGTGACAGAGTTAGGGAACTGAAAGTAATATTGGAGGCAATGGGATATGAAGTTTACAAGACTACCGATTCTGAAAATGAACCGGGTCTTTCCAAGCGGAAAAATTTCGCTTCCAGTCTGAAATCTGACAAGCCCAAACTGTTGTTATCCTTGCATAATAATGCGGCTGGAAATGGTTCTCAATGGATGAACGCACGTGGAATCGCTGTATATACAAGCAAGGGTGTTACCAAATCTGACGTATGCGCTGACTTTATTATCGAGAAGTTCAAAAAAGACTTCCCCGAATTTAAAGTCAGAATGTACAAGCCTACCAATCTTGAAAAGGATTTCGAGGAAAATTTTACCGTTCTTATGGGGAACGGCTATATGGGTGTATTAATTGAATGGTTGTTTCAGGACAATAAAGAGGATGTTAAGGAACTTCAATCCCACCGTACTAACAAAAGGTTTGAAGATTCACTCGTAGAAGCTATCGAATCAATAAACGACTATTTCGGAAAAGATGAAGAATAAGAAAGTTGTGATATTATTTTTGGCTGCATTGGCTGTTTGTGCATTTATATTTATTATATTTGTGCCAAAGAGTAGCGTTACCTCCAGTTCTCCACAGATAACCTATGAGGAATACTTGGAGAAAATAAAGGTTTTGAATGATACTATTCAAGAGCTTAAAGGTGATGTAGCTAAATTCGAGGCTGAAATGGTTCTCTTGAAAGGGCAACGTGAAGTCTTGGAGCAACAAATCGAAATAATCTTGAAGGAATATGAGAAAAAGGATTCTGCTATTGCTAATGGTGATTGGGAGTACAATATTAGGTTTCTCTCAGACTACTTATCCGAGATTGATTCATCTCGGACCCGACACACTACTGGCAATAACCCGACAGCAACTCATTGATATTAATCGTACAATAAATAAGGCTATCCATTTGGAGGAAACTAACAAAATTCTCCAGATGGATTTAGCTATTTCTGATTCCCTCTCTTATTTTCAGAACAGTATTATTGAAAAACAGGATTCTATTATAGCCATTACTGATAAAAAGTACATGGAAACCACCGCTTTATCGGATGATTTACAGAAACAAATCATTAATAACAAAAAACGGTACAGGAGAAACCTGTATAAAGTGGGAGTTGGTGCAACACTTTTGGGAGTTGTCCTAGGAGTGATTTTTAAATAGATAATTAATTTTAAAAACAAGAAAAATGGCAAACGTAGGTTTAACAATTACCGAGGGTGTAAACAATGGTGTTTCCCCTTTTAGAGATGCTTCCAAGAGAAACATTGGTCTTGCCGGACAATTTAATCGTGGTGGTGCTTTCAAGGCTACCAAGATTACATCTATGGAAGATTTCAATGTGATTTTCGGAGGACAGAATGATGCTTTTTATGGACCTCGTATTGTTAAGAGTATCTTTGATGAAGCAGGGGATGCACCTGTTACCCTTTACCTTGCCAGAATGGTGGCTGTGACCGCAAAGGCTGCTACGGCTACTGTGAATTTGGATTCGGGTTCTTCGGTAACTATGGTGGTTAATGCTGCCTATAAAGGTACTCCAGACCCCGGAGCATGGGCTAACGGAATCACTGTTACCCTGTATTCCTACGGGTCACTGGTAAGAGATATGTTCTCTCTTATCGTACAATACAAGACCAATACTCCCGAACAGTACAATTACGGAACACTGGCTGAAATTCAGGATGCAGTAAACAAAGTGAGCAAATATGTTACTGTTACTTTCAACGGTGAAATTGAAAAAATGAAGTTCAAGGATGTAACCGGCACTGTAACCGCCAATACTTCAAGCAATGAAGTTACAGGTTCGGGAACCACATTCACTTCATTGAAAGCCGGAAACGTTCTGTATGATACCAATGGAAAACTTGTGGGTACTATCTCGGCAATATCCTCAGCGACAAAACTGACACTTACCAGCCGTGCCATTACCGCTGTGGAAGGTGCTGCTGTAAAGGTGCGTGAGGATAAGACATTTGTTGCCAAACTTGCAAACGGTGTTGACGGTGAAATCACGGAGAACGATTACAAGCCGGGAGGTACTACGGACAGTCCTACGGGTCTTGCTGCGTTTGACGGATTCGATGTTCAGATTATCGGAGTAACTGAATACCACTCACTTTCTATGGCTAAAGTTCTTCATGCTTATTGTAAGGAGCAGAAAAACGCCATAGGTATCTGTAATTTGCCGTTAAATGCCGATGAAGGTACTGCCGAATTGTACGCTATGGAGTTCCAGACTTCGGGCATCAGTTACTTGTGTAGCTATATGGGATGGTGTACGGTTCCGGATGATAGCGGAAACCCTGTTATGATTCCTGTAATGGGTCCTGTATTGGGTGCAGGATTTATCCGTACTCCTTATTTGCAGGGTGACTTTATCCATATTCCACCGGCAGGAATTGACTCCCTGTTCAACAATGTTATGGAGATGATTCCGCAAAGACTGTCACAGACGGTTATTAATAAGCTGGTTCAACAGTTCTCATGTAACATTATCCAGTATGTTGAAAATACAGGGTATTACATCGGAAGTTCCCGTACTTATTCTACCAATGATTTGTACAAGAGTATTCATGTGAGATTACAGGCTTCCTATTATGTACGCTCTCTTAATTCCAAGATGCGTTTCTTGGAACAGAAACCTAATACTCCTGAACTTAAACGTGAGGCTCTTGTGGAAGCCAGAAACTTCTTCAAGACCGAGTATGACAATGGTGCTTTGGAAAGAAGCGTTGACTTTGATACTGCATACCAAGGTATTTGCGACAAGAGCAACAACCCCAGTACGCAGGATAGAAAATTGCTTAACATTGATATTTTATGGATACCTACCGAATGTACGGAAAGCGTTCATATCTCCTTGTTAAGAAATGACAGTGTATTAACAACAACGGAAACGGAGGAATAATATGAAACCACAGAAACCACAAGATGTATATGTAGCCAACGGGTGGTACTTGAACATTCCTGTTCCCGGCATTATGAGTGATGCTATCTTTGAAACTTTGGAAGGTATGCAGAAACAGTCGGGTACGGTAGAAACCGTGGATGCAGGAACAAACCGTAAATACAAGTTCTCCACACAGTTGACAGATTACGGAGAAATGACGCTTACCCGTTCATACCAAGGTAACGTTACTGACCGTGCTTTGGAAATACTGGTAAACCAGATGATTGAAAACGGACTTAAATTGCCTGTTCAGGCTGTCAAGATGCACAACGGAAAGGAAGTGTTCACTATCGTATTCGAGGGGTTCAGATTCCTGTCCGCAAACTATCCTACATTCGATATTTCCAGCGAAGAGAAATTCACAGTTTCCTACGGGGCTACCTGTGATGGCTGGGATATTATTCCAGTAGGTGCGTAAATAGTAACTAACTTAAAAACACTAATCGTAATATGGAAAATTTATTCTTTGAACTGCCCGTAGGATTAAGAATCAACGGTGAGATTCATACAAACGTAGAACTGTTATCGACTAATGGTGTTGCTGAAAAGATATTTTTGAAAAGATTATCTGAAAAACCCTATACTTGGCAGGGGAATGTCGTTTCCGCAGCCGTAAAAAGTATAGGGAACATTCAGATTGGAGCCGAAGTACGCAAGAAGTATCTTGAAGAAGGCTCTGTTACTATTCCGAGTGCCGTTAGAAAGTTACCCATGTCCGAAATCAATACCCTTATGGTTGAGATTCACAGAAGGGTGTGGGTATCTTTCTTTCCAAAACAGGAAATAATCTGCAAGTATTGCGGAAAACGTCTGCTTGCGGATATTGATTTGGACAAAATTGATTATCTGCCGGAAGTGAAGGAAAGAATGGAAACCATGACCAACTACGATGAGATTCCAGTTAACTTGAAACGGGGTTTCCGTCCTCCCGTACTGCCGAAGATTACAACAAGAGAAGAGTATGCAGGCATAACCGAGCGTACATACAACCGCTTCGTGTTCAGACCTCCATTGCTTGAAGACGCCATAAACCACGAGAAATATTTTACTGATAGCATAGGTTTTTGGCGGCGTATAGCAATGAGTTGTCTTGAAAGAATCGAGTGTGTGGACAAAAAGGGAAAAGTAACTGACGTGCTCCCCTCTGAATTTCATACCTACTACGGACTCAAGATGTTCAACGAGTATCTGGATGGTATTGACTTGAGAACTATCCGAAATGAATTGATGGAATATCTTCCTACTCTACCTTTTGCCTATTACGAGCCTTGCGGTTGCTCGGAAGCCCGTGAGATTCCTATGGTAATGGACGTGAGCAATTTTTTCTCGGAATGACGTTTTCTCCGTCTGATTATCACTTTTGGCATAAAGAGTACCCCCAGTTTACCCAATGGGCTATGCAAAAGGGTGCTCTTTTTTTACCTAGAGAAACTGCGGAGGAACAGGATAATCAGTACGATTTAACGTCAAAGGCATATATTCTTATGAAACGTCTGGGTCAGGACTATTCCCGTATAATGTGTATGGATTCTGAGGAAAGGGATAAAATATTCCGCATGGAAATGGACCTTATCAGAAAGGAACAAAAACAAAATGAAGAAAAATAGTTATGGCAATACCTAGAGCAACATCGGGCAACAATTCCCAATTCACTTATGATTTCGGAATTACCATAGCCCAAAGTACAGTAAACAAATTGGTGAGATTGACTGGTGCTACGCTTACTCTGGCATCAGCCTATTATGCTTTAAGGACTAATGCCGAGAAGTACGTTGACACATTACGGGAAAATTCCCTCCGCTTCGGTGGCATCCTCTCCACCATGAAAGCTATGGAGGCGGCTCAGAACAGACTTATAAAAGGACAGTCGTTCTTCTCCGTTGACGACCAGCTACGAGGCATGAACTCTCTTATGGCTGTGGGAGTGAAAGTAGGGGAGAACTTCGAGTTTATAAACAAGGCGGCTCATGCTACGGGAAAATCCTATGCACAGTTCGCAAACGCCATATCACAGGGAATACAGGGAAATATGCAGGCTCTAGTTGATATGGGTCTAATGACACAAAGGTCAACAAGGTATTTTGAAAAATATCGTGCCAACACTATACAGCGCCAACAGGCAGTGCTTAATTTCGTAAAGCAACATAAGGGATTGCAGGAACTAATCAAAAACGACTTTCTCACAATACAAGACCAAATGAAAAGGTTAAATGCCAATATGAAGGGATTCCTCACGGGTATTGTGGGAAAACCGAATGACCCTAGCAGTCTTTACGGGCAAACTGTGGGCGCTCTTAAATCCGTGGCTGATGCTTTCGCACGAAATTACCAAAGTATCGTACAGTACGGAAAAGGTGTGGGCATAGTTCTCGGCTGGGTTGTCCGGCAAATCGGTCATATAATGGTATGGTTGGGCAGACAGGCTAAACAGGCGGTTAACTTTATTTTCGGTACAAGTGAAACCTTTGTCGAAAGAATGAGGATACTTGTAGTCGTATTGGAGTTTTGGAAACTACGGGTTGTTTCATTTTTCAAAACATACAAGGAGGAAATAAAGACAGTTCTTAAATTGCTTATCGCATATCAGGCTTTGAAGAGTGTGTTTGTCATAAGCAATGCTGCCATTGCTTCCGTAAAGGCTTTCCGTGCCGCACTGATGGCGATTCCGTTATTTGGTGGAAAACGTGGGGTTACTCTTACCTTGGGTAAATACCTTACAACATTTTGGAGCAGATTGAAACTTATCTCCCGTATTGTTACACAGACAGGATTCAAAGCAGCCCTTGACACGTTACTCAGCATAATGAAAATAACCGCCACAGGAAAATTCGTAGGCGGTATAGGACGTTCGCTTCTCTTTGTCGTTTCGATATTGAGAAATCTCCCGGCTATAATAACAGCCGTATGGACTGCATTGAACGCAACCAATCCCGTAGGCTGGATAATACTGGCTACAACCGCATTTACGGTTCTGTACGCAAAATGTGAGAAATTCAGGAATTTCATAAACCGTATTTTCTCCGGAATAAAGGAATCCATACAGATTGTTTGGAACTCCTTTGTATGGTTGTTTACCCAAGTAAGAATCGGGTGGCAAGGATTGAAAGACGGTTTTATCAATTATGTCATAGACCCTGTTTCCGAAGCGGTGAAAGGTCTTATCCCCAATATAAACGCCATGTGGGATGCATTTAAGAACAACTCTGTTGTAAAGTGGATGAGGGAAAACATCATAAACCCTATCGGTAAGATAAACAAGTTTATCATGCCTATGGTAAAATGGGCGGCAGGAACTCTTAACCCTGCTATCGGTGCGGTGGATTTTTTCAGAAACACTGATTTTCTACGGAACACTAACAGGGATATTGCTGATGCTGCCCGTGATTTGGCAAACAAGCATGGTTTTGGTGACTATACTTGGGGTGGAAATTCTGTAACTCCTACGGATTCAGTACCTACACCTAACCCGATTATTTCAGGAACTCCACCTGTAAGTCAGAACACTACTGAAAACCAGAGTGTAGTATTGGGAAATGGGGCGGTACAGATTATTGTCCAAAAAGGGGAGAATATTGATGAAAGACGCCTTGCACAGGAGATAAGGCGTATTCTTAGTGATATTCAACGTGATAACAGAATAAGAGGAGGTGTATAATGCCGGAAATATTTTCATCTACAATGTTCAGACCGTTCTACTCCCTTTTCCGGAGTGGAACGTCAAATGCTTTTTCGGGTGACTCCGGAAGAAACCACAGAGGTTACACGCTTACACGTGGGATAATAATCAGTTCCGAGGATTTGAAAAAAAGCCTGTGGGAAAAAGGTTATTTCTTCCAGTTTAACCCACAGACCATATCTGACAATAAGTCTACCGAATATGAGGTACGTCCTTATGCCGGATTACCGTACAACGATTATAATTGGAGCAATGGGGGTGAACGGATAGTAAGTTTCCAATTGTTTTTGGATGATACTCCCCAAAGCCATATTGCCACTTTCCGTCCGGATGTTCTTGCCGACCAGATTGACGGAACCAGTACCAACAAGAACGCTTTCCAGTGGACCAGTTCGGGAGCGTATTCCCGTACACGTGCACATGAGAGAGGGGTGCTTGACAAAGTGGAACTGTTACAGTCTTTCCTCTATCCAGCACCAGTGGATAATGAGGAAACCCCCAAATTCGCACAGGGAGGAGTTGTTTCAATGAACCAGTTCAGACCACCGGCTACGCTTGTGTTCGCACTGGGTCCGATATACTTGGAAGGTGTTTTGAAAAGCGCTCCTGTAAATTACACATTGTTCGATTCGGACCTTACGCCCATAAGGGCAACGGTGGATGTGGAAATAGGAGTGTTTGAGTACCAGAGTTTAACCCATATAATGATACCCGAAAAATGATAAGCCCTAATTTTTATAATACTAAGAACCTTGTTTCCCAGTTTTTGGGGGGCAAGGTTTTGCATTATCCCGTAAAGGATAAAAGCATAACTTATGAGTGGTACAACTACGTTATAAAGGCTCACGAAAATCTGTACACGATAGCCGCAAGGATTTTCGGTGACGGTCTTGAATATATGTGGACGTACATTGCGGATAACAACCCACCACGTATGCCCGATGATTGGAAAACGGGTGATATTATCCGGCTTCCCAGAGTGATAATAAGAGATAGTGATATTCTAACAACAAAATACAGCAATGTTCCAACCGATACAACCTCAGTTTAAGATTCGTCTTTACCCACGTGACAGCCGTCCGCAAGGTAATGACAAGTTCTCTTCCAAGGGATTGAGATACAATGCCGATAAATTCGCTTCCTATATGGACATAGAGGAATGTGTCGCATATCCTGTGGTATATGAGGAAACCGCGGATTTGATTAACAAGCTGACCTTTACAGTTGACAAGCACGCGGATGTCCTTATTTACCGTATGTTCCTAGGAATGTGGATTGTCCTTTTCGGTGGTTACTACGATGGTGACGGTAAAGGAGTGCGGAAAGTTTTCTCCGGCACTGTCACACGTATATACCTTGACTGTCCGGATAACGGTAAAATACGTTTCCGGGTAGAATGTATGGGGTACTCGTTTAACCAGATGGGAAAGGACACCTACAATAATTTCACTTATCCCGACCCTAATAGCAAACGTCCTTTTGCCAAAGGAAGAACAACCATAACGTTGGAAAACCTTATACGCGGAATAGTGGAAGAGTGTGGTATGGTAGTGGGCGAAATATCGCTGCCCTCTGCAAGAGCAGGGGAAACATTCACTTCCACACATATTAGGTATCAAAAAAATATCTCCGATTGGAAATTCTTGTTATCTTTGGCAAAGTCCTATGGATGCACAATATGGACGGAGGTTCGTGACGGTACGGAATACTTCTATTTCGTGGATAAAAACAGGGCTGCGAATACGATTAATGATGAGATTTCATTTGTATATCCTTTGCAGGGTGACAAATTGAAAGTGGAAAATGTCAACGCTTCCGAAGTACAGAGATTTTCCGACACAAGGTGGAACCGTCCACGTATAATGAGAAGCGTTTCCGTTACCGAGGATATAGACCAAGCCAATGCTGTGGTTCGTTCATCCTATGACGTGGATATGGAAACGGGTGACGTTAAAATGCAGGTAAGTGAAATCGGTGAGGAAAACGGCAGAAAAGTTATCTATATGTATGAACTTGATGAAGCCAAGGTTGAATACATAAACCGTACCAATCCCGAACTGGCTGACAAGATACATAATTCGGGAATAACCGATATGAAGTGGAGCAGTGGCGTTCCCATTAAACAGGAATCACCCGAATATGCACGTTACTATTACAAGCAGACCAAGATTGTGGATGCGGAAACCGCTGTTTTTGACCGTGCGTTTTTCGGAATAACCGTGGAAGCTACGGTTAATCAGGATTTGGATATACGCTCCCAAAGGTCTTATCCGATACGCGGAATACTACGGTATGACACAACAAACCATACCAGCCGTTATTTTTTAAGAGCCTTGCGCCATGTGTGGGATTCCAATGGAACCAGTACCGAATTAGAATTTATACGATGATTGAATTTTACAGACTTACAGGAAAAAGTGACGGGGATAGAATACAGGTAAAAGCCCGTACAGGTGAGGAAATGTACGCACCCATGATTAATGTGGGTACGTCCACTTCCGTACCTACACAGAAATGGCTGTTGGAGAACAAGGATAACTTCATTGCCCTAGTTTCTTATGAGCGGGATTCGTTTTCCCGTCCTCTTATTATAGGATTCTATCCCGTCAAAGGTGCAAAATCTTCCGATTTCGATTTGATGCTCAAGGTTATGAACCTGTTTGATAATCTCCTTGAGCATCTGTTACAGGCAAAGACCAATACGATGATGGGTCCGCAGATGTTCTTCCCGGATACCATACAGAAAATACAGGAAACGAAAGTGAAGCTGGAGGAACTTAAACAAGAACGCTTAGAGATAAACAAATAATGGAAACTGTTGCACTGTTATATGAAGATTACCAGAAGGAACTTGCAGAGGATTTCAAGAACACCTTTTTAAAGCGTGCTTCCGATACCGATTCAAGCAGGTCTAATGATACGGTCATTGACGAAGTTACAGATATGCTGTCAACCAACATAGCCGTGTACACGGAAAAACTTCTCCAGCGATGGGGATTCTCTTCCGGCGGTGAAGGTGGTGGCGGTGGCGATGTTACCATAACTCTTGATGATTTGTTGAAAAAATACCTTTCGGATAACTACGTCACAATAAAGGGCGACCAAGAAGTTTTCGGTGAAAAGGACTTCCGTAAGGGAATACGTATTGCAGGAAGAAGATTATACTGGGATGAAGGTAATGACGCACTTGTAATTGAAGGTGCTGCATATACTACCCGATGGTTGTCCGCTAAAGGAGTGTCACCGGGTGGTGGAGGTGCAGGAAGTGGGGGTGCTGCTGCCATGTACCAGTTGATAGATGTAAGCCCCAATGATACCAAGGATGCCGTACTCGGTGCGGAAAAGGATTATGTACTTACATTTGACGGGAGTTTCTGGAGAGGTATGCCCAATAAGGGAGGTCTTTCCAGCAAACTTTTTACTGCCCTTGACAAAGAGGGGAACGAAGTGAATCCGGATGATGAAAATGCGGAAATATATGCCATACGTGCCAATTATTCCCTGTGGTCTGTGGGATTCCTGTCTGCCAAAGGTATATCTGATGGAGGAACAGGAGGCGGTGGTGGAGGTGCAGTAGCCCTGTACCAGTTGCTTGACGTGGAGAAAAATGCTGATATAGCAGGTGTGGCAGGTGCTACAAAAGGCAGCGTACTCACATTTAACGGTGACAAATGGTATGCGGACAAACCTAAAACCGCTGCCGGAATAAGCAAACTTTTCACTGCACTGGATAATGATGGAAATGAGGTTGACTTAAATGATGAATCAAAGCTAGGCACTATAACAAATATACGTGCCAATTATGCGTTATGGTCTGTGGACTGGATTTCCGCAAAGGGAAAATCTTCCGGCGGAAGTGGCGGAGGTGGTGGTCTTATCAACCTCGTCTACGGATTTGAATCACTGGGAGGAACGTTTGACAACAACGACAATTCGGCTACTTTCAACGCTTTCACCATAAATGAGATTTGGAAACTTGCAAGTTCGGGGCTTACCAATGTAACGGTTACAGGTTCGGGTAATGCGGTAACGGATGTCATAAAAGGTTCTGATGGACGTTCTCTTACATTCACCAAAGGGAGCACATTTGCCACTAAATCGGAATTTGATGCACTGAATACCAAGTTTAACGACTTTCTTACCGGAAGTGATGCGGATGATATTATAAACAAGTGGTCTGAGCTTGAAGTTTTCCTGCAAGGCATGAAGGAAAGTGATAATCTTGCGGTCATATTGCAGAGTAAAATGGACAAAACAGCGTTCAGCAAACTTTTCACTGCACTGGATGCTTCGGGTAATGAGGTTGACCCGTCTGACGATACAAAGACAATTGCGTCCATACGGGCTAATTTCGGTTTTTGGGGTGTCGACTACATATCCGCTAAAGGAGTGTCAAATGGGAGTGGCGGTACAGGAGGGGCCTCCGCATTGTACCAACTGGTTGACGTTTTGGCTAATGACACTGAGGACGGTGTTGAAGGTGCTGCTGCCGGAAAGGCACTGGTATTTGACGGAACTCATTGGAGAGCGGGAGATGCTGGTCTTAATGAGAGCCAGCTCTATTCATACCTTACAGCTAATAAGTATCTTACACAAAGTGCTGCTGATAGCAGATACGTAACATCCTCACGGAAAGTCATTGCCGGAACTGGTTTGTCCGGCGGCGGTGCTCTTACTTCCGATGTAACCTTATCACTGGGTACTTCGGGAGTTGTTGCAGGTACGTACACCAAGGTTATGGTAGATGCTTACGGAAGAGTTACTTCGGGAACAAACCTTTCCGCTACGGATATACCTAACCTTGACTGGTCTAAGATAACCACTGGGAAACCTACTACTCTTGCCGGCTATGGTATTACGGATGCATATACTAAAACCGAAGCTGACGGGAAATATGTAACTATTGCTACAGCTCAAACTGTAAGTGGGGCGAAAACTTTTTCCGCAACCATGAAAACTTCAAGCGTTCTTCCAAGTACAGACGCAAATTCTGCTTTGGGAGGAACCGCTAACAGATGGAGTAATGTGTATTCTGTAAATGGTGTGTTTTCACAAAATGTTACGGCTAAACTCCTTTCGGCTTCCGAATCATTGCAGATTGGAGATGCCTATCTGAAATGGGATGCAGCGAACAATGCCGTGTACGTGATTAAAAAAGACGGTACAACTCCTGTGGGATTTTACTCTACTGATTGGCTGTCCGCTAAAGGAGTGTCTATATCCGGAGTACAGACAGGAACACTTGCTGACCTTAATGACGTGGAAATAACTGACCCTACAAACGGACAGGCATTGAAATACGACGCTGCGTCAAAAAAATGGGTTAACGGAACCATTGATTCTTTCAACGTAAATCAGATGTGGGCTGAATTGAAAAAGGCTGATTCAAGTAAAATCATAGACGCAAGTCATATCCCTACTTCCGTATTGGACGGTAGATGGGTGAAAAAGACTGGCGATACTATGACTGGAACACTTACTTCCGCATCTTCTTCCGGCTCAATCGTATTCAAGGGAGTGGAAAATTGTGATATTACCAATATATATAAGGATAACGGAGTTATCAGGAACGATGATGGTGGGTTAACTTCTATAAGAAACGGATTAAGATTTAATTGGTATGACACATACTGGTATATAGGAAACCTTAGAGGAAGTAGTACGGATAGTGCAGGATTTGGTGTCGTAGACCATAACAACAAGCTGGTTTTACGTGTCACTCCAAATGATGTAAGAGCACCTAGATTCATGTCAACTGTTGCCACAGGGTTATCACCTTTGATAGTTTCAAGCAATACAACCGTAGATAATCTAAGTGCGGATTTGTTGGACGGATACCATGCGTTCGGCACATCAAACGCCCTTATAAAATACGGATATACGGTAGGAGGCACTGAACCTGCATGGTGTAGAATAGCTACATACTCCATACGTAATACGGAAACAATGACAGACGTTTGCTTTGTGCTGCACTCATCCTCTAGTGATTTGTTTGGTCTGTTAGTTGTCAAAACTAGAGGTACGGCTGTAGTGGAAGGTCTATTGATAGCATCATACAATATCAATAGGTCAAACATACGTATCTATCATGATGCGGAAAAGAAAAACATAGAACTGTACTGTTATGGTGGAAGTAACTATTCCATAATACAAGCCAATCTGTTATACAGCCATGACCGAAACGGAGGGGTTAATACGAATATAACGCTATACCGAGCAGATACAAAAGCACCGTCATGGAGCACTTATGTAAATCCTGTATTTGCAAACTTGCAGAACTCTTCTGAGGCTGCTAAAAAACTGCAAACCCCAAGGACTTTATGGGGTCAACCTTTCAACGGTACGGCTAACGTAAGCGGAGATATGACAGGTGTCGGTAGCATAACGATGAGCGGTGATTTGAAGATAGGAAACGGTACTTCTCCCAACACCATATATTTTTATGGAACGACAGGAGATTCACCGGGTGGCTATAATCATACATTTATTGCCGAAAGACTTTGGGGTGGTACGGAAAGCAGTGAACTGGTATTATTCAAAGGGAATGACCTAGGTAACGGTAATGAAGCTGTAAATGTAAGTAATTCGACGGGTCCGGATAGAATACGCCATATAGCCGGTGCCCACCTGTTCCAAACATACACATCACCTTTAGCGGGTTCAGTGGAGGACGTATGTACAAGTTCTGCCTTGAAAAATCTTTTTGGTATAGCAGCGAACAGGGTTACAAGCTATATTCCGTTTATGTCTACCGTAGCAAGCGGTGTGGCTCCATTTATTGTGGTAAGTAATACTGTTGTGGGTAATCTTAATGCAGACCTTCTTGACGGGTTGCATGAAAATTCGTTTTTAAGATACCGAGATACTTACGGTATTGACGGATATAATACATTGTGGTCACAGATAGGTATAAGACAGTACGATAATGCAAAGCCTGACGGAATGGCTAATCCTATATATACTTATGGGGCTGTCGTATCTTTACCAGCAAGTGGTCCAAGATTAGATATATGGTATAACCATCATTCGTCAGCGTCAGATTACAATACAAATGGCATCCAGTATAGGAGTGGATTTAATGACGATAAAAAACCTTGGAGAATGTTACTTGACAGTGTAAACTACGCCAGCTATTCTGACGGACGCTACGTGAAGAAAGCTGGTGACGTCATGACAGGGAATTTGACGATAGACAATACCAAAGGATTCAATATCGGATGGTCAACTAGAGTGGTTAAGATTACGGGTGTTTGGATTCATGGTGGCAGTGATGCAGCTTCCGTAGACGATGCAAATTTACGTTTCGGCTCTTGGATGGGAATAGGTTGGTATCCTACAATCAGCGGACAAACCGTTGCACAAGGGAAAAATGCCATGTGGCTGAATGTAAGAAATGGAAATTTGGATACACATGGTGCTATTACTGCCCATACTAAGTATCTTGCTGCAAACTGGGATTCGGCTAGACGGTTGGTATTGGGCGGTGGAAGTTCCTATGCTTGGATTGATTCAAGAAATTCAAGCGATAATGTATTATGTAATATTGTTTTGCAAGATAATAAGGTAATTATCGGTAATTATGCTGAGTCAAGTAGATTTGTATCCACTGTAGGTACAGGAACCGCACCTTACCAATGTTCTTCTACTACATTGAATACCAATTTAAATGCGGACTTGTTGGATAATTGGCATCTTAATTTCTTACCTAGAAATTACAATATAGGTAGATGTTATGCAGTAAGATTTGCTCTAGGTGGTGAAGATAATGGTTGGAAAAAGATATTCGCTTGTTCTGAATCGGGAGCCGGACCATATAGGTCAGTAACGGTTTGGGGAAGGATATGGTACGCCTATGGAAATCATGCACAGTCAGAAGTAAGGAATTATCACTTCTGTGCCATATTTTATATGAGAAGTGGCCCTAGTTCTTCTGATAAAAGTGTGGGAAATGTTGAAAATTCAGCACGCCTTTATCTCCCCACATTTGCAAAAGGAATGGATAACATTCGCCTTGTACGTGTAGGAACAAACAATTTTGAATTGCAGGTGCGTCAGATTGGTTCATATCACAATGCAAACATTGAATACCAATATTGGTCTTATGGTGCTAACGTTTCCGCATGGGAAAATCTGCAATCCACATCCAACACGTCTGTGGCTGTATCGGCTGGAGATGCTTCCACGTTGGCTGACAGTAGGGCTTCTAGTGCGGATGTGTGGACTTCTGCTAGAACATTCTATATACAAGACCATAACGCTGCCCATACGGGTACTGGTATTAGTGTAAACGGCTCTTCAAATGTATATTTAAAACTCCCATCTTCCATCCAATGCTCCGATTGGTTCAGAAGTACGGGAAATTCAGGGTGGTATCATCAGGATTATGGTGGCGGTATATATATGCAAGACAGCACATATGTTAGAGTGTTTGGAGGAAAGAGATTTTATGTTGAAAATACAGAAAATACTAACTTTAGCATAAATACAGCAATATCAACCGAAGGAGGAATATATGCGAAAAAGAATATTACAAGTAGTGCTAATATCATTGCAAATGGAGCAATTACTGCCAAGGCATCCTCTTCCGATATAAGGTTGAAAACCGATATTCAGGGTTATGATGCTATGGGTATTATCCGTAAATTCCGGAGTGTGAAGTATCACTGGAACGCTATTGCCAAGGAAAATTCCGAAGTGTTCAACCATGATAACTGGAATTACGGTCTTATCGCACAGGATTTGCTTTCCGGCGGTTATAGTCAGTGGGTGAAAGACGCTTTCAATGACTACTATACCATAGATTATGAAAGACTTATCCCCGTTGTATGGAAAGGTTTGCAAGAAGTTGATGATGAAGTCACAAAACTGAAAAGAGAAGTAGCTCGACTCAATAAGAGAGTTAAGGAGCTTGAAAAATCCCTGTGTGCATAAACAGGGATTGCTTTTTGCGCTTTTTGGATAATATTGTTATATTTGGAACAAATAAAAAACCATTATATGAAAAAGATAATTATTTGGCTGGCAAAAGTATTCCATGTGGAACTTCCCAAAGCGGAAGTAATTAAGGAATATAAATGGATTCCCCTGGATGGTAAAATTACTGGGAATGTTGTCATTGAGGGAGATGTATTGATTAAGGGAAATGTAGAGGTTACGGGTAATCTTACCGCTACCGGGTATATTACCGCAAGGGGTTCGGATTCTGAAATAATTGCGCTTTATGAAGGGAATGCTTAATTTCGGGCTTCTTGGTATAAGAAGATTAAAGAAGAAAGGGTCTTCTCCCCAACCCCCTGCTAATGATAAGTTTACATATAGTTTACCATTAAAATTAGACTAAATATGGGACATTCTAATGGAAAAATAACCGCACCCGTAGGCATTGATGCTGACATAGCACCTGTTTTGGGTGTGGGAAGTTATGATTTGGGGTACTTATGCTCCAATGCTCATGGAAAGATAAATCCGTGGGCACGGTACAAGCCTGTACGTTACGAAAGCCTTGCACCGGGTGAGAATGAAAAATGGTGGCAAGGATGGGATGGGAACTGTGGTATAATGCCTAAAAGAATTTCAAGTTATCGGGATTCCGTTAATTGGGCAAATGGAAGTATGAACGGATGGGAATACACCCCACCGACAGGTGGTAAGTTTCCATTTCGTGCCTTAGATTTTGATGGGTATAATCATAAAGCCAGAGCACCAATTGGCAATTTTCTTGTTCCCTCTCAGGCTACAAACCAATTCACAAGTAGCTCTTTCACTGCTTCATGTACCATTATGATGCCCTCAGAAGGTTCCCAATTGCTGGATGAGCTTAACATAGGGGATATTTCAACCGTAAAGGATTGCTATTTCGGAATATATGCGAAACAACGTAGTGGAAATCAGGGTAGAAGAGTTACGGCAAAAAATAAAATAGGAAGTGGGTATGCTATGGCGGAAATGATAACTTATGGTATGCCTACGGGAACTTGGGATGTTTACCCTTTTCTCTGTACGGCAATTCTTGAGCAGAACGCTTCTGATGTAGCCAATGACTGCTATTCAATACCTTTGTTATCAAGTAAGTCAATAGAGATTATTTCTTCTTATATAAGCATTACCGTGCTTGCCGGACTACTTCCATCAATAGCTGGAGATACTACGGTTACTATAAGAGTAAGAAACAGTTCGTCAGGTACAATCACTTTCAGGAACAATGCTTGGCGGACACGTTTTACAAATAAGGATTTCAAAGACCCATTGGTAATGGGAGAACAATATGGCAGTATACCCAATTTTGATGTTCCTGCTGGCACTACCAAGGAAATGGAGATAACAGTATCGGTTTCGTCACAATTGGTTCAGGCTAAGAACGCCAAATTGTGGGTAAGTCTTAATAGTGCAAGTTACATAGACAGCTCCATATTCATGGTGGCTCCCGACCAATAAAATAATAAGTTATGAAAAAAGTGGATGTATTAATCAAAGGTAATCTCTGCTGCTCGGCAGCAGGGGGGGCTGATTGCTTGCCGGCAAATTCCCTCTGACTATGATGTAAGCGGGGCTGTCACTATTGAAGGTGACACCCGTTTTACTTCTATTGATGTAAAGGACAAGACTGTCCTAGTTCTGGGTCATATAACCGCTTTGGAGAAAGGAGGTAACAATGGCCCATTCTAACGGAGTGATTACCGCACCTGTCGGTATAGATGCTGATATAGCTCCCGTACTGGGAGTAGGTAGTTATGACTTGGGTTATCTTTGTTCCAACGCCCACGGCAAGATTAACAAATGGAGCTATATAAAACCTAAGGAAGCCAATACTCCAGACTTTAACAATGCCAATCTTCCGGGTCTTATCTATGATTCGGTAAACAAGACCATAGTATATGATGCCCCGAAAACATGGTACAGGGCATTAGACTTTGATGGATATGACCACAACGCCAAGCCTCCTACAATAGACAATGAACTGTTACTTAATCCTGTAAGTTCTACTGCTGTAAGATGGACGCTTACAATAACTCCTTACTGGGCAGACCCTAGATATAATTGGGGGAGTATCTTAGGTGGGTTTACATGGGCTAACATGAAAATAAAGGTAGAAGTCTACAATAAAAACAATGTTCTTGTGGATTCTGGAACATTCACTGTAAGTGATATTGCCGATACAGGTAGGGTTTCTTTGGAACTACTAAGAAACGGGCTTATAGTTTTTGGAGATACATTTATTTATCTTAAAGGATATTTCTGCGACTATAACGGGAATGTTCTCTGCATGATTCCCAGTTCCTCTGACGGACTTGTAAAAAAGCCCATAGTTGTTACACAGAGTTTGTACATCTATATTGGAGAAACTACCGCCAATGCTTCGGGATTTGCCGTTACAGGTTCCCTTGTGGGTGGTGACGGAGGTACTTCCGCACAATGCCGGCTTAGCGTTACCAATAATACTTCCAGTAATTATGTGGCTTCCGCTGGTAGACCTTATGCACGGTATAGATGGAGGGCTAAAGACGGTTCCTATACAGGTTCATGGTCAGGAAATATATCCATGCCATCATGTGCCAACATACCAAAATCTTTCACCCGTATGGACACAGTGGATGCAGGAAGTCCCCCGTCTTATGGAAACGTAACCCAATGGTATATAGATTATCAAGTAGTTATGTATTAAAAAGAAAAGCCCACCTAATAAGTGGGCTATTTTTATGTAGTAACGTATTCTGGGTCTGGACCGCTATCCTTTTTCATTCTAAGGATAACTGGCTTGATTCGGCTCCATTTATTAATCTTGCCATGGATGTTGGAACAAAGACAGGTAATAATTTGGTGATAACAGATTTAATTTATTATATTTGTGGAGTTATATAGGCACATTCTAAAGTAAAAATTATGGAAATTAAATTCAATTCGTTACAACAGGCGACTATCGGAGTATCGGGTAGTGATATTACCTATGAATGCACAGGTAATGCCAACATTTCTGGAAACGTCCTCAATACATTTGAAGGAGGTAACATTACAAAGAAAGGTGATGGAACACATCTTGCGACTTTCAGCTCTTTCAGAGATGGACAAATGAGTATAAATTTTGAAGGCGGTTCTCCGGAGGACTGGCCCAATCTTATAGAGGTTGCCAATACTTTCCTGTCCGATTTAAGAGAAAAGGTAGGCACTATTGATGTAAGTACAATGAAAATTTAAACTAAATATTGATTATGACTGAAACTAAGAAAGAAAAAGGATTGACGCTCACAAAAGGAGAAACTATCCAGTTGGCTGCAACCTTAAAAGAGTTACATTATGGAAGTCTGTCCTCCGAGGGGGCAATGAAATTATTGAAGAACACCCTTAGTGTATGCAAGGAACAGGACGCTGCCGAAAAGGCGCAACAGACTATTGTCAAAGGTTTCCGTACCGATGAATACAAGATGTTGAGTGAAAAGGTGCAGCAGAATGACGCTACGGAAGAGGAAAAGAAGAAATTCGATTCCTTGAACCGCACGGCAATGAGTAAAATCAATGAACTTACAGATATTCTGTACAACGAAGAAGTAACTCTTGAAATACAGAAATTCACCGATGAGGAATTTGATAAAATCCGTGAGGCTAACAAGGATAAGGTTACTAACGGTGGATTTGTCACCATTTACAAGTGGTTATGTTAAAAGGATTACAAAGCAGGTTTCTGTTGGTTGATGGCAAGTTCAACCTTACTTCCGGAGTGGAGAAGCATAAAGACAGCATTTGGTTTTATTGTGTGTTTGATACCTTTCGTATTTATGCTTCCGATTTCGGGGCAAAATTTGTCAACTTCTTACAGAAACCGGCTTCCTTTTTCGTAATGAACAGGACACTTATAATCGGTAACTTGCAGAAAGGAATCAAGAAATACATTCCCGGCGTTTCTGTAAAGACCATTGATGTAGGATATTTCGCCAATGACAGGACCGAATATCACTTGAAAATTGAGTACACTTCCACGGATGATAAACAGAACAAGATTGATGATGTGACTTTCGTATAACCGGCTGTTGTGATTTGCTGTTGTGACTTGCTTCAAATTTAAATTATAACTTTACTATGGCTCAGACAAAGGAAGAACTTTTAAAATACTTCGCCAGTCTTGACGTGGCACGCTTGCAGAAATTGCAGAACTACTCCAAGCTGCTTATAATTCCGGAAGAGGATTTGCTCTCAAACGCCACCATGTCGCAGATGGTTCAGAAAGCCCACTCCCTGGCTGATTCCCTCTTTCCCGAATGGACTGACCGCAGCGAATCGGACTTCGGGGAGTTTCTAGTGGAACTGTTCGCCATTTTTTCGGAAAAAGACTTTTGGTATCTTAACGCTTTCGCCAATGAAAGCATATTGAGAAAAATGCGTTCTTACAGCAATGCTTTTTCCAAGGCATCCTCTATGGGTTATCAGGCTATCACCTGTAAGAGTGCTTCGGCTAGTTTCAATGTACAATTCGTTGCCGGACCTGCTGCCACATATCACAGGGGCGACCTGCTTGTAAGTGTGGGTGACAGGAAATTCACCAACTGGGATGAGTTTTCATTGCCTGTAAATGCTGCCAGCACCACCAAACAGATTACTTTGCATGAGGGTACACTTTATGCGGAGGATTTCATGTTCAGCGGTTATTCGGTACTGGTAAGAAAGGAGAATATTGATATAAACAGCATTTCCGTGGTTATTGACAATATAACCTACACACGGGTGAACAATTTCGGGTTCTCATCTCCCGAAAGCACGCATTACCTAGTCATTCCGGAAGAGGACGGTTCCGTTGGGATATTCTTCGGTGACGGTACTTATGGAATAAAACCACCCATAGGAAAGGCTATCCATGTCGAGTACAGGAAATCAAGCGGTGCTGACGGAAACCTGTCTGTCCAGAACGCTTCCGTACTGGATTCCCTTGCATCACGCAGCGCAACTTCCGTAACCATGCTTACGGCTTCCACTGGAGGTACTGACGCGGATACATTCGCTGCCATACGTGAAAAGGCTCCCACTTATTTTGCCACAAAACGGGCTGTTATCAATGAGGAAATCGCTGAAAAGACACTCAACAATTTCCCGTTTGTACATAAGTCCAAGGTAAAGATAATGGGTAGACAGGTAAGCTACATGGTTATTCCTACTTCGGGTAACGCGGAACTTAATTCTTCCGAGCTTTCCACGCTGAATACGGAATTTGTTCCCTATGTTATGGGCGGTTATGATGCTAACCATGCAAACAACCAGTATGTGAATCTTCTTACAGCACTGGGTGCTACAAAATTCATAGTGGACGCTGTTGTCGCTCCCGGCTATGATATGGCTTCCATACGTAGCGGTATCTTGCAGGTGATAAGCGATGTCACCAATCCTTTGGTACGTGCGGAATATGGAGTAGGCATAACCAAATCGGGTCTGGATATTCTTATCCGTTCCTCTGTTGCCGGAGTTCAGAACTGTACGTTCAAAAAACTTTCAGGAAGTTCGGAATCAATAATTCCCGAAGTTAGTTTAGGAGAACTGGAGATTTTCAGTACAATTGACACATCTAAAGTGGAGGTAAGATTAAATGTCGTTTAAAAGTAACATACCGGAACAGGTGCTTGCACACCCCAATACGAGAAAGTTTATTTCCGTAATGGATGGGGTTAATGAGGTGAAATCAGATATAATATTCACCTCATTACGTGTGTATAATCCGGCACTTCTCCTTGATAAGAACTGGCTGCTTAAACGTCTGGGTGACTATGGGGTTGATTTCATACCTATGGAGTTTCCGTTACCTGTCATACAGCAGTTTCTTCTTAATGCGGATATTATTCTGGGTACTAGGGGAAGTAAAAAAGGCGTTGAACTGTTTCTTAGCGTAATGACACTGGGAACGGTATCGGTAAATTTCAATTCCTTTTATGCGGACCCACAGGTGTTGCTTCTCAACTCCCTTATACAAGGGCACATAGTAGGTGACACGACAGACCCCAAGTTCTATCTTATAGGTAACTCGGATATAATAAATCCTGCGGTTACTTTCTCGGCTACGATAAACAGCAAATATTTCGGTACTTCATATAAGGATATTATTGTAAGTACAATAAAAAAGGTGCTTCCGTCATGGTTGGGTTTCAGTCCTAACAAGACCATAAACATTACCACCAATACGGCAAGCAGCTATTATTTTCATCCGTTACTAAATCCGTATTTTGTATGAGTGCAATCATAGAAAGAGCGTTCAATAAGACGCAGAAAATTATCCGTGCGGTTTTCAGAGGTTCCCCTAACCTTATAACCACATCGGATTTGAACCGGCAGTTCGAGAGCATGAGGTATCAGGCTGACCGGATAGACGAACGTATCGGTGTAGTTAGCGACCTCTCACTTAAAGTGGAAGTTGAGGATAATACTTGGACTATCACACCGTCATTTACTTATCTTGAAGCCAAAGGTCTTGCTTTCAGTCCGGCAAAATCGGCTGTTTCATTGTTTAGCGAGAGTGGGGTTTATCTTTGCTTAACTGCTGATACTGAAACAGTTACGTATGCTTCGGACTTTAGCCATGAAATTGCCGGCGCATCATTTTCAGACGGTACTTCTATGGCTTCCGCAGACCAGTTGGTGTACAAGAACGAGAGCATAGTGGTTGTAAAAGACCCGTCCACGCTTAATAATTTGGTAGCCGTTCTGGCACGCTGCACAAAGGATGCCACAATCATTTACGCCATACCTAACAGGTCTACCATACAGGACTACGTGAAATCCGTGGTTAATCCTCTTTTAAGCAGAATACAGGTTCTGGAAACGGCTATTATAAATACCGTTACCGTGGGAAGTATAATGATGTGGAACAAATCCCTCTTGGGAAAAGTCACTATCGAGGATATAAAGAACTCCATTCCTTATGGCTTCGTTCCCTGTCACAGACTTATGTGGGGTTCTGCCACAGCCAATACCGAATTTGCGGCATGGTCTGCCTACTGTAAGGAACTGGGATTCACGATAACAATGACCGGAGGTTCCACATATTCAATCAATTTCGCACAGATTTCAGGAGTTCCGCTTATGGACGGACGTTTCCCGTTGGGTCCTAATACTGCCTACACTTTGGGTTCTACCGGAGGTAATGAATCCGTTACGCTTACTGAGAGCCAGCTTCCACCGCATACCCACGTATATTCCGGAACAAACAAGGATGTCGGCAGGTCTTACAATTTCACCAAGGCTAACGGTAAATCTGGAACTTATTCCAAAACCCAAATTGCGGAAAATGGTTCGGGAGCGGATGGTAACGACAACAGAAGTGCGGCTTCCGAAACCACATCCACAGGTGATGGCGGTGCAGTTAATATAATGCCCCCGTATCTGGCGCTTTACTTTATTATAAAGATAAAATAGGTTTTTCCGGCATTTGTTTGTTTCAAAAACTTTTGTATCTTTGTATTGGTATTTGATGCTAATTCTCTATGTCTTTATCTAAGGTTGGACCCAGTGATGGGTCTAGCCTTTATATTTATATATCATATAATATTAAAAACGAAATTATTCACTCTAAATACTTATTGCGAAGATGGAAGTTGGAAGTAGCTTGATTTTAAGCAGTGCCGAAATAACAGCTTTGGGTAGTACGGTTGACGAGGTACTTGAATCATTAACCTTACCCAATCCCGAATATCAGAACAAGATACGTTTCGGACGTAATAAGAAATTCTATTCAACCATACCCAAGACTCTCTGTTATGTATCACGTGAGGGTTCCGGCTATGTTTTACCCCGTTACTATTTTGGTGAACTTGGAAAGTACGGTAATGAGGGAAGAAACATTGACGGAAAATTCAAATTCGCACTACGTGATTACCAACAGACCTTTTGGGATGAAAACAAGAAACATCTTGAGGAAAGTACCGGAATACTCCTTGAGGGTAAATGTGGTAGTGGCAAGACAATAATGGGGTTGTGGATTTCCCTTGAACGTGGAAAACAGACCCTTGTACTTGTTCCTACTTACTACCTTGCAAAACAGTGGCAGCAGAGAATATCCGAAGCGACCACCTGTTCCAGTATTGTTATAGGCAGCTCCGATACCGAGATTCCCGTTGACAAGGATTTTACCATAGTTGTTATGGACTTGTTCTCATGCAGGGTTCTTCCGGAGGAACTGGTAAGGAATGTCGGTCACGTGATAATGGATGAGGCCCATAGAATCGGTGCTGAAACCTATTTACCTATCCTAAAGGAAATTCCGGCTAAATACCGTACTGCACTTACAGCTACTTTCAGACGTGCCGATGGGGTACACCGCATACTTAAATATCATTTCGGGCTACATTTGGTTATGGCTAACGAGTTTCCAAGACCTCATGTTTACGCAATACGTACAGGTGTTACCATTGACAAGATATTCTCCAGCAAGATTCCCCATGAAAGATTTTTCCGCTTCATGGATGAGAACGGTCTTAAATACCATGAATCTACGGGGGCTGTCGAGTTCAAGGCTACTGACCGGCTGAAAAAACTTATTGAAATGTGGCCCACAAAAAACGTGGAGAAACAGGAGTTACGCAGGGTGATGAAAAAGGCTACCGACCTTAGTTATCCTGTTATTGACGGGTATCTGAACGACCACTCAGGAAGAAGAAAACTTATGATTAACCTTATAAGGAAATGCCTTGATGCCGGAAGAACCATACTTTTCCTCTCCAAGAGAAAGGACACCCTTAAAGCCCTTACCGAATTTTTTTCCACCTATAAGCCCATGCTTATCATATCTGAAACCAAGGAACGTACACCCGAAGAGGAAGCGTACCTGCAAAATGAGTGCCGGCTTATATTCGGAGTGACACAACTTGCGAAAGAGGGTTTGGATATTGACCGTATTGATACCCTTATTATACATCTGCCCATGAAAGACACGGAACAAGCCATAGGGAGAACCACACGTATTCACCCAAACAAGAAATACCCTGTGGTGTTTTACCCGTTGGACAATTGTCCTCTTACTTATGCCACTTTTAGCAATGCGCAGAAATTTTTCAAAATAAACGCAGAGTATAAGGGTATTCGTAGTATTCAGACCATAGATACGGTTTTGTAGTTGGAAATTTTTCTGGCATTTGGCAATATATTATATATTACTTATATTTGTTCCTGTTAAAATCGTAGTAGTTTTATGGTAGCATTAAGAATTGTGCAGGAACTGACCAAGATGGTCATGTTCATTCTTCTTTGGGGTACTCCCCCACTTATGGCATGGGTTTATTCCTGTGCGTTTTACCTACTTTTGTATTTTGTTTCCATAATCGGAACATTTATTCTTTTCTCTCATTTTGAAAAACTGGAATATGGAAAAACCAATAAGACCTAACAGACGTGAAAGACGCTTGTTATTGCGAAAAGGAAAACGTGGTGAGGAATACACTACGTATGTGGATAATAAGGGAAACGAGTTCGACTATAAAATCGCGGCTAAACTTTCCTCCTTTCTTAACATCATGTGGGGGTGCACCAAAAGGGGTTTCCCAGTAGTTGTTCCCTATCTGAGATACAATGCTTGGGCGTTTTATCCTTTCTTTTTTATACGTAAAAATGTGCGGAAAAATTTCCAGCAGTCACTTACGCTAATCAATCACGAAAGGATTCATGTCGTTCAGCAAAGGGATATTCATGTAACAATAAGCCTTCCCCTTGTGGTTCTTTGCTGTCTTGCCGAAGCATTTGGATGGTTCAATCCTTTTTATTTACTTTGTTGCATCCCTTTCACGCCTACAATATTATACGGTGCTGAGATGATACGTTCCTTTCATAATTTGGTAATGAGGGAAACGGTATCGGGTTCACCGATTACATTTGAAAAAGTCCGGGCTAATACTTGTTTCGAGCGTGAAGCCATAAGTAGAAGTACCAACCTTGACTATCTGATACAGAGAAAATTTTGGGCGGTAGCCGATTATTTCTAATCAAAAACAATAAACCAATTTTTAAATAACAGATATATGAAAAAGTACATTGGAACAAAACAGATTGAAGCAGAACCTATGACAAGAGGTGATGCGTGGGGAAAACATCTTCTTAGAGAAAAACCGTCAACGGAAAATTTCGATGATGAGGGATATCATGTCCGTTATGAAGATGGATATGAAAGCTGGAGTCCTAAAGATACGTTTGAAAAAGGCGTATAATATTGCCGAAACACCAGTTGACCGTATGCAGATAGAAGCCGAAGAACTCAATGGAAGATATGTAAAGTTGGCCATTTTCATAGATTCAGGGAAAATGGATGAAGTCGTTAATGATATATACAACAAGTGTTTACTGGAAATGCAGTGCTATACTATGTTCGACTATATTCGGCTTCTTGATACTCGCATACAGCGTATGCAAGGATCTGATGGCGCAAAAGTACGAAAGATGAATTTTGGCATGGCTATTATGGCTCTCAAAGCAGGTTATCCAATTCGTAGAAGTGGATGGAACGGGAAAGGATTAATGGTATTCAAACAGGTTCCAGCTCATATAGATAGCGACATTATTCCAAAGATGCAATCTCTTCCGCAATCGGCAAAAGACCTTATTCTGAAAGGTAAGGGATTTATTGACTATACAAGCCAGTGTCTTATCTACAACGAGAACACTGGGCGTGCTGATTCATGGGTTCCGTCTATTAGCGATGTGTTTGCCGATGATTGGGAGATTGTTCTTCCTTAGTGTAAGAATACGCAGATATAGGTATGATTGGAAATCTTCCATTTGCTTGGACTCTCCATATCATAACCTATTATGCGTAGGTTCTCCCTATTGTATGGTTTGCCCTAGAAATAAAGGGGTGCTTAGATTATTTAATCTTAAATTTGTAAAGTGTATGGAAATTAAGTCTGCAAGTATTAGGGCTGAAAAACTTATAATTACCGACAGCTCCACAAAAGAGGACTACAAGAAGGTTCTTTCCCTTAATGTAGGGGATGTGTTCAAAGTTGAAGGTGACTATGAAACGTGCCTAGTGCGCCTTAAGGAAGTACGTGCCGAAACTGAGGGTTCTCCCGAAACGTTCGGAGTATGCCCTATAACTCCGGGCACTTCCTTATTCACTGTCTACGGACCACAGCATCTTATTGTTACTGATAAGATGTAAAGTCAGCATTTTGTCCGGCATTTGGACATTTTAAAAACAAAACGTATATTTGAAGTACAAAATTAAACAAAACGCTTACCCGTTAAAACGGTAGGCAACATTATTAATCTTTTAAAATTAAACTATTATGGTATTCGGAAAAATTAAACCAGTAGCTACAATCGTAGCACAATTCGCAGCAGGTGTTGAAGTTGAGTGCATCCAACATGAAGGTAAAATGTTTATGCCTGTCATTGCAGGTGACTTTGACACGGTAGATGATGGTAAAAAAATTGAGGATTCTCCTGCACCTAAGAAATCCGCACCCAAACCGGCTCCTCAAGAGGAAGAGGCTGCTGACGAAAAAGTCTATACCGAAGATGAACTGATGGATATGGACGTTAAGGAACTTACCAAAATTCTGAAAAACGACTTTAAAATAAATCCGGATGATTTTGACGGTAAGAACACCAACAAGAAACTCCGTAATCTGATTCTTGATGCACAGGAAAAAGGTGGTGATAATTCTTCTGATGCAGAAGCAGAGGATGAAAAGCCGGCTCCGAAAAAAGGTAAGTCAAAAGTCGAAGAGGAAGAAGAAACTGAGGATGGTAGTGATGATGAACTGATTAATAACATTGCCGATGTTCTTGAGGACTTCGACAGTGGTAAGAAGAACAAGAAAAAGGCTGTTGCTGCAATTATCGCTTTCGCTGAAAATGAAGATGATGTTGATGCAACAGCGGTGAGTGAAGCCCTTTCCGATTTTGAAGATGATGAAAAGGCAAGCATTGATGTTATGGCTGAACAAATTGCCAAACTCCTTACCAAGAAAAAAGGTAAATCCACTGCTGCAAAATCAAAGAAAAAACCTGCTGAACCGGAAGGTGAGGATGTTGAAATAGACGACCTTGAAAAAGGTGATTTGGTTGCCGTTTACTGGGATGATGAAGAAACCAAAGGATGGTTCAACGGTAAGGTTTCGTCAATCAAGAAAGGTATTGTGAAAGTTAAATATGATGATGGCTCCGAGGACGACCTTGACCCAGAAGTTCATACAAAGATTCGCAGACTGGAAGAGTAATCCGATTACCATTTAGTTTGAGAGCCGATGGTTAGTTCCTTCGGCTCTTTTTTGTTTCACCTAATTTTCAAGACTTATGCCAAAGAGAAAAAAATCAGTTACATTACTAAGTAATGAGCAACTTGCACTCCAAGGATTGGAGTTCATAAATAAAAAGGAACAGGAAAAAGCCATAACCAATGAATTGAAAACATTACGTGTTCCTTTGGAAGATGCGGTTATGGAAATCGGTAGTGAAGATGAAAAAGGTAACAAGTATATCATACTGGAACACGCTGACAAGGAGATTGTCCTAAAGGAAACCTTGCGGTGTGGGAAATCCTTGCTTCCCGAAGCCATAGAAGTATTGAAAAAGAACGGGTTCAAACATTGCATAGAGAAAGTGGAAGTTATCCGTGAATCCGTACTTGAAGATGCCATACTTAACGGTGAGATTGACGAATCCATACTTTCACAGATTTACGGTATGAAAACATCTTATGCTTTTTCCGCTTCTTTAAGAAATCGGTTCGATGGAGAAATTAAAGACTAGAACATTCAAAGTTAACGGTATAGTCGTAAAGGTTGTTACCGTTATGGGGTTTGCCCGTATAATCGGCAAGAGTGCCAGTACCGTAAGACGGTATGAACACGAGGGTACTATTCCTCCTTGTATCTTTAAGATAAAAGGATACCGATATTATCCCGTATCTCTTGCCGAGGAAACGGCAAAAATAATTGAAACTTTCAAGGGCAGTGAAAGACCTCCTGCCGAGAAAGTCGCTCAGATACATGAACTTTTTGAAAACGAAAGGAGAAAATATGCCTACTAAATCAACTCTCAAGAAACCTGCTTTGGAGGTTAGAAATGATGCTTCCGTATATTACGAGAAATCACTTACAAAAAATTTGGGTGACTATAACTCTGCAAAGATAACTGTCGGAATCACATTGCCGATAAATCCTACCGAGGAAGTTTTGGCATCCGTGAAATCCACCATTGAAATTGCGGACAATATTGTTACCGAGGAATTGAAAGTACAGGTTGCTGATTTAGATGAGAAGTAATGAACAGTCTATTCAAGTTACGGAAGAACATGGCTATCACAGGTCTTGTTCCTTTCAAGTATTTGCTATATGCTGCATTACTTACCAAGGTAACTTCCTTTGAACCGGAAGATAGTGACGAGAAATTCGGTGTATTCTCTGAGAACATATCCGACTTGTACGACTATTTTCCGGAGTTCAATTCCAAGAAAAACAATGAAATTGATAAGGCTCTTAACGATTTGGCGGATGAGGGTCTTATCAGTTTTGACGCAGAAAATCCCGAACTTATTTATCTTGGGGAGTTCAGAGGAAGGAAGTTCTTTACCTTTGAAGTTAAGAGCAGTTTGTTTGAGGAAGCCAAACAGAAACTTGACGATGCCATAAAGGCGTATGGTAAATCCCGTTCCGCAAAAGACAAATCACGGAGCAGGTATATACGTGAGCAGATTGACAAACTGATTGTCGAAAAAGGTGTCGAGGCATTTACTCCGAATGATTTTACAGACCTGCACAGTTACCTGTATGAAATGTACACAGGTGGGGAGGTGTATATCATACGGAGTAAAGTCGAATATTTCCAGACCAACAATATGCTCAAGGCGTATGACAGGTTTACTGTTTTCGCAATTCTTATAGAGGGAACTTTGAACTATGACGAGTATTCCACAAGAGGTGTGCCCACACTTACAAATGTGGCTTACCGAAAGGACGATATTTTCCGCAAACTTACCAGAACCGATTCTGACAGCAAGGACTATATGCGTGAAATGGATACTACTGATGGTTCATTTTAATGTTATACTATGACACAGAAAGAAACTGAATATTATTTGTACTGTGGGATAAAACTCGGTTGGCATGATAAGACCTTTGCCGACTACACCAATGATGAGAAAGCGTTAAAGATGGTACGTAACTATATACGGAAATCCGATGAGTTTGTCAATGACGGATTAGGAATGTATCTTTGGGGGAGCAATGGTACAGGAAAATCACATTTGCTTAATTGCGCTTTTAAGAGATTCATTGAAAAGGGTTACACAGTTAGGTTGTTCTCTATGGATGAACTTGTTGACAAATATACAAGCTCGTGGTATTCTGACGAACAGAAACAGGACTTGACCAAGATTCTCCGTGATGTACAATTTCTAGGTATTGATGAGTTCGGAAAGAACGTGGATTCATCAGGAGAACCATTACCGATACCGGATTTTGTAAAACGGGTGATTGAATCAGTAGTCCGTTACCGCGTTCAGATGAAACGCCCCCTGTGGATAACATCCAATACGGAACCTAAATATGTCAAGAAGGTATTTTCGGAAGATGTCGCTTCCCTGTTGAGTGAGGCGGTTGTTACCGTATGCGTTACAGGTGGTGATTTCAGAAAGACTATTGCCAGTAGGAACAAAAGAAAATTAATGTAACAATGACCGAGGGAGAAAAGTTGATGGTTGCTTGCTTGAAACGCAAAGACCAAAAGATACTATCGCTTATCCAGCGAAAATGGTTGGATGGTGCTGAGATACGACAACATAAGTTTATCATGGACTACTATCGTGAACATGGTGAGATTATGGGTGTGAAATCTTTCTGTGAGAGGTTTAAACTGGATTCGGGAACTGTGGATTCCCGACCCAGTTACTATCTCAACAATGTAAAGGAAAGATTCATATTCGCCACTATGACCGACAATATCCCAAGAATATTGCGTGGGATAAAGGACGACCCCCGTGAGAAACTTTTTGAGTTGCAGTCTTTGATAGGTATGCTTTCGGTGGATGCGGTTGAAAGTAAGGATGTGTTATACTCCGATGATGTGGAAGCACGTAAGGCTGATTACGAGGAACGTATGAAATCTTTAGGTGTCACATATCTTTCTATGGGGTGTGACGATTTGGACAAAACTTTCTTCGGATACCGTAAACAGGATTTAATTACCATTGGTGGTAAGGCTGGTCAAGGTAAATCGTGGCTGCTTGTTTATCTGGCTTATCTTCTTGAGCAGACCATACTTGACCGTATGGAAGCTACGGAAGAAACTTTCGGTGATATACTGTTTATCACAAATGAAATGGGAGAGGAAGAAATAAAGGAACGCATTGACTGCATCCGTTTCAAGCTCCCCTATGAAAAGTTTATGAAAGGTACATTATCCGAAAGGGAAAAGTCACGTTATTACAGAGGTCTTGACGCTCTTAAAAAACATAAGTCCAAGCTAAGGATAGTTTACAGTTGCCAGACCATTGACGAACTTGCAACCTTTATGGGTCTGTACCAGCCTAGTGCGGTATTCGTGGACGGTTCCTATCTTATGGAAAGTAAGATGCAGGAGGGTTGGGAGAAAATAGTCTACATTACCCGTAATCTGAAACGGCTCGCAAAAAATTTCAAGACACCTATTATCAATACCACACAGTTGAAGCGTGGTTCCTCAAAGACAGCCAGTAAATTTTCTATGGATGGTATGGAGGATTTTGCATACGGTAACTCATTTGTGCAGGATTCGGATATTGCCATAAGAATGTTTCAGGATGCCGATATGAGGTTTCACGATATAATCGGTTGTGAAGTTGTAAAGGCAAGACGTGTCGTTTCCGGAACTACTCTGATTTTCCAGAATGATTTGGATAATATGCTTCATTCAATTACCTTAGCTAAAAAAGAGGAAGATGAAAGACCGAAAGTCGAAACTAAAACAGACTATTGATTTTGTGGACATGAACGGTGTGGGTACTGTCAGATGCCATGATGGATTTCGTGACGTTATGGTGTACGGGTACTTTCATAGATACCATTGGGATTTCATTGTCCATCAGGATGTGGAATTTCCCGACTGCTACATAGTAAGTGAGGCATCTACCGGAATGTGTATGACCGACCCATGTTTCACTGTTATGGAGGATGCCTTGTCTGCGGCACTTTCCGTTATTGATGAAAAACGGTATTATTTTTTCACCCGTACAAAAGATGTGCTCGTGGATGGAAAGTACAACCTTAATAATAGAAACACGAATCCTTTAACTTTAGGAGTTATGCAGTTATGTATGAATTAAGAAAAGAAACCGGAACAACTTTTGTTTATGCCTATGATGGAACACATGGTGAAATAAAGGCATTTGATTTCCTGTACAGCCATGTTATGTACCATGAGGGTTTTAAGTATTATGTTGGGCATACAGACGGTTATCCCAAAAGGATTGCATTGGTTGAAGCCAATTCCCATGCCTTTGCAGTTACTTATCAGGAAACGGTTCCCAACATAGCTGCAAAAAAACTTTGTGACTTTTATATGTTCAAGCTCAAGAAAAAAGGCCTTGATGTTCCATCGGCTGTTGACAGTTTTAATTCACGGAATAATTTATTTATTGATATATGGAAGATAATAATGTAAGACCGTCTTTCTTTAAGAGAATCGGTTTGTTTTTTCAATTCTTGTGGGAAGCAGTCAAGAATAACTACGTTTCCTTTATTACATGGATGCTCATAGTTATTTGTGTGCTGTTCATTATATGGCTGTTCATTGAACCTATCGTATGGTGGACACCTATTTCTGAGGTTCGGTTATATGTCCGGGCGTTTCTTATTATGTTTGCCATAAGCACTTTCTCTACGTTACGTCTGTATAATTCCATTGTAATAAACAGCCGTTTTGCTTTGAAGTTGCGTGAAATACTTACCCGTATTGAAAGATTGCTCCCACGCATCAATCAGGTTATGGAATCATCCCGTACATCCGCAAAGGAGAATACAAGTGCCATGACAAGACTTTCTGCCAGTCTGAAAAAATTGTCGGAAGCTATGGATGATTTCAACAGAATGGAGAATAACAAAAACAACAGAAGAAACAATGACTGACTTACTGGAGGTATTCAAAGATTTCAATCCACAGAAAATGACCAACGGGCAGATTCGTATGGAATGCCCGTTCCGTGAAAATCATCCGGACGGTAGCGGAAGAATGTCATTCTTTGTATCTCCCGATAAGAACGCCTATCATTGCTTTTCCTGTGAAGCACACGGAAACCTAGTACGTTTGCTTACCACGAAGTTCGGAGTCAACTATTTCGAGGCGGTGGAAATGGTTAACCTTGTTGACTATCATCCCGAAGAAAAGGAGTTCGAGCTTGATTTAATGTGGGATGTGAATAATCCTCCGCAGGAATTTCTTAAAAGGGGTTTGCGCAGAGATACTTTGAAACATTTTCGTGTGGGCATGATGGACAAGGAATGGTTCGTTATTCCTTATTACAAGGATTTTTCCAATCCGGACACTTTGCTCGGTTATCAGAGAAGATGCTATTATCCCGACCGGAAAGTCCGTAACAGTAAAGGGTTCGATAAAAAGAATTACTTGTATAACCTTGACTTTTCATATAACTATGTAGTAGTTGTGGAAGGTCAGACTGATGTTATGCGGTTATATCAGCATGGTTATAACGCTACGGGTATCATGGGGGCTGACTTAAGTAACTGGCAGGCTGAACAGTTGGGAAAATTTGACAAAGTGTACCTTGCCCTTGATAATGATACTGCCGGACGAAAGGCTACCGAGATTTGCTATCACTTACTTAAAAATCATACCGAGGTGCTATTAGTTCCTTATCTCAGCAAAGACCCGGAAAAATGTATATCTCCGAAAGTATGGAGCAGGGCGTTTAATAATTCTACCGATTATCTGCAATATTCTATGGAAATGACAATGAACTGGGATTCATATTTGGACTTATGTACCGAGGTACAAAAAGAATTGGAGGCAAGAAATGACTAAGATATTATCAATCTGCGATTATTTGCTTATTATACATATAAGCAATGAAGAGGATGCTATAAGTTATTTTGAAACACATCTCAAAATAGCACCATTACAAAGTTTGGTAGTAGCTATCAGTTTTCCTAAGACTGATGTTATGAGAAATATAGAAACATCAAAATCATGTATTTGATTATTTTACAGGTGACACTGTGCCCTTTGTAAAAAAGTGGCGTGAGGTATTTAAACCCTATAATGATGAGAATGACCCCATAGCTTACTTGGATGAGAAACGGTCAATAAAAGTAGGTCCTTTTGACACATTTTCCTATGAACATAAAATACCATTTGATACACTAAGGTATCTACGGGATGAAACATACGTAGACCATATTGTTTATGAGAATAGGAGAAATCTACTTGACAGGCTCATCACTAATGATTCATTGTGGGAATCTATGATACATATAGGTGCTACCCCTGAGGGTGTTGAAATAAGGGAAAGACTAAATGTAGTCAAACTAGAATCCGCTTCTACTTTAATCGAGGAATTAAAGGCTCTTAGAAAGGATTTGCATTGATGAAAAAATTTTCTTATATTTAAGTGTGATTAATAAAAGCACATTCGTTTTATTTTATGTGTAACCGGCAATACAATGCCATTTAAAATTAAAGATTATGCCAAGTAAGACTATTGGACGTACACGTTCAAGACGTGGTGGTGATGAAAGTTCACCAAGAAGTTCTAAAAGAGAACAAGGTTGGGGTGCTGTTGCAAGACGACAGGAAGAAGTTAAAAAACGCATTGAAGAAGCTGAAAACTCTCTTCGTGAATTTTGGCTTAAAACTGGTGAAAGCGCCATTATCCAGATTCTCCAAGAAGAACCTTATTGTTTTGATGCACATCAAGTGAAAGACAAACGAGGAAAATGGACTATTGTTCCCTGTCAATTGAATACAGGAAAACATTGTGTCCTTTGTTCCGATGGTGTCAAACAGACATGGCGTGCTGCTTTCAAGATTCTTGATTACCGTGGTACTTGGGACAGTGATAAGAAACGGTTTAAGAACGACAAACCTGTTGAAAAGATATGGATTGTCGGTTCTACTATCGCTAACTCACTTAAACAGGTTAGGGATAAGGACAAGAAAGGAAGAGAACTTAATCAAATGGTTCTTGAGGTCACACGTTCCGGCGAGGGTAAGGATTCCACTTATAACTTCGAGCAGGCTTTTGACGAAGATGATAAGCGTATGCGACCTATTGACTGGGATGAACAAGGAATGACTGCCGAGGAATATTGCCAGCCGCCTACGGAGGACGAAATTGACGAAGCAGGTTATACCGATGAAGATTAAGTGTTAACTGTAAGGAGTTAGGTTCAAGACTTAACTCCTTATTCTTATTTGAAGTGATTATGATAAAGATTCCTGTTTTCAAAGGTGTGGTTCAGTTACTTGAAAGTATCGGGGAAGTAAAGGAGTATTTCAGTAAGTGCGAAGAGGATAAACTTCTTGCATTTGACTGGGAAACCACAGGGTTGGAATATGATGCGATTCCTCTAGGACTTTCCTTGCACCAAAAAGGTGTGGGCGCTTGTTTTATTCCAGTGGATTTCTTCTTCTCAAAAGGGGTTCCAATGAATGAACTTGCCGAAGTTTGCAATGAGAGGTTTCCCCATTACAAGCTGATAGCACACAACGCCAAGTACGATACCATGATAAATAAGATGAACGGTATCAAGGATGAGTGTTATAAGATATTCGCGGATACACTGGTTATGGTTCATCTAGTAAACCCATCACTCGACAAACAGCTAGAGAAACGTGTTGCCGAGGATTTCGGTTACGTCAAAAAGACCTTTAAGGAGATATGCGGTAAGGCGTGGAATAAGATAAACTGGTCTGTTGAAGGTGATTCCCTGCTTGAACTTCTTGCCGGATATGCTGGTGAGGACACTTACTGGACCACAAAAGTATTCTACAAGTATAATCCTCTTATGGATGAGGATGCCCATAGAATACATGATAGAATTGAACTTCCGCTTATTCCGATTCTTCGGGATGCCAAAATTCGTGGGGTTCTTATTGATGTTCCCTTGTTAAAGGAAATGGGTGAGCAGATAACTGCCGAACTTCCCAAGATACTTGATGAGGTGTATGATGAGTGCGGTTGTGTATTCAACTTAAATTCTGCAAAGCAGAAAGCTGCCGTATTCTTTGATAAGATGAAACTTCCTATTGTAAGCTATTCCAAAAAAACAGGAGCACCCAGTACGGATGCTGCTACATTTGAGGAATGGGATTCTATGGGAATACGTGTCGGTGCTCTTATGAACGAATATTCGGAGTTGAACAAATTATATACTGGCTATGTGAAGGCTATTCCTAACTTGGTTGACAAGTATTCGGTTCTAAGAGGTGACTTGAACAGTTGTGGTACAAAGACAGGACGTTTTGCATCTACCGGACCTAACTTACAGAACCAACCTAACAATTACCATTTTCCCATACGTGAGGCATTTGTTCCAAGACCGGGCTATAAGTTTGTCAACTATGACTACTCACAGTTGGAACTCCGTGTGATGGCGCACATGAGTAAGGATGAACGGTTTATGGATATCTTCCTGCACGGACGTGACCCACATGGTGAGGTTGCCAAAGCCTGTAATATTACCCGTAAACAGGCAAAATGTGTAAATGAGAACACACTTATTTTTACTGACAAAGGTGTATTACGTATAGGTGAGGTTTCTGCGTGTCGTCTTAAAGACACTTTTGATAGCCCTATGATTTCCTTTGTATTCAACGGTTCCGGAATGATAGGTGTAAATTCGTTCTATTCAAATGGATACGATAGTACACTCGGCATCATTACAAAGCGGGGAATAGTTCGTAGTTCTATTAACCATCAATATGTAATGGCTGATGGCACATTAAAACGTGCAGGCGATTTAAAAATAGGTGATGAAATTTCAGAAAACACCCAAGTGGTCTATGAAGGTTCTGAAACTACAATAGATTATAATCCGTTCTTTGATTTTGGAGATACCTTTTCTATTAGAATGGATTCACAGTGGTCTTATATTGCTGGGGTGTTGACTGGTGACGGATGTTTTTCAGCAAAGCATATAGGTGTTTCTGTGGGAAAAGGACGATTCTTTAAATCATGGAGGAAAATCCTAAAAGATGAATTTGCTAAAAAAGGACTTCCTCTCACTGAAAGGTCTAATATAAATTATATGTATTTAGGCTCTTCAAGGTTTGTCAAATTTATGATTCCCTTTGGTCTGTCTGATGAACGTGGAAAGAAGAATTTCAAAATTCCTTTGTGGGTTCTTAATGGTACTATTGAAATGCGGAAAAGTTTCCTTGGCGGTCTTATTGATACCGATGGAACAATTTCTGAAACTGGTACTACCAGTATTTGTACCAAGAGTATTCAGCTTGCTGAGGATTTATGTTTCTTATTAAACTCAATAGGGTATAATTTTGGTGTAGAACCAACTTGGAACAAAACCTATGACAGATGGTATTTTAGAATACATATCTATTCAGATTCATTAAGTGATTTGTTACATAGCAATGTTATAAAGTGTCCACATAAGATTGAATCACTTATTGAGCGTGTTTCTAAAATCGGTAAGGGTGCTAAAAATTCACCTAATAAGGTTTTGCAGGTGCTATCTTTAGGAACTGACTATCTATGTGACTTGAATGTAGATTCTCCTAGTCATTTATATATGACTGGAACATTGATTACCCATAATACAATGAACTTTGGCGTGCTGTACGGTATGGGAATCGGTAAGTATATGAGAACTTTCAATGTGTCCAAGGAACGTGCCATTGAGATGATTGACAGTTACCATAAGTCGTACATAGGATTTGCCCACTGGAAAGAAGCTACTGAAAATTTTGCCCGAAAACATGGGTACGTGAAAAATCTGTTCGGTAGAATACGTGTTTTCAAGGAAACCACAAAGTCCAAGTTCACCCGTAATGAAGCCATGTATTATGCCGAATTAAGACAGGCGGTAAACACCATTATCCAAGGAACTGGTGCGGATATAGTGAAACTGGCTACTATCGCAATGTGCCGGAAGTTCAAGGAACTTAATCTTGATGCCCATTTTTTATTGCAGGTTCACGATGAGGTTCTTATTGAAGTACGTGAGGACCAAATGATGGAATGTGAAAAAGTGGTTATTGACTGTATGGAAAACACCGTCAAACTGGACGTGCCGTTAATTGCCGATGGCAAAATACTTGCAAACTGGGGCGAGATGAAAAATGACGATATTGTTTCTTATCCATACAGATTCAACTATGGTCTAGTAATGGGAGTATTATAAATGGAAAATTACAAGTAAACTATGGCTAAAAAACTTTCAGTCCTAAACTCCATGTTATCCAAGTTCAATGATTTAATGGGTGACGGAGTTGTTCACACTGCGGCTACACTACCTAAGTGCCGTAAGATATTAAGCCGTATTCCGGCGTATAACTATGTTACCTGTGGAGGTTTCCCCATAGGAAGAGTTATCGAACATTATGGTGAGAACGGTTCCCTTAAAAGCTATGCTTCCTATGATGCCATAGCAAAATTCCAGCACTATGATTGGGCGAACCATGAGCCTAACGCTTTCAAGTCATTCACATATAAAGGTGATGATACAATGAGGGAACTGGAATCCTTTGAACTGCGTGACGGTTATAAGCCCAAAAAACCACCTGTGGCACGAAGAGTTGCCCTTGTGGATATTGAGGCTACCTACACTCCCGACTGGGGAGAAAATTTCGGTATTGACAATGAGGGTCTTATTTTGGTAAGACCTACCCTACTTAGTAACTGTGTGGATATTATACAGGCATTGCTTGAGAGTGAAGAAATAAGTCTTGTGGTTCTGGACAGTATGTCCGCTATCGGTACTGACGAGGAAATAGGAAAATCTATGGAAGACCAGCAGATGGCTTCCGGAGCACGGTTCTGGAATAAGGCGTGCCGTAAATTCCAAGCTGCCATGAACAGTAATCCGACAAAGGAATCCACTCTTATAGTTATCAACTCGGCATACCAAAAAACGGGAATAGCATACGGCGACCCAGAAGTCATACGTAACGGTGAACAGTTGAAGCGCACGAAATCATTATCCGTGAAATTCAAGGCACTTAAAAAACTCAATGCCAAAGTTGATGAGGGTGAGATTGTAATCGGAAGAAACATATCCATTGAATGTGTGAAAAACAAGGTGGGTGTTCCCCAAAGAAGTGCCACATTCTTTTACGCTTATGTGGACTATGGAGGTACACAGGCATATTCTACTGATGCCTCCGGACAGATAGTTGACCTTGCCATGAAATATAATCTCGTAGAACGTAAAGGTTCTTGGTATGACTATAAAGACCTCCATGTACAGGGCATAGACAATTTCGTGAGTGAACTTACAAAATCCGGGATGCTTAAAAAGCTGGAAAAGGAGGTGTACCGTGAGATGTTTTGATGTAACTCCTGTGCTTATTCCTGTGGCGGTGCTTGTGTTTCTTATGGCTCTCCACACTGAGGTAAGTTTTTCACCGTTCCGTATAACTTTCCATAACTGGAGAATGGTTGTAGGTGTGCTTCTTATTACTTTGGGCGTTCACTTGATATGCCAAGGTGAAATCATAAAGTACAAAAAAGAGCATATTGAGAAAATCGAGTAACTAACAAATCCGGCTGACGGAGTAACAAAGTAGTAACCAATCATAGGTTAGATAATCAGCAATTATACTACTTTAGTACCGAGTTAGTCGGATATTAATATTTGACTATGGGAAAGAAAATTGAAATGACCGAAGATGAATTTAAGAAAATCGTTCTTATTCTCAAATGCAGCAAGAGATATGTCAACTTATCCCCTAACAATTTGTTTTTGGGGAACCTTTGGAGGGTGTCCAGTAAACTGGCTGACAAGTTGTTGAAAAGAAACGGTTTTCAAATTGTCAAAGGTACAGGAAGTCGTTATACAGTAAAACCTGTGGAGGACAAAAAACCGGAAACTGACTAAAACTTTACGATTATGGCAAAAGGACTTTTTGGAGGACTGTTTGGTGGTCAAGGACTACAAATGGTTGGTAAACTTACAAAGCAGAACATGGAGAAACTTCAAGCGTCAAAACCCCATGACGAAAAGAACTCGGAAGATTCACCTCTCCGCAAATTACGTGACGCAATCAAAAAGTAATCTCGAAGCCTCATTGGAAAATCCAGTGGGGCTTTATTTTTCAGATTGTTTTCCTCCTAAATTTTTCCTATATTCAAGTATTAAAATATGAACACATTTTACGGAATCAGCTTTGCAATATACTTTATACTTATTACCCTTGTATTGACCACATTCATATATGGCTTAAAAAGGGATAAATATAAGTTTTGGAAGTGGGTGATTATAACATTATCTTACTTCATATTTGTTATTATTTACACAATTTTTTGTTTACGGTAATGGAAAAGGTAGAAGTAGGAACCCTTGACGAACACGAACTGTTTGAATACAGGGGAGTAATATATGAAATATTATACAAGACGGATTATTGTGTCCGCTGCCAATATCCTAACGACAAATATCGTTACAGGGATAAATGGAAATATCTCTATACCGAGTTTAGTTTATGGACAAAAGTGAACAAGATATGAAAACACTGGTTTTTGATGTGATGCTTGACGGGCGGTTTGTACATACGTTCAGATACCAATATTGCCCGTTGTTCCCGATAGACGAAGAGGAACTGGAGAAGTTTGTCACTGACAGGCTTCCTACGTTAAAAGGAAAAGATTTTAAAATAGTATTTTGATATGAAACAGACAGTAGAAGAAGCGGCATACGATTATGCTACTAATAAAACGAAGTTCAGAAAAGACGTTCTGAAAGAAGTTGACGCGGATACCTACGTTTCACGTCATGCTGATAGTATGGAAGATTTTCAATGTGGTGCAGAGTGGCAGTCAAAGCAATCTCCTTGGATAAGCGTTAATGAACGGTTGCCGGAAAATGAAGATATGGTATTTACACTCTGTAAGGTGAAGCGCTCTAATAATTATTTTATATGTGTAAACAATTATATAGATGGAGAATGGGAAGCAAAAGCATTAGTGTATTATGATACGGTGTATTATGATACGGTAGCTTGGATGCCCATCCCGTCTTTTGATGATATACTAGAAGCCAACAGAGATGTACTTGAACGGATTAAAGAGAAAGGAGATTGATATGGAAATAAAAAATGTAGGACAACTTAGAAAAATTATTGAAAATATTTCCGATGATTACGAAATCGAAATGCGAGTTAGGCGCGAACTGTCTGACGAAGAATTGAAGGGATGCAGATACCCTTATCCTTACGACACTGAATATCTTACTTTAGAATTTGATGATATTGGAGTATCATGCAAAGTGTTATGTTTAGGTGTAACTTCTAAAACTAATTGATATATGAGTAAAATAAGACTAATACTTCGATGGCTATTAATCCCTTTATGGCTCGCTATATTCATTGTCTATTTGCCAATATGGTATATACAAATGAGTTGGTACTATTTCAACTTTGGGGATTATTGGGATAGCTATTTAGTTTTATGGGATAGAGTAATGTTATCTCTAAAACTTAAAAAGAAATATTGATATGGAAACCCAAACGATTCAAATAAGAGGAGATAATGATGCAATAGCATACATTAATTTTGTAGATAGGGATTTAGCTGTATCTATCGTATATGGAGATAATCAGTACGATTTCACCATTGAACCCATTACCCTAAAAGCATTGGCATACGCCTATAAACTACATTGTGAAGAATGTGACGAAAAATACAATAAGGTATGAAAGCAAGAATAAAAGAAACCGGAGTTTTAATAGATGTAACTCCGAAAACAAATATCAATGCACAACATAGTGGAGATAATCTATATGTATGTGATAATATGGTTTTCAGAGAGTGCGAACTTGACTTTTTAAATCTTGGAAATTCAGCTATTGATTGGGAACAACGTAGATACGAACTGGCGAAAGATTATTCTATAGAGTTTGTTAAGCTACAGCATAAAAGAGGTATAACTGAGTGCGGCATATTATATCCAGATGTGGTATTATGGTCTGTAGAATTAGCTGACGCACTAATAAAGAAACTGAAAGGAGAATGACATGAGAAAGTATAGAATTGAGAACTATGGCATTTATAAGAACATCTTTGATGTACAAATGAATACTTGGTGGTGCGGATGGATTACGATAAAAACATTTGTAGCAAGCGATATTTGTACTGATAGTATTGATTATGCAAAAGCCTGCGCACAAGAACTATTGGATAAACTAAGGGAGGAACTACCATGAACGAAGAAAAAGCTATAAAAATCCTCTATGAGCACAACATATGGCGCAAAGGAGGAGAAGGCGAAATGATTACGCCTGCACTATTAAGTGAAGCCATTGATACCATTGTGGACCTATTCAATGAGCGTAATGCGATGAAGTATTACTATGTAATTTTTGCTTATCAAAAAGAAGAAAATGCAAAATATCATATCGCTACAGTAAATATGAAATCCAATAAAGAATTTAACCCATATAAAGCTGCTGACATCATTAAGGAACAATTAAAAGCAAATGATGTAATAATTCGTTCTTGGCAAGAAATGTCGGAAACAGCTTATAACAGTTGTGACAATGAATGAGATAACTATTAGACAATGGTATGATACCTTCAAATCGGGTGAAGAGTTGGTTGAAGTTCGTATAGTAGACAATGCCTATAAAAGAACCTATTCCGGCTACTTTACTGATGTTGATACCCTACTCAACGAAATTAGGAAGTACGACAACTGTAACATCTACTTCACATTGAACGCTATCAATCCAGCATGTTATGACAGAGAGCAGCATGATAGGATTGTTACCAAACCAAAGTCAACTACTTCTGACAATGATATTGTTGGAAGAGATTGGATATTGATAGACATAGATACTAAGAAGCCATCAGACACAAACTCAACTGATGAAGAAAAGGAGATGGCGAAAGAAGTAGTCAACAATGTATTCAAGTTCCTACGGGATGAAGGCTTTGAAAAGCCAGTAGTATGCGATAGTGGAAATGGCTTCCATCTGCTGTACAAAATAGCTATGAAGAACAACAATGAGAACACTACAATCTGTAAGGAGTTCCTGCAAGTTCTTGATATGCTATTCTCTAATCCGAATGTAGAAATAGATTGTAGCACATTCAATTCAAGTCGCATTTGTAAACTTTACGGAACATTTAGCAGAAAGGGAAGTAACACCAAGAAGCGTCCTCAAAGGGAAAGTAAGATACTAAGAATACCGGATGATGTAAAAATAACTCCAAACGAATACTTTGCTAAAGTTGCGGCTATGCTCCCGAAACCGGAACAACCGAGCAAGAGTAACTACTACAGTAATGAGAAGTTTGACTTAGAAGCATTTCTAAATAAACACCACATTGCAGTGAGAAATATTGTAAGGACATCATCATTTACAAAATATATACTTGACGAATGCCCCTTCAATAGCTCACACCGTGCTCCGGATTCAGCAATCTTTGAGATGTCTAATGGAGGACTTGGCTTTAAATGTCTGCATTCAAGTTGTTCTCAATATACATGGAAGGATTTTCGGTTGAAGTTTGAACCAGATGCTTACGACCACAAGGAATATCAAAGGCACGAGCATAAGATGCAATACTACTCTTCCCAAAAGAAAGAACCGTTTGTACCAAAGAAGGAGGATTCTGCAAAGGGAAAGAAGTGGCTGGCTATGACTGATGTACAGTATGTGGATATGAGTAAGTTGGTAGCTATTCCTACGGGATATAAAGAACTTGACAAAAAAATCATCGGTCTACTGATGGGAGATGTTACGGTATTGTCTGGTTTGTCTGGTTGTGTAGATTGTGATACAGAATATTTTAATGGTACAGAATGGAAGAAAATATCTGATTATAGTTATGGGGATAAAGTTCTACAATATAATAAAGATGGAAGCGCAGAATTAGTTTATCCAACAGACTATATTAAAAAACAATGTGATTATCTATCTCTAATAAAGTCCAAATATGGAGTAAACCAATGTGTTAGTGATGAACACAGAATTGTTTATCAAACATCCAAAAAAAATTTAGCTATAAAGACTTTTGCTGAATTGAAAGAACAACATGCTGGGTCTAAGCATGGATTTATAGGCAAGTTTTATACTACTTTTAATTATTCGGGTAAAGGCATTCCATTATCTGAATTTGAGATAAGATTAATGTGTGCTATAATTTGTGATGGGCATTTCTGTAATTTATATAAGGATAAATCTACTTGTAGGATAAATCTAAAAAAAGAAAGAAAAAAACAGAGATTAGAATGGATATTAGGCAAACTAAATATGCCGATTGATAAACATCAATGGAATCCTAAAGATTTAGGCTATAATTCTTATCTCGTTAAAGCTCCGAGAATAGAAAAGGAATTTTCAAACTTTTGGTATGATTGTAACAAAGAACAGATGGCTATAATATGTGATGAAATTCTTAATTGGGATGGGTATATTACTCCAAAAAGAAAGAATTTTTCATCAATTAGTAAAAAAACTATTGATTTTATTCAATTTTGTTTTGCATGTTGTGGTTATCGTTCAACCATTTCTATTGATGATAGATTAGGACAGAAACATTATAAGAATATTTGTTATAGTCTAACAATTACTAAAAGGAATATGGTTTCTATATTTGCAAGTAATAATCCTAAAAAAGAATTTCCTATTTATAAAACAAAAGATGGTTATAAGTATTGTTTTTCTGTTCCAAGTGGGATGCTTGTTTTAAGAAGAGAAGGTAGAATAAACATTACTGGGAATAGCGGCAAGTCTTCTTGGATAGATTGTGTTGTTCTAAATGCTGTACAGCGTGGTTACAAGGTCGGGATTTGGTCGGGAGAATTGCAGGATTTTCGCTTTCAAAGCTGGATAGACCAAATAGCGGCTGGCAAGAATTATGTATGCAAAAAAGAGGGCTATGAAAACTATTACTATGCCCCAAAGAACATATCTAACCAAATCAACAAATGGCTGGAAGGTAAGCTGTTTCTCTATAATAACAACTATGGAAGTAAATGGCAACAACTGTTTGCAGACATAAAAACACTTGTGGAGAATGAAGGAACACAGCTTATTGTACTTGACAACTTAATGGCATTGCAGATTGATAGTTATGACGGAGATAAGTACACACAGCAGACAAGGTTTATAAATGACTTAAAGGAATACGCCAAAGCAAAGAATATACATGTTATCCTTGTCTGTCATCCAAGAAAAGAAGGCGGTTTCTTACGGAAAGAAAGTATATCCGGCACAGCAGACCTAACAAACCTTGCGGATTCAGTTATCATTATACATCGAATAGGAAAAGACTTTGAGCAGAGGGCAGGGGAGTTTTTCGGTAAGGACAAAGTTATCCCATATCTAAAGTATAACTCTGTAATTGAAGTCTGCAAGAACCGAAGTATGGGAGTGATAGACTTATTGGTAGGCATGTACTTTGAAGTCGAATCCCGTAGGCTAAAGAACGAAATATCAGAGAACATTGTCTATGGCTGGCAGGAGCAACCAGCACAATTGACATTTGAACCGACACCCGAATCTGATGTTTCTGACTTACAAGACATATATGACAATATGAGCAATCAATTACCGTTTGGTAACGAATTGCAGGAATTACCCTTTTAAAATGGAAAATAAAATCGAATTTACGAAAATAGAGCAGTATTTACCGAAAGAAGGCGAAGAAGTTCTATTCCTCTGCGAAAATAATATGATTTTTCACGGGGAATATCTATTAGGTAATTGGTTCATGTATTCACCGGAATATAGTAGCAAAATAATAAGCACTATCTGCCGATTCAGAGTAGTCGGGTGGGTAGGAATAAATAACTTTAGTTTTTAATCAATTAAAAGAATTAATCATGTTAGTACAATTAATGGAAGCAAAAGTTTCTTACGTTAAAATCAACGAAAGAGGCAAGCAAAAGAGAGTAACAGAAAAGTATCTTGTAAACGCTATGAGTTGCACGGAATGCGAAAAGCTGATGAATGAAGAACTGTCTATCTACCAAGCAGAAGAGTTTTCAGTTCTTGCAGTTGGACGGACGAACTTCCAAGAATTTTTGGGAGATAAGGACAAGGAGGACAAGAAGCTGTTTATGGTAAAGCTCAACTACATTACTCTGAATGACGATGGTGACGAGAAGAAGACACCTTGCATGTTGATTGTTGAAGCTGATACAACAGAAGAGGCAACAAACACTGTCAAAGAAGCTATGTCCGCTTCAATGGCTGATTGGAGAATCGAACGAGTTGTTGAATCTAACTATGTGGATATTGTGAACTTGTAGTTTGTAATCTCGTTTATTTTAAGTCGAAAGGGAGGGAGTAACAATCGTGCTTTCTCTCTTTCTTTTAACACAATTACGACCTCTTTTTTTGGAACTTTCCAAAATTTCAGCTACTTTTGTCACTGTAATCAAAACCAAATTTACAATGAAGATAAAATTTAAGAAGCTGGATAAATCAGTTCCTTCACCATTCAAGAAATACCCATCTGACTTTTGCTGGGACTTATACGCTACTTCATGCGAGGAAATTGCACCTAACGTTTATAAGTATGGATTAGGCATTGCGATAGAAATGGAAAGAGATTGGGAAACTATATTGAAAGGTTCTACTATAGATATGGGATTGAACACGGATATAGATTTATCCAAGTGCCCTTTTCATTTGTCGCTTGACCTTAGACCGAGAAGCAGCGTATGGAAAACTGGTATGGTCTTATCCAACTGTGAGGGAACTATTGATGAACTTTACCGTGGTGAGATGTCAGCTGTATTTTATCATGTTATGCCCTCCATGCCAAAGTACGAAGTAGGAAAAAGAATAGTCCAAGCTAAGATAGGCATTACCTTACCAATCGAATGGGAGGAAGTGAAAGAGCTTTCTGATACCGACAGAGGTGCTAACGGATATGGTAGTACGGGACAAAAATAAGAACCATTATGGAAAAGTGGATAAGCGTAAAAGAATACGCAAGGAGAATTGGCAAGACTACTTCGGCTGTCTATTATATGATAGCTAATAATAAGGTCGAAGCCCGTCACTTTGCCTATGGAAATAAAAAAGGTCACTTAATAAAAGTAGAAGATGGTGAAGATAAAAGTGAATGTGAAGACGAAGAACGATAGTATTCCGTCTGACACTACGAAGAGAAAGATGCCAGTTATTAGAAATCCTAAGATACATAAAGCTCCTCGTAGAGATGATACTAATGTTGGTGATATAAGGGTAAGAATTATTAAGCCCGATACAACTAAGACTAAAACAAAATCAGATACGATTGTCGTTAAAGCTAAAGTAAAAGAATGATATGGATTTGAATAGTTATATATGGTTACTTGCTCCTAAATGTAGGAAAGCTCTTGTTGTACTTACTAAGTATGCAGTGTATTTCCTTTGTCTTATATTACTATGTGATTATGTTGATAAGTTATCAGCATTTTATAACGGTGATGTATATTTGGGTCAAGATGGTAACTACTATTTCTATACTCCCGTTGCTTTCTTTCTGACACGGATTATCAAAATCACTATTACTCTTAACATCTTTCTATTAATTCTTGGTATTGCATTACGCTTTTGTTGGAGATACTTATTAGGCGTACTTTACATATTTGCAGTATTAATACAACGTGAGTATTTAGATACAATATTCACATCGAACTCTGCGTTTCTGACTATCTGCTACACTAACATAGCAGTCATTCTCGTTATCCTATTCTTAGGTATTCAGCAATTCTTTAGAAACATTAAATCGGGACAGCATTAGGTTGCTGCCCCACAAATGATATGTAGCTATGGGAACTAAGGATAAACTACAACAGCTTTGCAGAAAGTATCTGAAAAAGTTGTACCGGAAAGCGAGAGATATCGGTCTTGATGAATTTGTCGAAAGGACTATTACCGAAAACGAAAATGGACGATGCACAGCCACAGTAGAACAAGTCAATATGCTGGCTTCTCTATGTGGGGATGATAGAATAAAAAGGGAGGAAATTCCCGACTTACTCGGTCTATCATACCGGAAGTGCAACGAACAAAAGATTTTTAAGAGAATACGTAAATTTAAAGACAAAGGTATCTACTCCAAAGTGGATGCTATAATTTTAAAAGACAAAATGATATGAAGAAGAAAATTAGACACAATTTCAACAAAGGGATTAAGCTGCATTTAGCTTGTGCAAATAACCTTATCAGACCAGTAATGAATTGCATATATTTCAAAGATGGATATGCAATTGCCTCCAACGGAATGATATTAATTAAAGCTTGCCTAAATGAGATTTGCAACTTTAGCGAAGAAGAGAAGGAATTACTGGAAGGTAAACTAATTAGTGCAAAGAACTTTAAGGAAATTATCAAGCATACTATTATTGAGATTGAAGAAGATGGTTTCCACGCTATATATGACGATTGGGACATAAAGTATAAGTTTGCAACTGGAGACATGAAATATCCCAATTATAACGAAGTTATAAGTCAATTCAAACCGGGATTTGCGGAAAAGGTACTTATTGACCCACTTAACATTGAATTGATAGCCGATGCTTTGAATGAAAGGAGAGGCATAAGATTTCATTTCCCTAAAGATGATAGCAAAGGAATTAAGATTACATTTTTCGACAAAGAGTTATCTCTATCCGAAGCTCTTCTAATGCCTAAACTTGACTATTGATATGACGGAGCAAGAATACAAGGACTTGGCAAATAGTCAACCAAAGTATTACTATGAACCAAGAGGAAGAGAGTGGGCTTTATATGAGCGAGAAAAGGACGGCATGGGAGGGACTAAGATATTTGAGCATTGGGATAGAGAAGTTGTCCGCAAGCGATGCTATGAATTGAATGGCTGGGATTATAAACCGTCAGATGAATAGCCTATGCTACAGAAGATGTGCAGGAAGTATCTAAAAAGACTTCTCCCGGCTGCAAAGGAAGTAGGGTTGGAAGAATTTGTAGTTACTACCATAGATAAAAACAAGTCGGGTACTTGTGTAGCCACCAGACAGCAGGTCGATATGCTTGCCTCAATGTGTGAAGATAATCGGGTTAAACGTGAAGAAATACCAAATATTGTAGGTAAGTCATACCGATTCTGTCTGACTGGTAATCTTTTTAAGAGAATACGTAAATTCAAAGACAAAGGACTTTATTCTAAAATAGATACTTTGTTGTTGAGTGAAGAACTAAAAACTAAATGACATGTTTGAAGATAAAAAAATAGGTGAAAGATTTGAATATGAAGGAGTAACCTTAGAAGTGGTAAATGTGCTTGATTTCCCTTGTGGAAAATGTTTCTTTTATCAGAAAGAATGTGATAATATATACTGTTTACCGCATCAGAGGAAAGATGAAGAGAGTGTATCTTTTAGAGTGGTTGAAAAGGAACATATTAGTACTGTTCAAGACTGCAAACTGGCAGTTGAAGTAACCGAAAAAAAGGCTATTGAAGCGGCAAAGGAAATGATAGTAGATGTATTTAACGAAGTACACGGTATCAATCAGACTATGTACTTGGAGGACTTTGTAGCAAGACTTAAAAAATAAAAGATGGCAGTGAAGTTTAGACATAAAGAAACTGGCTTGTTTTGGTGTAGGGCAAAAGGTCTTTCTCCGTCAAGAAAGGAATATTATGAATTAGGGGAAGAAAGTATCTTTAGAAAAAGGCATTTATCTAAGCGTGGAGCGATTTACGAAACCGCTACTGAAAAGCAAAAACGAGAATGGATTGGTAAAAAACATGCCGATGAATTTGAAATTGTTAAAGTATAATGTTATGGTAAGAAAAATAAAATTTAGAGGAAAGGACATTGATACGGAAGAATGGAGATATGGATATCTCTCTTTCTTCTATACTGCCGGAAGGGATAAAAACGGATTTATCCTTACGGATAAGGCTCAAATATATTCCCCAGAAGACGGATGCTGCTACGACGTATTGGCTGAAACCGTTGGGCAGCTTACTGGAAAAACCGACAAGAATAGAAAAGAAATCTACGAACATGATTTGCTTCAAGACGAAGAAGGAGTTATTTATGAAATTTGGTATTCGGAAGAAAAGGCGTGTTTCATGGCAGAAATGGTAAATCCTCAAAATGATATGGTAGATATTCTTGGAGGATATGGCACTGAAAGATGTTTTGAGATAGTAGGTAACAAATTTGATAATCCTAATTTGTAAAACGATGAAAAAACAAACTTGGAAAATGCACTTTAATAAAGGAGTGCCATGTACATGGGAATATGAACCTTATGATGAAGAAAGAGAAAACTATACCTTTGAAGCAGACTTATACATAAAGAATTATGGCGGAGGCTATTCATCAGCAGTAATTTACCTTTGTCCGTGGCAAGAAAGGAATAAAGACTTTTGGGACTTAAAGGTCAATTATCAAGTATTTATGAGCGATTCTATTGATATGATTCAGAACGCAGTCAAAGGTAGAATCAAAGGTACATTTACTTGGGTAAAGGAAGGGTCTAATTATGGGATTAAATTAGTAGTAGCTAAAGAATAATAGTATGGTAATAAATACAAGATTCAGTGTAGGCGACCATGTAATATATCGTGATGGAATGGAAATTTACGAGGTCAAAATTGAAAAAATTACCATCATAGCAACGGGAAAGTATCTGCACTCTACTAAATATGAATTTGATAATGGGATGCACTGCTTTGAAGGAATTTATCCCGATTGGGATAAAAGAATGTTTGAAAACAAATACTACTTTGAAAGGTGGTATAACGAATTTGGTTCACATGGTAATATATTAACTTAGACATTATGATAATAGACACCGAATTTAATGTAGGAGATACAGTGTTCTACCTACAAGGATATACAATATGTATAACTACTATTAGTAGTATAAGTGTTGAATGGTCGTATGCAGATGATAGATTTGTAATGGTTTATAAACTTGCAGATGGTTCTACTTCTTTGAGGAATGATTATCCCAAGTGGAACAGACCATTGTTTCAAACCCAAGAAGCCCTTTTTAAATACTTACTAAAAGAGAATAATTTACATGAAAAATCAAACATTGTTGATTGAACAGATGCAGCATTTGCAGAAGATAGGAGTAGATACAAGCAACGCAAGTATGGTATTAATTGCTACAGATAATGATGGCTGTATTTTAGATTGGGGAGAAGCATTAGAATATGTGAATAGTAAAGAGCAAGATGTTTACTTTAATCTATTGGATGCTGAAACGGGAGATTACGACCATTCATATCGGGAAGACTGTGGAGTGTTCACTTTGCAAGATGTACTCAATAAAATGCCATACAAAATAGATGTATATGAAATGAGCATAAGCTTTAATGGCAAATGGATAATCAGATATAAGCATCCTAAAGATAACATTTCACTTCATTTTGTAATGAACAAAAGCCTTATTCAAGCAGCTTATGAAATCTTATGTTGGTATATGGAAAAGGAATACTTAAAACTTATAAAACCCTATGTAGTTAATGAAAGTTAATTATGGGGGAGGGGAATTTCTAAATTTGTATCTTTATATCAAGTTTAATCAATTAATTTACAATCAAATGGAAATAGCAAGAGATAAGAACAATAACCACATGCAAGCAGTAGTTATAGACACTGCATATAATGTGGAGCAAGGACAAACTCTCAAATTAGGAGAGGGACTTTACCGATTTGCAGCTTATGAAGATACTACCTTCAATATGCCGTTTGAAGACCCTAATCACGAAAGACCAGTCTTAGCAGCTATCTATATGCCTGCTGGCAGTGTCGAATACTTTTATGTCTATGATGGCACTCTTTCTGTTGTAGAAGGAAAACTCAATATCATGGGTTCTGACATTCAAACAAATTCATAGCCTATGTTAGTAAATGTTGGTAAACTAATGAGCCATACATCAACTAAGGGAGGGGGAGGAGTTAAGCACCCATTCAATCCTTCTTTAGTTGATGCGTGGTTTATGAGTGGGCTTTCCAATAGCGACAAGCCTACTCAAATAGTTGGAGTAAAGAAGAATAAACTCCAACTAAAGAACTTCGCCTATGCTCTGAATAGCGGGTTTGGAAAGTATGCTGTAAACTGGAATGGTTTTGCAAAAACTACAGCAAACGCTAATTTCACCAACACCGATTCTTCTATTCACATAACGGAAATATTGGTAGCAGACGGAAAGTTTTTACAGACATCTGTAGACGCAACAATATCTTCATACAAAGTAAAGGTGGAAGGCATAACGGATAATATAAAGTTAAGATATGTATCTTATGCCGAAGACGGTACCGGAACATACACCTATCTTAAGAATGGTATCAATAACCTGCCAATATCCTACAAGAAATATACCGGGTTTGCTGCATCTGTAGTTGGTACTTGTAATATCACCATTACCCAACTGCCATCTGCCTATGAGGATGCACTGGTATTCGATGGAGTGGATGATTACGGTATATGTACTGGACTTCCTATTCTTGACGATTATACAGTGATATGCAGGAGGGTACTTGAAAACAATACTAAAAATGTTGTTGCTTCAAAATCAGTTGTTGCTGGTAATGGAGCATTCATTTTTGAATACGGAAATGATTCTACATATTCTTTCAGTGAATATACGTCTGGTCTGGCTGTAAATTTAAAAGATTCCGTTTCGTATCAAGCTAAAAATTCCTATAACGGGAGTACGATTACGGTAGGCAATGCAGACGATACTGATACATTGACTTTAGGTATTATAAGAGAGAGAGACAGTAGACTTTTGAAAGGAGCTATCTATTATTTCGCTCTTTACAACAAGTCTTTGACACCAGAAGAAATAGAAACCGAGAAAGAAAGACTTAATGAAGAATGGTTGAAAAGAAGCAAGGTCACGATACCGGAACCAGACGTCTATTACGACTTATCACTTAAGGACAATTCTTCTCCTACCCGTAACATCATAGACGATTTGTCGGGTAATGGACATGATGCAGAGATATTCAATGCAGCGTATACAGAGAGTAGCGGCTACAGGTCAGACGGTGCTTTTGTCTTTGATAGTATAGATGATTATGCGATAATGCAGAATGTTACGAAAGGATTCAAGACGTTGTTTATGGAAGTAATACCATCTTTAACTACCGATAAAAGTGGGTTCCTATACGACCAAAGAGTAGGTCAGACAAGTTTTGGAATAAGTATTTCATTAAATCATATAGCATACAATGCTTATAACTGGGGTGGAGTAACTTACATAAACAGAAAGCTGAATACTACTATGAATGGGAAAGAGGTCTATTTGAAACATCAAATTATCACGATAGTGAACGGTACAGATTTAAAGCCGCAAAAGGTGGTTCTTGGGGGTGATATAGGATTGTCCGGATATTTTTCAAACATGGCTCTCTACAAGCTTATCGGTTTCTATGACGAACTCACACCTTTGCAAATTGAGAAAGTAATTAATGACTATAAACTAAAATATAATTGATTATGAGATGGCTGGAAATACCTATTGAGGACTTAAAACAGTTCGACAAAGACTGGGAAGTCAGAAGAAAGAATGTAGACGAAACAAAAGCTCTTTTGCATGAGGAAATATATAATGAACTTGTACCACAAGTTGAACCATTATCAGAAGAAGGAGAACCGATAGTCTATCCCTATCCACTTCTTGACAATCAAATGGTTGAAGCTCTGTTGGAAACTTCTGAATGGTCTAATATAGATGAATAAGGCTATACTTGTAGGATGGATTACTGACATTAGAGAAGTCGGTAGTTATGGGGTAATGGTGAAACTCAAAACTTGCGAAAAGGGTTTTACTACCCAAAAAGGCTATAAGGTAGCTGATAGGATAGATTATCATGTATGCCTTGCAAAAGGAACAATGACACGATACATTCTCGACAACTTCAATGTAGGCAACTTAGTTGAACTTACTGGGAAGATATACAACAAGCTGGAAGAAACCAAACATGGCGATAAGGTTCAGTTAACCAATATCCACATACAGACAATCAATCTGTATTCTCTGAACAACATATCTCCGGTTTCAAAAAGCAATGGTGATACAAAATCTGTAGAAAATCCCGATTCTTTCTTTGAGTAATTGGAATTATTGCTATCTTTGCATCATACAATTAAGATTCAGAGCCTTGTGCGCGTACAAGGTTTTTAAGAAGAGGAATTGTTGGAACCAATTCCTCTTTATTTTTATCCATAAGTTTGGAATAACCAAAGTTTATTGCTACATTTGTGCTACAAACTTTTGGTTCATAATATAACAGCATTTTAAACCTATTCTTTAGCTGGCAAATTGCATTTCTAATTTTCTTGTGGGGAGGGATTAAATTCTCTCCCTTATTTTTTGGAACTTTCCAAAATTTAGTCTATCTTTGCTTCATCTTAAAAAAGAAAATCAATGGATAAAAATAACTATTTAGACGATTGCCTCGCAACGCTTCAAATTCCGTCACTCCCTAAAAAAACTTGGGACAAGGTTTCCGAATTTAACAAAGGAATTTGCCTTGTAAGACGGATTGACGGAACAGAAAACTATGCAATTTGTCGGTACAATAAAGAGAAGGACGAAGCTGTCAAAGTCGTTAAAGATTTCTGCTTGGCGACATTTACAGAAATTCTTGAATGCTATCCAGTTCCCGACTTTGTGGAAGCTGACATTGAAAGTATGGACTTGGACGAAGCCAATAAAATGGCAATGGAAGAGTTGCTGGAAGAACGTCAAGAAGCTATCATGGAAGACGTCGAAGTTGAGGAGGAGAAACTTCCGGAGTGGATATATCCATTCATCAGCAACCGGGAAGAAGCTCTTGCATTCCTTAAAAGTAAGAGAATAAGAAACGCCCACTCTCTGAAATCTGACGAAGCTGTCAAAGCTAAATTGTATTTAGTTTACGAGGACGAAAAAAAGAAAAATAAATAACCAAAAATGATATGATGGATATTAGTAAAATGAGCAAGGCACAGCTTGTAAAACTCATAGGTACTTCCTATGTATTCGTGCCAAAGACCAAAGGACACATGTATTGCAGACTGGACGATAGAGGAATTTCTATTGCAGTTACCGACGATTACTCAGTTGTGTCTACCAACTTCCATAGAAACGTATTTACCAATGTAGTAAGTGGCGGTTATTCTAATCCTTATCTGTGGCTTAGAACATTCTGTGAGTGCATCGAAGCAAACAAACAGTTCGGAGAAGTTAAGGACAAGAATGGGAATGTACAAGGTTTCAGCTTCTCTCAACTGATGGAACATGCTGACGAAATGCCGGAAGAGATTGTTAAGGTATTGCAGCATACAGAGCGATGGATTTATACGCTTTCCGAGCCAGCCTTTGCCGTTGGAGGAGATACATTGCAAGTCACCAATGTAATGTGTATGTACTTCTCATACTTGGCAAAAAGTAATACCATGCTCATGCCAGCACCTTCCGATATTTCTCGCAACGAATTTTATCAGAAGTATATCGAAACTATCCGCTATCTTTCTCTTGAAACAACGCTTGATGAAGAAAAGGTAAAAGATTTGAAGGAACAAATCTGCAACATCGAACGTGAGGCAATGAATAAGATTGAGATACTGATTAAGGATAATGGTGGTGAATTTAAACAATCAATTGCCATTCCTAAAAGAGAGGTTGATGAAGGAGAAGCCTTAAACGAAATGAAGAATGATAACGTGGAGTAACATTGTTGCGGTCGTAATAGGCATGGCATTTATATACTGGCTATACAAAATTAGCGATTATGGAAATCCTTTTATAGCTGGCTTTATGAGCGTTTTATGGTTTTTCTCTCTAATCATTTTTTACGCGATTTGGGGAGGAATATTTTGGTGGTAATTAAACTAACAACATGAGTAAGATAGAAAGATTTAAAGAGATAGTTGCTGAAATGGCAACGCTCTACGAAAACAAGAACAAAGATTATGGCGATTCATTCGGCAAGTCAATCAAAGAACATGGCAATATAGCTGGCATTGTTCGCATGGAAGATAAGTTTAACCGATTGAAGTCATTGCTTAATAGTAATGAGAAGCCTAATTATGAATCGGTGTCTGATACGCTGACTGACCTTGCAAACTACGCCATTATGATGCGTATCGAACTTGAAGGTAAAGAAGGTACTACTCAAAAGGCTACTCAATTTGAATGTAAGGTAGATGCAGACCTATCATCTCTTGTCGGTAAAATCATGACTTGCCCACACAAAAGTCTGTCAGAGGACGGAGCAGAGGAAATAAATAAAGCTTTGCGCCAGATATTGGCAGATTTAGAAGAAACAGAGAGAATCTTTAAAGAACCTTTTGAAGATTCAGATATAATCAAAGAAAAGATATTAAAGTCTTTAGCTAATAGGTTCAAAGAAATTGCCGATGATATATTTTGTACAATAAAATTCTAAAGTGGTCGAATTTGACTACTTAAAAATACCGTCTGTGAAGATAGTTTAGATTGATTTTCAATTTTTCATTAAGAGTGATTTTAATATTCTTATGCCCTTCTTGCTTGTGAAAGTAGGAAGGTTTTTTGGAACTTTCACAGATTTTATCTACTTTTGTAGTGAAGTCTAAACTTAAAATATAAAACGAAATGGCTGGAACAACTTTTACCAACAAGCGACTTTCCTATCATGTGTCTAACACAACTGGCACTATCACATTGGAAGGTGACGCTACAATCAATTCGCAATCATTGATTGATTCATTCAATGGTAGTGTAAACTCTACTACCGGACAGTACGGCAACTTCTCTTATTCTGAATCCGATGGGGGACAAGTTAATAGAAGCTACAACGGCTCAAAGGAAATCGAAGTAGAGGCTTGTGACCTTATTGATTCTGTAATTGAAGACATCAAAGCAGAAGCGTTGAAATAATGGTTAATTACGAGCAGACAAAGAGCTTGATGAAATCAAGAGGGGTAGATAACCTCTCTCCTCTTGACTTCTCTTTTTCGTTGATGGTGGCTATTGGTATCAATGAGATACAATCCTATATGGTTACTATCAGAGGGAAAGAGTACGAAAAGAAAACCGAAGAACAAATACCTAAGTTCCGTGAAAGATGTAGCTTGGAGGTTACAGACTATCTTGAACGGACGGACATTAAAGAAACTATAAGGTTTCTTAGGGCAGAGCATGATAGAAATATCAAAGATACTGCCTTGCAGCTTGAAGATATTGACTTCAACGCAGAAGACTTAAGAAAGATATTGGCGAAGTTCTTGAAAGAGAAATACAAGGACATTGACGCAGCCGATGCAAAGGACTTGCTCAACGCCATCAAAATATACGTGGATAAGTTCGGAGATTCCGGAGAGGATGGGGTTGCCAAGTTCAACCGACACTTTATCCAAGTCTATCCTCCATATAATGCTGTATGCCCCAACTGCGGAAAAGAGATTGACTTGCCTCGTGGTGTCAACTCTAAATGCAAGCATTGCGACCATCAGTTTGTATGGAGCGAGGAAAAGGAAAGATATTACTGATTTGCCTTTTTTTTGTTTTAGCATTATTTATTTGTCATTTTAGCATCGGTCTGTGAAGATAGATGCTTTTTAGTAGAAACATTTTAAAACAACATAATAATGAAAACATCTAAAATTGTAAGCGTTTATAAAACAATGAACGACAGCAAACTCACTAAGATGGAGGATGCTGACAAGTTTAAAGTTATTAAAGCATTGAGAGCCATTAAGCCAATCAGTGAAGGCTATGAGGAGTTTGTCAAGCTGACACACGAGAAGCTGAAAGACGATAAAATGGAAGAGATGCAGAAGAAAGCCCAACACTGGCAGGAAATGCAGTCACAAGGAAAGGAAGTTGAATACTCCTTTGAGGAGCGCAAGGAACTCAATGAGTATTTCCAAAACTTCAACAATACCATTGAGAAGCTGATGAAGGAAGAGGGCGACAAAGAAAACGAACTCACCTATGACAAGTTGAGTGAGGATGCTTTCGGAAAGTACATCGCTTCCAACGACTTCAATGTAAGTACCATCATGGACTTGCAGGAAGTTCTTGTAGGAGAATAGTATTTGTTGCATATTACATAGTTTATTTAGAGGTTAGGGGGAGCTTGTGAAAGTTCCCCTTTTCTATTGTTACGTTGTTGGTAGTAGAGGCACTACGGAATCTGTATATCTCGATGAATCAAGAGTAACCCAGACCTTATAGGATTCGTCTGCTTCTATATCAAATATCTTTCTAATAACTGTGTATGTTTCACCAGCAGCCACAGTGAATGTTCCTAACTCTAATTTTGTTTCACCAAGCATCAGTGGGTCAAACAAGTCATATTTAGCGAAGCGAACCCACAGCCAATTATTAGTAAAGGTCTTGCTTGAACTTGTCGGGTTCTTGACTTGGACAGTCACGGTCAATGCAGTTGCAATCATTCCAATACCAGCATTGATGATGATATTATATGTGGTACTTACTACTTGTATCTCGGCAACCTTAGTATTTGGCAAAGTGAAATAGCCAGCAGCCTTATCCGCGTCCAGTATGCCAAGTTTTACAGTAGACAAGAACGGATAGACATTATATGTGTTTACTGGTAATCCATTTGTAGGCACTTTTACTTGCATTGTCCCCGGACTATCAGCAGTCAGTCGTTGCGACCTTGTTCCTCCTTTCTGAACCATATATACACCAAAGTACATATCCCCTAATGTATAAGCCACACCCTGCCATACCAATCCACCTATATCACTTAACGATAGGTTTCCTCCCATTGAAGACGATGGATTATAAGCTACTGTAGCGTTGAATGTACTTCCGCTTAGATTATCTACTTGCTTTGGAACTGTAAACGAGTGAATTGGCGCCATTGCTTCCGGCATATACCCTTCAAAGTCAAGAAGCCGGAAAGGTGCATTGCTTCCTCCTTGTGGCGGTGAATACTTATATCCATTTGAACCGTCAGAGGTCATTTTACTTACTATATCCTTATAAGTACCAGCCTGCGCACCGCTTGTATCAATACCACAATTCCCATTACTACTTTTCCACCAATTTGAGTTTGTAAGATTAATATTTTCTGATGGGTATATTACGGGCTTATACTTTGCCCACATATTTGTTTTACCATGAGTATTCTTGCACAAATAACCTAAATCATAACTTGATACACCCAATGCTGTGCGGACATCATCAATACTGACGGGTGCTACGATTTTCCCACTTGATATTGGCATAAATAAACTATTTAGTTCTTGGAGAACTTGGTAACTTGCATTTGTGGATAATTATGTTTACCTTTGTGTAAAAGTTTAAGATACAATGTATTATAAAGAATGATATGAAAAAGAAAATGAGAGTTGTTAACGGCTTCAATGCTGCTATGGGTAGCACAAAGCCATGTTTCTTACCAAGTTCTCCAAGAACTTAATACTTGCGATATGTCAAATAGCGGAGGAAAGATTACAGCACCAGTAAGCATAGAAGATGTGCGTACTGTTTTAGGCGTTTCAAGCTATGACTTGGGTACACTGTGCAAAAACAGCAACGGTAAAATAAACAAATGGTCTAAATATAAACCAGTTAGACAGCCGTTTGTGGTTGCTCCCAACAGTAATTGGTACAAGGCAAATGATGGCTTCTGTGGACTTAAAGTAGGATGGTCTACTGCCGGAGATAGCAGTCTGACAAATTTAGTCAATGCCTACAAGCAAGGCACATGGGACTATTTACCTCCTACGGGTGGAGATAGTCAGCCATTTAGATTGCTTGACTTTGAAGGCTATGACCACAACGCTGGACCTTTTGTAAGCAGTAAAATGAAGAAAGGAACTGAACTGAAAGTCAACACAATGGCAAGCAACGCTCTAACATTGGCTGTAACTTACAACAGTTCATCCACATCATTACAGATAACGGACTTTGGAAATGCAGGAGTTGGCTTAGACCGAGCACATCTTGCAGCAGCCTTATACAATAAAGACCCATTGTTGTATAGTGACGCTACCAGATTGCAGACTGTCATTTCAGATACTCCGGTAGACCAGAGAGGAACAGTTACCTTTAACTTTACTGCAAGTGATATAAATACCACAAGGTTCGTAATGTTGTTCTTAGCTTCTACCACAGTATCAAACAACATGTGCATCCCTTATGATGATAACAATTACTTCTTGTTTAAAGTAGACATTACACAAGAGTACGGATTAAATATTATACCGGATAAGATGGGTGGATATACTAATGGCTTCCATGAAATAACGTATTACCAAGCAAATGCCTATGCCTCAAATAACGGTTATGCAGACGTATTGTTTTTCTTTAAGATAACAAATGAATCGGGAAAGACAATCACGATAGGAAGCGGTTCGGGTGTTGACTACAACCTAAGAACTGAATTTGGAGGTATATATACAACCAATTTGCAATACTGTGATTCTGCTGGCAATAACATAAATTCTAACATTTCTATTGCAGCCGGGAAAACTTGGCAAGGATATTTTAAAGCATCAAGAATGTTTTTAGACTTTGTAAATACATGGAGCAGTAGCACAACTCAGTCAAGAGGAGGTTTGTATATTCAAGCCTATAACCAGGGCTATGGTGTTCAGAAGGGATGGCAGAATGTTTCGCCATATTATATGATAATGGTAAAGAGATAATGGATATGGGAAAGAAAGTAGATTTATTAATTAAAGGTAACTTATTGGTTATCAATAATATAACTGGGGGGGGGGGGATTTTTAGTACCTCACTTGAACAGTTAGAAGAACATTTTAATGTTAGTGAAGCAGCGATAATTGAAGGGGACTTGAATGTAGAATCTTTCGATTGTCGCTCTTTGTGTGTGGTTGTGCTTGGTGCAGTAGTTGCGAAAGGAGGTAACTATGTCAGTTAATAGTGGAAGATTAATAGCTCCATTAAATATTGGAGTAGATATACCAGCAGCAATAGGTTATTCAAGTACCGATTTAGGAACATTATGTAAAGCAGATTCTATTAATAAATTTGCAAAGTACAAGCCAGTTAGATATGCTAAATTTAGCGAGTTAACTCCATTAGAAAGAAAATCTACAAATTATGGATTGTCTTGTTATGAAGTTTCAGCTTTAGTAACAGAAATGGTAAGTTCAATACCTACTACTGGAAAATGGGGATATACAAAACCTAATGAATATTATAGAGCAACTGACTTTTTAAATGAAGACTATCCTACTAATTTTGGATATAATCATTCAGCAAAAGCTCCTGCTTCTGGATTTAAAAATATAACTATTTATAGTGATGAAATAAATAGTTTGCCTACCTATACATTTAATGCTAAATTTGGAGATAGTTCTTGGGAAGGTATTGGAGATACTTCGGGAATAGAAATCCCATTAAATCAACTTACTATAATAAGTGGAATGCCAATTTCAAATGGTAATTGGAGATTTGGATTAGCAATATATTTTCCACATGAAAACGGAGGTTATATTGTTCAATATGCTTCACATGAGAAAGCTATTACCTCTTTAAGTTCTTCTGCTGATATTTCTAAAATGATTATTAATCTATCATTATCAGATAGAGTAAAACAGTATATAAAATCAGCTATTGATAAGAATGTAAAAACATTAGATGCTATTCCATTCATAGGCTATAATCTAACTTATGTAACTACTGACCCAGCAGGCAAATACTTCCGTTTCTTAGGAGGAGGAAGAGCTTTTTGTATGCCAGAAGGAGAGAAAATTACTATTAATATAAAAAATGCTTCCGAAGCTTATAATGTAAAAGTTACTGGTGGATATGTAATGTATTATAATATCGATGCAGGAAATAGAAATTTTGCATTGAATGAAGGTGGAATAAGTACTTGGACTAAACCTAAAAATAGTTATTCTTGTGGTATGACTGTAATATTTGATTTTTCTTATAACTCTACTGGAAAATTATTAAATGCTTCTAATGTATATTTAGGATTAGAAACTGCTTATATTAATCAAGCTGGCTCTATTGAAATGATGAAAAATGGGACATGGACTGCTGTAACATCTGTTGCAAGTGCTGGAACTTATAGAATAACAGCAAGAGATAGCTATACGGGAGGAACAAGAACTGCTTTATCTACACTCTTAAATAATTTACCTTCTTATACTACTAATAATAATATTCAACCAGTATTAGGAATATGGGTTAGATTTGGAGTAAATGGGGTAAATGTTGATAAAAAAGGAGCTTCCATAACAGTTAGAATGTTAGACCCATTATAAATCTTGCTCATATCAATAAGTTTTCATATATTTGCAGTGGATTGAGCGCATTTCAATTTCAATGGTATATTCCCCATATTGAAAAAGATTTTAAGTTCCGAGATGCTTAGTCCTGAGATGCGTTCGTCCGCTTTAAAAAACAGAGTTGTTGCCGCAACTCTGTTTATCTTGACTTTATATTTAAAAAGCATCTGCTGCGAAGTAGGTGCTTTCTCATTCCAATATTATCAAGTTGTCATTAGCGTCTATCTGAATGCCAACGAACTTCATTTGAGGCAGGGAGATTATTCCAAGTATCTCAATGCCCGTCTCTCTCTTGATACTTGAACGGACTCCCGATATATCGGCAATAAGAAATTGAGAGATGTCTTTCCCCTCTAAATTCGCAAAGGTGTTGCAGTAGTACACATCTTTCATTTCTCCTCCAGCACCAACTATCGTACCTGGAAATCTACGTCCTTTGATAAGTCCGTACTTCTTAACTTTGTCCTCTGCAATTAAAGCAACACTTGCACCCGTATCTATCAAGAAATGGGCTGGCTTACCATTTACCGTACATTCAACGATAAGCCTCTTGTCGGAAAGTGATTTAATCTGTTTCATAGGATGGTATTTTTAACGATTAAAGATATGTATTCTCGTCTACACGGTGCATTTTCAAAGTACCCATAATATAGTTCCGACCAGTAGGACGATTAACTATTATAGTTGTAGGTTCGTAAGAATCCAAACATACAAACTTGCTCTCTGCACCAGCATATTCAGATTTGATAGTCACTTGATGACTTGTCATATAACTAATGAAGTTCTTGTGAACCGCACGAACATCAACCGTTCTATCGTGGAAATCGTCTATGATAAACGAAATCTCTACATCGGGATTTTTGTAGCACACTTTATCCGGTACAAAGACATCCTCCTTGTTGCTGTTAATCCAAGAAGCCGTATAGATATTCTTGGGTTCTCCTTGTGCAAGAAAGCCGTCCATCTTCAATATACGAAGACCTTTCCATTTGACTGTAAAGTCAGTATAGTTTTCGATACCAGCTTTTACGAAATATATGTTTGCTCCTATCATTACAGTCTTAAATCTTTAGTGAACATTTTTACTTTACCATCATTCTCTAAAACCTTCACTTCACATTTGGGAGAATACATATAGACTACAACATTACTGTGTACGTCTACATAGTCAATAGTCAAAACACTTTCATCAAACAGATAGATACGTATGGCATTGAATCCGTCTAATTCCAAGTGAACATTAGACTTATTGGATATATATATAGTTGGGCATTTAGTTTCTTGTACCGATATGCGGCTATCACATTGGACGAAGTGAGAAACGTCCTCTTTTAAGGTTATATAATCGTGATTATCTACCCACATAGAGTAAGTATAACCATCCACTTCATCTACATCGTTAAAAGTGTGCTTCCCATTTATATAGTCAGCAAACTCCCTTTTCAAAAAGTCTACGGACATTCCCCAGCCTTCATACATTGAAGTTGCCATATATGGAATACTCTGTTGCTGCAAGGCAAGCTGCATAAGCTTCTCTCTATCCTCCTTGCAGGCTTTCCACTCCTTATTGTACTCGCTACACAAGTCCCGTAACAAAGAGTTTTTGTAAAAGTATAGTAAGTTATGCTCCATCATTCTTCTTTAAACAAGGAAACTATAAAATCACGTCCAGCACCCGTCCACCTTCTATCATAAATAATGCGTCCGTTATCTAATACAGTTTGCTTAACAGAAGTGTAACCTAAGTCGGCATACTTGGCATATAATAGCCATGTACCGTTTTGCTTAAACTGAACTTCCATCTTAGCTAACCGATTGTTAAGTTCTATTGCAGACCTCAAACCAACTTCCTTTGCAATCTCGCCAGCAGTATAAGTTTTAGAATCATGCACCAAGCGTTTAACATTGTCTTGTGCCTCCTTAGCTTCAAGTAACGCCTGCTGTTTTGCTTCATACTCCAAAGCCCATGCTCTTGCGGCTTCTGCCGGATTATTGAAGTTAGGCAATGTGATACCGGAAACAGCCTTCTCCTCACATGTAATGAAATACTTTCTTGCCTGCTTTCCTCGTTCATTGTTTTCAAGCATTGACAACTCCTTAGCCATTCCAATTGACAGTGCATATTCTATTTTACTAACTTGCTGATTATCAGTCTTCATAAAATTATGATGTCTGATATTCAATAAGTTACCTTGATAGTCAAAGCAAAGTACTTCAAAATCTTTTCCTTCCTCAAAATCATATCTACTGATTCTCCCTTTTATCCAATCAGCAAATTGTTGCTTGCTTTCAAGAAAAGCATGTAAATCACGTGCGTTAACCGCTTTTTGTCCGTTGTTCTCTTTAATAGGAATCAATATTCCTAAATCATTATTTTCTTTCATATTTACGATGTTTATACGGTATTAATAATAGTGAGGGAGAAGTGCACCGTAACCACTTTCAACAAAGGAGCGACCTTTATCTATCTCCCTCACTACAAATATATTAATTAATCGGGTAATATCCTAACATTTACACCATTTCCTGCGGCAGTAGAAATATTTACCGTCCAAACTTGAATGGCTTGAAGTATCTGATAACTACTTCTCATTTGAAGTAACATCTGCGACATCGTTCCTGCATTGACATTAGTCATATCCCATATACCTTGCAGAATAGTAGTTTGTTGGAACACTTGCCCACTAACCATATTTAAATAAGCTTCAATAGCCCCAGCAGTTTCTTCGGTCACCGAAGAGATTCCTTTCTGTAAGGAAGAAAGGGCTGCGTCTTTCACTCCACTACCGAACTCTATACCAAGCTGACCCATCAAGTTCTTTAAGTCCTCGTTTATCAAAGGAATTAGCTCTTTACCCAAGTCAGCTATCTGTTTGGCTTCTTCGGTGGTAATACCTACACCGCCAGCAGAGTTTTCTTCGGTAAATCTCTGAACCATAGCAAACATACTCTTCAACCGTTGTCCGACAATCTCAGAAGCAAGCGACTTGACAATCATATTTGTTATTAAATCATCAAAGCTTTCTTCCAAGTTTGCCATTGTATCAGTTCCTTCCTTCCAAGCTGAAATCCAAGAATCGGCAAAGCTTTCTGCGGCAGACTTCACATCTGTACCGAGCAAATTATTTACTATTTCGGTAGTAGCATCATCAATGGCATTCTGTAAGTCGGTAACTTGACCCTCTAATTCTATGATTTTGTCTTGGTCGCGGTTTTTCTTCTTCCGGCTCTTTTCAAGTTGAAGCTGACGTTGAACTTCTGCAAGCTGTGCCTTCTGATTTGCAATAGCTGCCTTCTGCGCTGAAATTTCAGCTTTACCCATCGACTTATCAACAGCACGTTCAAGATTCTTATAAGCGTTCTCTAATTGCTTAACTCTTCTCTCACTCTTTTCAACCTCTCTTGTAATTTTCTTGTTCCCGGCATTGAATATGGCTGATACTCCTTTCCAGATACCACCAACAGCCTTTATACCACCGCTAATAAAATTGCCCGACATTATATCTTTAACTCCATCAGCAGCTTGGGCAACTCCTTGTATAGTTTCTCCTACTGTTGAGATAGTATCAGTGACACCTTCCGAAAATCCCATCTGCTCAAATATATTCCCTACAGAACTTACCATCATTCCAAGTTCTTCTATATTAGCTAATAAGTCTTTAAAAGGATTTTCGCTTTCTTTCAGCTTATCTTTTAAGTTTTTAACTTGGTTGGCAAGAGCAGCAAATGGGTTACGAGAATTTACTTCGGTCTTTAAAGCCTTAATCCGTGCTAATAGTTCTTTGTATTGGTCTATTGGCATATTAGCTTTATTAGCCTCTGCAAACTTAGTTATCTCGTCAATCATTTGATTTAAAGAGATAGTACCTATAATACTTAAGTCTTGAAACGACTTCTCCCAAGCATTGGAAGTATTCTTCCATTCCTCAAAAGCTATCTTAGTCTTTTCTTGTTCCGCACCAGTATCAACAGCAAGAGAGAGCTTTGGGGCTTTCTCGTTTATAAAGTTTTGTATTTCTTCAATCTCACTTTCTATCTCTGCTCTTACATTGGGGCTTTCGGTCACAGACAACTGCAATTCCAGCTTTGCCAAATCAGAAGTTGCCTCAGTAACTCTATTGGAGATAGAAGCTTGGTCTTCCAAACGTTTTCTTTCGACCTCTGCTATCTTATCCTCCATTTCAGCGTACTTGTCTGCAATAGACTGGAAGTTCTTGAAATCATCCAATGCAGCTTTCTTGATAGTATCGCTTAATCTTTTCTGAATATCTTCAATAGCCTTTGAAGCATCACTCTCACTCTTAACCATAGTGTCAAGAGAACTTTGCCAACTCTTAACCCTTTCATCATTAGGATTCTTATTGATTAAATCCTGCAATGTTTCTTGTTCTTCTTGGAAGGATGAAACCTTTTCCCTCAAACTATTCAATGTAGCATTAACATCAGCTTCTAACTGTTCAAGTGAAACGGGGTCATACTCAAACAAACCAGCGAACAGTGAACCGAACTGCCCAGCATTCTCTATATCCAATTCAAGCTCATAGCCTTGAAACATTCCCTCAATCTTGCGTTTTGCCAAAGCAACACTTGCAGAGTTTATAGAGATAGAATATTCAATCTCACTTTGTGCTTTCTTCCCAGCAACCAACTGTTTAGCTTCTGGCGATTTGAGGGTTTCAGCTATCTTATTATAAAACTTTGGAGCGCTACCTTTATCAAAGGTAATCAAGTCGTTAATATCAACACTAACACCTTTAAAAGCATTGTCGAATAAGTCTTGGTAAGCTTCCTTTACCTTTTCAGCAGCATAGGTTATATTGCCAGTGTCTTTCACAAGCTGTAAGAACTTCTTTTGAATATCATCTACCAGCTTAATCTGTTGCTTCAATAAATCCATTTCCTCCTTCTTCGCCTTGTTCATCTCCTTTTGAGTGCTAAGGTCGAGATTCAACGCAGCGGCAATTTGTCTTGCAACTTTCAAACGGTTGGCGACATATTCTTTTTCTTCGGGACTTGCAGTAAGACCTTTAGATATTTCTTCTTGTTGTGCAGTAAGCGACCTATATTCCTTTTTCAATCGGTCTATATAACTCCAAATATCTTCGTCTTGCTTAATGGCAAAGCCTGCACCAGCACCACCGCCAGCTTTCTGAACAATAGAATTAACATTCTTCTGCCAGTCTTTTAACTCTACATTATACTTTTGAAGTTGTTCAGTTATCTGGTCGTACATATAAGTATTGCCAAGCTTCTTATATGCAGCTTGAAGTTCGATAAGTCTTAGCTTCTCGTTCTTCTGATTTTGTTCCAGCTTCTTATATTTCTCATTGATATTATCTATTGCTTGACCTTCTATTACACTGGAATAAGTTGGTCTATTGCTGATAATATCACTGGCTTCACGAACTTCTTGAATAGCCTTCTTTTGCTCTGTAATCGCCTTACCTAACTTGTCAATGCTTCCGGATGAACCAAATAAAGACTGAACAACTGGATTAAGCTTTTCCATTTCAGCAGTAGAACCGCCAAGATACTTCTTAGAGATAGAGTAGAATCTTGCCATATAAGTTTCACCTTTGGAAAGTCCTTTATCCAAACTTGCAACAAAGTTTCGGGTAATCTCTTGTGCATTTACTTTAGAGATACCTCCTTCTGTCATTTTCTCTATAATATTGGCAATAGCATCTTGTTGTTGTTCAGAGTACTTTTCTGTTATTACTTGATAACTCTTTTCAAGAGCTTGTGACTTTGCTTTATTATAAATAGCATCTACAACTTTATTGTAATTTTTAGCAAGTTCAGAAGCATAGTTAATCTCAGTCAACATATTGGGGAGATATGAACCATAGGTATTGTTTATCTCCTTCAAAGCATCGCTAAAATTTCTACTTCCTTTTTCCGATTCATTCAACTTCTTTACTAAAGCGTCAAAATCAGAAGTCATTTGCTGTGCATTTATAAGACCGCCAGCAGTAATACTTTCCAGTTCTTTTCTAAACTTAGTAGCATTTGTATATGCTTGATAAATGACAACTCCCAAAGTAGCTAATCCAGCAGCTACTATAGCATAAGGATTTTTTGCAACAGCAACAAGTGTACTATTTAATTTTTCAGTTGATTTATTGGCAATCTCTGTTGCTTTCGCCTTATCTCTCAATGCAGCCTTCACTATTTTCAAATATTCAGCGTACTTCTGCAAGTTTATATTAGCAGCAAGTTGTACAACGGCAGTTCCCAGTTGAACTGTTTTATAGAACCCTAAAGCAGCAGCGACAACAGTCAATATATTAGCTACACTTCGCCAATTCTCAAACAGACTTCTTACAAGAGATATGCTTCCGGTTAACATGCCTTGATTCTCCTTACCAATCTCATTTAGCATGAAGTCATAAGCATCGGTTAAGTTAGATAACTGTCCTGCTAAAGTTTCAGCTTGCTTTGCTTGGAAGTCATAGAACATACCGCCTTCATCTGTATAACGATTTAAAACTTTCATTACATCAGTAAAGGAAACCATCTTATTAGACATTCTATCCATGACATCACCTACTGAAACAATTCTTTCTTCTTGTTCAGTGTACATCTTAGCAAGCTCTGTAGTTATAGAAAGACCAGCATTAGCAAAGTCACGAGCATCCCTTGCTGTAAGAACAGTCTGTGCTCTAATCTGTCCTAAGTTGTAGGTCAGACGTTCCATAGGGACACCAAGAGCAGCACTAATATCTGCCATACGTCTTGAAACGTCTACAAGCTCTTCCGCTTCAAAATTATAGGCAGCAAGCTGTTTCGTAGCACCAGCCAAATCCAATACGGTAAATGGAGATTTTAATGCTAATTCTTGTTGTTCCCGAAATATCTGAGAACCTTTTTCAAAGTCACCAAGTACAGCACCAATCGAACGTTCAAGTAATTCATACTGACCTCTAACGTCCATAAGACTTTTTGCAAAGCCAGTTAACGCTCCTAATCCAGTATAGAACAGAACTCTTTTACCTAAGTTCTTAAATGATTCAGCTAAACTGTTATTTGCCTTTTGAAGTTGAATACCACTGGATAAAGCTTCCGCATTTTGCTTTTTCAAGTCCTCCATAGCTTTATTGACATTACGAAGCTTCATTGCATATTCTGCATCATCCGTGGAGAGATTACGTTGTACAATCTGCAAGGCTTTTAGCTTTTCAGTCCTTTCTTGAATTGACTTATTGCCCATAGCCATAGCCTTTTCGTAGCTTTGACCTCCTTGTGATATTCTACTCTTCTCCTCCTCTCTTGCTATTCTTGCTGCTAAGTTGGCAGTCTGCTGACGGAGCAATATTTCTCTTTGAAGCAGCTTCTCCCTTTGAGCAACATGAACATTAATCCTTGCCTCTTGCACATCAGTTTTTACAGTAGCCAATTGCTCCATATTATTCTTAATACGGGTTGTGTTCCCTTGTATCTTAGAGAATACTTCTCGCAAATTATTGGCAACTTGCAAGGCTTGGTTCATGGAATTAACGTCTACAGATACATTCGTAGTAGTAGCTTGCGTGGCAGCAGTATTACCTTGTGCAATATTAGTTGCCCCCAAACTTTTAAGCTTGGCTTCCAACTCGGAAATCTTTGTTTCCAAAGGACGGATTTGTTGGTTAAAGCCATCAACTAAGCCCTTACCAATATTCTTACCCAATTGGTCGGCAAAGCCCTCCACACTCGCCAACTTACCTTCCAACTTGTTGGTGAAATCTTCCAGACGCTTTTCCGTCTTCTTTAGAGTTTCATCAATGCTTGATAACAAGTCCTTATCAGACATTGAAGCACTAATAACTACATCTTTATTGTCTGCCATCGCTGCTACTTTTTATTTTATTCTTGGTATGGTATCTAACACACTACGTTTAGGTGCTTGCAACTCACTTCTATCACTTTTACGTCGTTTCCAAAACTTCTCCCATATCTCTTTATCTTTGCCACGCAAATACTTGATATGGGTGCTGTCTACTGTCAAGAAAAGAACTTGTGCCATAGACAATCTATAAAGATAATCGTCATACGTAAACTGCGGAAAGCTACGTATGAAATCACCTAAATCTCCGATTTGGCTTGCCGCCATAATGTTAATTGTTCCGCTACCTTCTTCCTCATATTCGTCTGCGAAACCATAAGAGCCTTCCCCGATATGAGCACCGTAAAAACCGGTGATAAGTCGATGCTGTTTATTGCTTCAATAATGATTGCCGCCCATTGAGCAGGCTCAAATACGGAGTTGAGAATACGAGCCTTCATAAAAGCTATCAGTTTGTCATTTCTGCTCATAACTTCTATCGCACTCGCATAATCGGTTATATCATCTGGTGAGAAGAGGTGATTAACAAGAATGATTGCTACAATCTCGGAACTTACGTCCAAGTCTGTACATAGAGCGTACATCATGCTCTTATCATCCTTAATATCCTCTTCCTTTTGTAATTTCAACGCTAATTGGAAAATACGCTGGTATGAGTATGCCCTCAACCGATGCACCTTATACTGCTTATCTCCTAACTTGACAAGCGTAGGATTGTCAGTCATAATTTCTGATATTTCCCTCTTTAGCTCGTCCGGTATAATTAAATCCTTTTCTTCCATTATCATTTGTGTATTAAAGAAAAAAGGACAGCAGCAAACAAGCCACTGCCCTTTCTCTTGATTTATAATGGGTCTTAGCCTCCAACAGAAGGTTCAGCCATCTTCATCTCAACCGTTTTGCCATCATTGTCAACTAAAGCAGTGATAGCGATGTGCAGTTTCAACGGGGCAGTCTTCAAATCAGTACCATCCCAATTGGTAGCGACCTTACCTTTGTAAATAACAATGTAGTCAATACCATTGTAGAACTCCAACTTGAACTGCTTGTAAACGTTGGTGAATGAAGAAGGCATTGTGTACAAGCCAGTAGCAGCGGTAAACTTACCGCCTTCCATAGCGGCAATCTCTTCCGGTTTGTACTTAACCAAGTCAAATTCAATCTTGTAAGAACCAAGTGTACCCACGCTATCAAGCGGAGTATCATAGAACTCACCGTTAATAGCACTTTCACTTGCGGTTTCTTGACTGATAGACAAACCTTCCAACACACCCATAAGAGGAGTATAAGAAGCTTCTGCACCAGCCCCGACTTCCGCATAGCCTAAAGACTTACATTTGTAAGTCAACAAATCTTGTGTAGCCATCTCGTCTAATTTTTAAATTATTATTTATATTGATTATAAATGAGGCGTTCATGTCCTTATGGAACACTTGACGTTTCATCGAGCCGCTACTTCTTAGGGAGCTTGTGCTCCGGTCGTCCATAGTTGGGTTCTCACCGTCCAATCCCCGCTGCGCCATCGGTTGGGTTAATTTTTACTTTATTAGTACCATAAATGATTTAATATACATGAAGAACAGATTGTCGCTCTCATTATATATATCATCAGTTGACAATATACCGTCAGTTGAGATGTCGTATTTTTCTCCGGCTTTCTCAACTTCTGCATTTACAATGTCGGATATACTTGTTTCATACTTTTCCAGCAAGGTGGTATCAAGCCGACCTCTTGTCTTGGGAGGAATATACATCTCAACTGTCACGCGAACGCTCGCAAGAGCATTCAAGTTGAACTGGCTCTTATCCTTAATTTCTCCCAGACGGATAACCATGAAACCGCCAGCATTTATCTCCTCCTCCAACTTGGTAGGCATTTCCATCGGATAGATGTACTTTGTAACCTTATCTATGAAGAGAGAATAAACATATTGGTATATCGGCATTCGCCTTGCATCAATCACGCTCATGGGATTTGTTTACAAGGATATTCATATATTCTTGATGGTGTCCCCACTACACCTCTATTGATTACTTGATATAATCTTTCACCAATTACTTTTTCTTGAAACGGAACGCTCATATCCCTATTGTTTTAACAGTTGCCTTCCCTGCAAAATCTTCCTTAATATCGTCATATATGGTTGATAACACCTCAAACCTTCGTCTTGGATTTCCAGTATTTCCTCCTTCCAATATAGGAGCATAAGGCACTGTTGCTGCCAGCACCAAATCCCATCCTATATAAGTGGCAGGAGTATAGTTTGCCAAGAACTCGTCAGCAAGCTTTCTTCCATCTATCAGCTTGCCATGATACTTTGAGTTTTTAGTTGCCATCTGATACGGATACAAGTAGCCGCTCCCCTTCAAATCGCCTTGATAGAACACAGCCCAAATATAACTATCAGCCAAGTTGTAAGTCTGGTCGGTAAATCCGCTTTCAGAATATGCTTTCTTCAACAATTCGGGTGCATAGGCTATTAGTCGCTGGGTTTGCTCGCCAGCAAGTCTGTCAAACAGTTCTTGCCGAACCCTTTTCAAACCACTCAAATCAACTTTTACTTTTATCGCCATCCACCTTTTCTATTTGCATATATAGTTATAGCACCTAACATCGAAGGTATGCTGTTATCAACTTGCATCTTAATTTGCTCTCCCATAACATCACATTCTATCCAGTCTTCATTACGTACTGGATTAATATACTTCCCGTCCTCTCCTTTTATCAAAGGAATAGAAACAACGTAGTCGCTTGTTTGAGCGGTCGAACCGGATTCAGCAACAGAAAGATTCACGTCCATTACTCCTTCGTAGACGGTATCTTCTTCATCGTCGCCCATAGAACTTTCGATGATTCTGTATATACGTCCCGAAAAAGGAAATTCTTCTATGTCACTGAATGAAATCATATCACATCTATAATTTTCAAGAGTTTAATCTTTGGACGAGCAGAGATAAGAACCTCGTAATTAGGGTCATTGTATCTCTTATATATGCCCAAAGCATAACTTATTTTATTACTCTGATAGATGTCCGTCTCTGACCCAACTGTACGCTGGAAGTTATTATGAGAGGCAGATTGAGATGCTGTACTTGAAGGGCTTAACAACACTGCGGTAAATATTATATCGGCAGTCATTAAATCCTTTTGTTCTTGGGTCAACGTCATAGCATCCTCGTTTACATCTGTGATGCCGCGGTCAAGAGCAATTCTCATAAATGTATTCTCCTCAAACGAATACCGACAAGATGAAGAAAGCCATTCAAGTATAGTCATATATAACCCTCCAAGTTTAAGAATCAGCAGTCAAAGTATCAACAACAATGTGTTCCATAAACTCGGTCAACACTGGCATATAACGACCGATAGCATCAGTATGATATGCCTTGTAGATACCGTTAGGAACTACCTTGTTAATAATATAAACCAAGTCATTCTGTGCAGAAGCGATTGAATAGTCAATCGTCTTGTTTGCTTCACGCTGCAACAAGATAACATCGGCAACATCAGAGTGAACAACACGACCAGCAAAGCCAATAGGACGCAGAACTGCTACGCCAGCCTTCCATCCTTGTACAGTCTTAATCGTTTTGATGTCTTGTACCACTTGTTCCTCTTTCACAATGCGGATAGGAGAAATCTTAGATACAGAAGAACGAGAATACTGAATAAGCTGCTCCCAAGAAATGATGTTAGTATCAATGCCGGAAGCACCATTAGTAACAACAATAACTTTATCGGGCGCATACAAGCGAATCCAACGGTTAACTTCTTCCTTGAAGTATTTGTTGTTCAACAAGTGAGTGATAACCATGTCATACGGCAAATCCCATTCCATTGTACCAGTAAATCCAGTACGGTCACGGAAATCTTTCTCAATCTTTGCCATTTGTTCCGGAATGTTAGCTTCTGCGTTCGTCCATACTTCCTTACCAGCCTTAACAAAGTTTTCAGTAGGCACATACTTCGGGAACTCATGTACGACACCGGACATACCACGAGAATCAGCATTGCTGTACTGACCTCCCTTAGACAAAGCTTGTGCGGCAATGTTAGAAAGACGGTAGTTGTGTGTCTTAATCAAGTCAGCAACACCACGTACATAACCTTCCAACAAAGTAGCATTAGCTTCACCAAGTTCATTCAAGCGTGCTTTCAATTCCTCTTTTGAAAGAGAAGTTTCAAACAAGCCTTTACCGAACTGAGGGATAGTACCAGTTCTCTGTTCCCAGCCTTCGTTATCCATCTGAGCAACTTCACTCAACGGTGTCATTGCATCAGCCATCGGAACGGGGCGGCGAGTAACATTATAGATAGTATAAGCAGGGTCAAGCTTCGGGCGGCTCATGTCAATAGGGTACTTACCACCATCAACAGTGAAGTGTTCCTGCCAAAAGAACTGGTTTGCATCCATGACGATTTTCTCGTCAACGAGCGTCTGAATAAATGCACTCGTACCGTCAGAGTTTACCAATCCTCTTTGATAGAGTTGGTTTACTAACTCGTCGGGATTAAATTGATATTTATATGCGTTTGCCATAATTCTACTCCTTTCCTTTAGATTTCAAATACACCTTCAATGTAGTTGCGGTTCTTAGCCAATACATACTTCGGAAGCGGTTGCATACGTTCAACAAATGCACGCTTGCCATAAACAGTGTTGATGTTGTGCTGAACATTAGTAACTCCCCAGCGACCATCAGTCGGAGCAAACTGTGTATCTACTTCGATGAAGGTATTCGGGTTTTTAACCAACACAGTAGCGTCGGTAGCAGCAGCAGTTGCAACGTCACCATTGCTATCAGCAGCTTCAACCAAAATATCATCAGTAGTCAGAGCACCGATTGCAGTGTCAACAGTAAGAATAAACTGCTTGTTCTCTTCATCGAACTCAACAGATGTAACCTTACCAGACTGTCCCGCAGTTTCAACTGTATCGGGAGCTTTCATAAGTACATTGCCTACTTCGGGAATGTGAGAATAGCCAGAACCATCTACATATAAAGTAGTGTCTGTACCAGCAGTCGTAGCCTTTGCCACCTTAAACGTTTTCAGAAGGAAACCGGGTTTCCACAATCTGTATTCGTACAAGTCAGCCGCAAAAGCATAGCCAAAACCCTTATACGGGTTTGCAATGGTAGAGCCATAGAGAACATTGGAACGTTCCTCGTGATTGGCGTCCTTCCACCATACGAACTTGCCACCTCTAAATTGTTTAGCGGAAGCAAAGAAGGTTTCTAAATTAAATTGTGCCATTTTTTTTAATATTTAAAGGGCGTTTATATCCAAGCTTACACTTGAATAATTTGACGTTTCATCGAACCGCTACTTCTTAGGGAGCTTGCGCTCCGGTCGTCCATAGTTGGGTTCTCACCGTCCAATCCCCGCTGCGCCAGCGGTTGGGTTAATATTATTTTTAGGTGTAGCTTGGTTTTCGCTACATTGGCATTAGGTTATATACTAAGTGTCACTTTGTATATAAGTGCCATTTAAAGTTTGACGGGTTTTATGGCAGCAAGGTAGTCTTCCATTGTTGTTTTCTTCCCGGCAGGAGATAATGGTGTAATATCACCAATAGAGCTTCTGAATATATCTTGATAATCTTTCAGCAGTCTTTCTGCCTCGGCATTAATATCAGCATCAATTGCGATATTCTGCTTACCAAGATAGTTACGAAAAGATTCATGTAAATCTTCCCTCACCTTAGACTTGGCTGTGTCGTATATCTGATTGCGAACAGACTTCGTTTTCTCTTGCAATTCAAATTTTTCCAGCCTATCAAGTTTCTCTTTGTACTCGGCAGGCAACTCAAATTTCGGAGGCTCTTGATTACCTTTTTCAGCCTTTTTCTTCCATTCTTCAATCTGAGATTTATATTCAGCTTCCTTAGCTTCAAATCCCTTAGTCGCTTCTGAGAATGCGTTCTTTCTTGCATGTCCGCTACTTTCAACCGAAATATTCAATGCGGCTACTAAGCCATCATCTTCAATCGGAGCATCCTTGTAAGCTTCTGCAAATTTCTCAGAGAACTTATCTCTGAATGTTTCACTCAAATCAAAATTACGTTCTTCGCAAATCTGATTAACTTTAGATAAAACTTCTTCTTTTTGTGCCATTGTTCGTCAATGATTTTATTATTTTGAACAAATATAAATAGCTTTTTCGTTACTCATACTGTGGTTATCGAAAAAGTAGCATATTTATTTTAAGGTATGTAGCTTGTTTTTCGATAAGTGGCATATATCGAAGCTTAGATTGCGTATTTTTGTAGAAAAATAAAGAACCATTATGAGCGAGAAAATACAGAAAGACAAAATTGTTAGTCCATTGCCGGGTTGCCAATATGAAGCCATCCGAAGCAATGCTGACTATGTTGTGCTTACTGGTAGTGGTGGAGGTGGAAAAAGTTTTACATTAGGATATGCACCAATTTCATATCTATATGAAAACCAAGGAGCAAAAGCTGTATGGTTTATGCGTAACGTTGGCGACTTTTTTGACGCTGGTAAAGTAGTGGACGGTCTTAAAGAAATATATCCGCTTATTGACAGACGTTTCAGAATACAACCAAGAGAACCTATTGGAGAAGTCATTAAGGTTCAAGACGATATGGGTGTGAAGTTTTTCAATAGTTCTGAAATCAAATTCCAGCAGTTGAATAATGAAAGTCCCACTGTAATAGATAAGATATTCAAAGGATTGCAGTTTAAGAAAGCCATATTTGAAGAATGCAATAAATTTGAATGGAGAACTATTTCTACTTGTCAAACCCGTCTGCGTGCAAACACTAAGGGTAAAGCCCAAATATATCTTGCTCAAAATCCAGAACGTGAATGCTTCATACGTAAGCTATGTGGTTGTGGTAAGAATGGTGGGGGATGGATTGGAGATGATGGAAAACCCATTAAAGAAATGAATGGAGTTGTTCGGTTCTTCCACATTGTAAAGGGTAACTTGGATGAAGTCTATTGGGGAAATACTAAGGAAGAGGTTTATTCTAAATGCAAAGACATTATAGATAACCTTTTGCAGATTGACCCGGATATGTCTTATGAGGACTTTATTATGAGCATGGTATTCTTTACTTTTGATGTAAGAGATAACCAAGCCATGCTTAAAGCAAACAAGGGGTATCGTGCTATGGCTGCAACATCTGTGCTTGCAGATTCAATGTATGAACCTAATTGGAATTTCTCTATACAAGACGAAAAAGAAGAAGAGGAGGATAATCTTTCCGAAGTGACAGAGGATGATATTCTCAACATGTTTACTCATGTTTCTCCATGTAAGTGTAAGAAGGAACGTATTACCGTGGATATGGCAACTACTGGGGAGGATAACTTTGTAATGAAGCATTGGGTAGGTTTCCATTGTGACGATATACAATATTGCATGAAAAACTCTAATCTTGAAGCTGTAAAGATGATTAAGCAGTTTATGGTTAAGCATGGATTGACTGATAAAGAGCTAATCATTGATGTGCAAGGTAACGGTTTCTTAAAAGAGATTTTCAATCTTGTATCAGCAAACGGTGGAGGTGTCGCATTCTCCGGAGCGATTGCCGCAACTGCTAAAGGAAAGAAGTTGTATGAAAGATTTAAGGATGAAGCTGCACACCTTGCTACCCAAATGATAAAGGCTGGATTGATAACCTATGACAGACAGCTTGCTAAAATGAGATATACACATCAGAAGCTAAAGCGTGAAGGTTCTACTACTGTCTTAAAACAAATGCAGTTTGAGAGCAGAATATTCAAATTTAAACGTTTGCCTTCGGGACGAATACAGTTTGAAGGAAAGAAGGAGCAACATGCTCTGATAAAAGGCTTTTCTCCCGACCTTACAGACAACATCATTATGCTTTGTGGGGGATTGTGTTATGACTGTTATAGGGAATTGGCTGGTGCTACTGGTGGAGAATTAAGAAGGAAATTATCTCTTGAAGATATAATGAACCAAGTAAATGGTACTGCACAACCAACAAGGGAAAGAGGAAAGATTACTAATTCAGATAAGATATTGAAAATTTTAAGCAGCATATAAAATGATAACGAGAAAAAACATTGATTGGTATTTGTCAGAACCAACGCGGCTGTTGTTGAAGAAGCCTTTTACAAGAGGTGGAAAATTTCAGTCGTGCAAAACTTATATTGGTGATGTTACACTTAACCAAAAAACAACTGCCCAGTTGAGCGACTTGACATTGCAAGAGGTTTCACAAGACCTCTATCTGAGAGAGTACGACCCTTCTCTACACAATATAAAGTATAATAATTCAATTCCTAAGATTGCAGTCAGAGTTGGAGATACTGATATAGTCATAGATGAACTTGTGCTGACAGTTTCTTTGCAAAAGAATATTCATGCGGCACATGTTCTTCATCTCACTGCTAATCCTATTTCTTTTACTCTCTGTAATATAGAGAAGAACGATACCATCAGTAAGAAGTTTCAGAACTTCAAGCTGGAATGGAACATGAGGAATATGGAGCAAATCAAGTACGAACTAATATCCAAGCAGAAGAAGGTTGGCGATGCTGGCGTACTATTCAAATTTGACCCTATAAAGAAAAAGGGAACAGTTAAAGTCTATTCCTATGATGATGGATATTCTGTCATACCCAACTACAATGAATATGGAGAAGAAATTTCACGCTCCTTATTTTATAAGATAGATGATTTGACAGAAGTCATTGATACATTCGATGATAAGTACCTTTATCGTTCAATACGAAGCAAAGAAGGAGAACCTACCAATAATGGATGGGTTACTGAAAGGATTCTTCATGGGTTTAGCCGTAATCCTCTTGTCTACCATAGAGGCAAAGTAGCTTGGGAATATTCTCAAAGTATAATTGAGATAATTGAATTGCTTACAAATATACATGCTGTGACATTAAAGCGGTTTGGTACTTGGGGATTAGTCTTAAAAGGGGAAATGAATGAAGACAGTTTCAAGCGAGATAACGGCACATTAGTTATCAATCTCCCGGCAGACGAAGGTTCAAGCTACAAGACAGAAGCAAAGACTTTGGAGTTTCCAGAGCCGGAAAGTATGATTGCTTATCTGGAATATTTGCTGGAACAAGTTTCAATCGCTTCATCTGTCAGCTTTATCACTCCAAAGGATATCACTAATACTGGAAGCGGTGGCAACGGCATTGCATTGTCTATGCGTAATGATATTGCACTGGCTACTCAAAGTGTTGCTGATTGGTCTGATTCTATCAATGAGATAACCTATCTCTTCCAAGAGATGTTAGGATTGGAAGAAGACCAGACGAATGCTTATACAGATTTGAAAATTAAAGCCAAACTGAATATTTGGAGCATGGAAACCAACAATACTAAGATTACCAACTTAGCTATGGAATCTAAATGGATTTCCCGACAAACATTGATTGAAGAATCTCCGTCTTCTGCACCGGATGAACTTGACCGAGTAGAAAAAGAGAAAAAGCAAGAAGAAGAAGATGCTATCAAGCAAGCTGAAAAAGCTGAACGGATAAGCAAGAACAACAATACAGAGATTATCGAAACTCCTAATAAAACTACTTACAGTAGCAACGTTTAAAATAACAATATCATGGATTGGACGCAGATTTTAGTATCAATACTTGGAGGAGGAGGTTTCTTAGGTGGAATAGTTTCACTTGTAAATATGAAACCTTCTCGCAAGAAAGCGATGGCAGAGGCTCGGACAGTTGAGATTACGAACCTTGAAAAGTCAATATCAATAATGGAGAAAAGCTACAGTAACATACAGACGTATGTGAACAAGGAAGTAACCCGTATTGAAAACGACCTTTCAGAACTGAAAAAAAAGTATGAAGAAAAAGTTATCTCTATACGGCAAGCATACATTTGCAAAGTACCAAGCGAAGAATGTCCGGTGCTGTTAAAGCAAGCAAAGTTTGATATGGCACATGAATGTGAAGAATGTAGAGGCTGTGAAAAGAATGAAAAGAAGGAGGACTGATTATGAATATAAAGAACTATTTCAATATCAAAGAGCTTGTTTGCAAGCATGTATATAACAAGTTTGGAGAAATGGCTTGGACGTTTTTTGACCCACGGTTGCTTGAAACAATATGCGTCATACGAGAAAAGCTTGGTAAGCCTATAACTGTCAATACTTGGCATTCGGGAGGAAGTCTGACACAAAGAGGACTGCGCTGTAATGTGTGCCAATTAGTAGCTGAAAAGACACGATTGGAAAAGGTGTATGTGTCTGCACATCTACAAGGAACTGCGCTGGACTTTGATGTGAAGGGAATGACCGCTTTGGAAGTTCGTAATTGGATTAAGGCAAATCAGATACTTCTCCCTTATCCGGTACGCTTGGAACAAGATGTCACTTGGGTACACTTAGATGTACGTACTGATGGAAGTAATGGCAAAGTAACCTATTTCAAAGGATGAAAAAGGTTCTTCTCCTAATAATCCTTTTGCCTCTTTTGTTTTCATGCCGAACTGCAAAAGACTTGGAGAAAAATACAGAAATAAAAGAGATTATCAAAGAACGGCATGACACTTTAACAGTACACACAAGAGATAGTATCTATTTTTCTGTTATTCAAAAAGGCGATACTGTTTTTAATACTAAGTATATTGAAAAAATCAAGTACATAGACAGAACAGTCATACAGAACGATACTATATATCAAGAGAAAGAAGTCATTAAGGAGAAAGAAGTCATTAAGAAGCATGTTCCATCATGGTGCTGGTGGCTTTTACTAATTAATGCAACAATCATAGGAATAATCGGAATTAAATACTACGTAAAATGGCGAACGAAGTAAACCCTATACTGAATATATACAATGAAGATGGCACTCCCTTCCACGACATCAGTTTGAGAAAACACACTTTCTCAACTATTGTTATGTCGTTAAATGACAAGATAGAAGGAGAGTTTTATTATAAAGACAATTCACTTTCGTTTACTCTGCAAGAATATGTAGAGTATAAAGGAATAAAGTACATTCTTAAAAATCCTCCCGTAGTTGTTAGAAAAGGAATGACTTCGGAAAACAGCGAGGCAAAGGGAATGACTAAATATAGTTGTACTTTCTACCATGAAATGATTGAATTGTACAACATTCCCTTTACTGACATTGCTATTAGTAGCAGTGAGGAAAGTTATCGCAGCGAAAAACGGACTTTCTCGTGGATTGGTACATTAAGCATGTTCGTTCAAAAAATCAACTCATGTCTTGTCGGAACTAAATGGACTTGCAAGTTACAGCCAACATTTGTAGATGATGGGACAATGAGTGATGTGTTATCATTCAGCAATCAATTTATTTCAGACGTTTGCAAGACTGCATACGAAACATGGAAAGTCCCATTTGTAGTTGATGGATATACTATTTGGTTTGGCAAGCCATCTAAGGAAATACTCGACGATGAAAACAAGCCATACATATTCAAATTCGGACAAGGTGTAGGACTGAAAAACAACGATTGCACACCAAAGAATAATAAGGTCATTACTCGTATTGCTGGATATGGTAGCAACATTAATATTCCGTATGGCTATCCTATAATTACAGATGCAGACGGAAATCGCATTGAGCACCCATATACTCGTGACACGTTAATGCCATCAGTATATGTAGAGGCAGTTAGAAATAAAGTCTTGTTTGGTTCTAAAGAACCTCTCATTGACTACTATGACGCAGATAGCAGCTATCCTACTCCTATCAATCCTCTTGCACCAGTATTCCATATCCAAGAATTTTCCAGCATACAACCTACTATTGAAGGTATGACATACAAGGGACAAGCTATTGACTTGTTCAAAGAAGTAATAGTACCAGAAGGTGGCTGGGATGATTATATTGACCCCGAAACGGGAGAGGTTAGACAGTCGTATTTTGATGTGACGCTTTATCCTCTTGGCTTTGACTTATATGCACAAGCAGCAGTTACAAGCGGAATGACCTTCTCCATGAAGTCTGGTGACACATTAGGAGCTAACTACGAGGTAGCCGTAGATTGGGAAGATGTAAAAAAGAACTTCTATGTAACTGATGAAGCTGGAAACATTGTATTCAAACCAAATGGAGAACAGAGGGACTATGCTAAATATCCAGACAGTACAGACCAAGCTATTACTATTAAACTGACAAAGGACTTAGATACATTTGGTACGATAATGCCAAGCAAGTTCCAGCAAGTTAAAACTGGCGACAAGTTTGTCATATTGCACATTGAAATGCCACAAGCATATATAGACAAGGCACAAGAACGTTTGGACGTTGCCATGAAAAGATATATGCTTGAAAATAATATGCCTTTGTATGATTATCCTTTGAGCTTCGACGAACACTTCTTGGAAACAAACCAAGCAATTCTTGCGCAGATTAAGCCTAATACTATTGTCAGATTCTTGTATAAGGACGAAGAAGAAGCAATGGCATTATCTGTAAAAGAGATGTCTATTCAATATGGTACAAATCCGCTACCTACTTATAACATTACTCTTACAGATGAAGTGTCTATTGTACTAAATCAGATAGGACAGATAGCTGACGGTCTTAGTAAGTTAGGAAGTCAAGTAGCACAGTTACAAGCTATTTATGGACTTGACATTGTAGGCGAACTGAACAAAAAACTCAGCAGAGTTAAAGATGATACCGCACAAGGAATGATAACTTTCTTGCGTGGATTGAAAGTCGGTAGCTTTGTGACCGGAAGTACGGGCGGTATATTCTATGCAGATACAGACGGAAAGTCCCATGCTGAACTTGACTATCTAACTGTACGAATGAAAGCCATGTTCTATGCTTTGGAGATTATCAAGACCGGAGTTATCGGAGGTCGTCAAATGATTACTCCCGGTGGTGCAATCGAATGTATCAAGATAGAAGATAGAAATGATATACTTGACGAAGAAGGTAACAAGACTGGCGAAAACATTTGGGACTACTGGCGATGCTATTTCTATCAAGATGATGGCACAGAAGCGTTAGATAATCGTTTCCGCGCTGGGGATATGGCTTTAGCACAAGACTTCAATATTAAGGAGGGAGTTTATGAGAATGTGTCAAATCATTACTTTTGGCGTTTAGTCGTAAACGTAGGAACTAATTACATCGACATCTCAAAAACTGATGCTGATGCAGCCAGTGATGCACCGCGAGTAGGAGATACCATTTGCCAATTAGGTAATAAGACCTTTGTTGATGCAAATGGTGTTACTCATGTAGAGGACAAGACAAGACAGAATGCAATTATCTTTAGTGCAGTTGACACTTTCTCACCAAGTATGACTTTATATGCTGGCATAAACAGCTATTCATACCTCAACAAAGAGTATGTGTCCTATGGTGTTGATAAGACCACAAATCTCGCTTATATGAACGTCTATGGCAACTCTTATATCGGAGCAAGAGATAAGAGCAGCTATATGAAGTTTGATACGGTAACTGGTGTTGAGATAAAAGGTAAACTTGTAACCAAATCCGGCAAAGACGTTGAGGAAACATTCAACAGCTTCCAAGACCAAATAGATGGAGTAAAGGAAACTTGGTACGGAGAATATACACCAACTCTTACTAATCAGCCAGCAGTTGATTGGAACACAGAAGCTTTGAAAAAACGGCATGAAGGTGATGTATTTACCAATATCCAAGAATATGTCGATGATGAAACTACTCCCGATGCAGGAAAATCATGGAGATGGGTAAAGACGGGAGATACATGGGGATGGAAGCAGATTGCAGATAATGACACTTCAAAGGCTTATCTTGAAGCAGCTAAAGCGCAAAAGGCAGCAGAAGAAGCTAAGAAAGAAGCCAATGACGCAAAGCAGACTGTAACCAATATGAAAGACTTCACAGACGAAGCCTTTAAAGACGGTATTGTTGACAGACAAGAAGCTGCTGCGATTGAGAAATATTTGAACTCAATTAAATCAATACAGAAGAGCGTAGCTGAATCTTATTCTAAGGTTTATGGTAATCCTTTATTGTCCGGTACTGCTAAGGTAGAACTAAAAACCGCTTATGATGGATTTAATGTGGCAACTACCGAGCTTATTACTGCTATTGATGATGCCATAGCTGACGGAGTAGCTACCTCAACGGAAGTCGCTTTGGTAGATGGTAGGTACGACACCTTCAATACCAAATATGGAGATTTTATAGCTTATTTGAATGCAGCCAACAACTTTATCCAAGACAAAATAAACACTTCCGCAGAAGATGCGAAGAAAGCTGCGGAAGAGGCTCAAAAGGCGGCAGATGCAGCTAAAGCAGAAGCGGAAGCAGCTAAACAAAGATTGGATAAGTGGGCAGAAGATGGGGTTATATCTCCTACTGAAAAGCAATCAATCAAAGATGAAATAGTTCGTATAGACGCTGACAAGACAAATATTACAGCAGGATATACTTTGTATTCATTGGGTAGCCCTACGGGTTATCTGAATGCTCATAGCAATTATCGTGCAGTGTTGGTTACATTATCTGCTTCTACTCCCGAAAATATAACTATACCTTCTGACTTCGCTTCAAAGCAATCTGCATACTACAATCAAAGAACGGCAGCTTTGAATGCCATCAGTGACGCAGCTAAGGCAGCAGTAGATACCGTTAAAAAAGATTTGGCTGGTTATGAATATCTAAAGAAAGCGTGGAAAGAGAGTACCACAATCGAAGGTGGCGTTATTCAGAATGCGTTAAACATGCTGGGATATACTGACCCGGTAGCTGGATTTAAAGTAATGTCCGGTATGAATGGTGTCTATGATGCTACTAAGGTCGGTGGAGGTATTGCTTCTTGGTATGGAGGTTCTATGAAGGATAGAGCAGATTATACAGAAGCAAACATGCCATCAGATGTAGCAAAGGCTATCATTCGTATGGATGGCTCTGGCTACCTTGCAAGTGGTGCTGTATGGTGGGGGACTGATGGTGTTTTCCATGCTGACCCACAATCATTCATCATCAAAGAAAATCAGCTTGGCGACTATGTTTCTCTATTCCAAATTGTATATCGTTCTGGAACTCCGAAGACTATTAGCTATATGATACCGCAATATCCAATGCAGAAATTGACGGTTTCCGACTACATCGAAATAGGAACAACTGGGTATCGCATTGGAGTGGATAGTGCCAATAATGCTATCAAAGTCTACAAAGAAGATGGCTCGGCAGTTAACTTCTACGCAAGTGGTGCTGTATCTGCAAAAGGTATCAGTTCCGGTAGCGGTGGAGGAGGTGGCGGTCTTATCGACACCGTTTATGGATATTCAAGTTTAGGTGGCACTTTTGCTGATTCAACATTATCAGACACCTTCAACGCATACACTATCAACAAGTTGGCAAGTAGAATTACTGAGCTTGAAAAGAATGGTGGTGGAGGTACTGGCATTGCTGGTATCAAAGTTAACAACCAAACTTATGCACCAGATACAAACAAGTATATTACGCTCCCAAACTACCCTTCCACTACTATTACTGGAACGGGAAATGTCCTTACCAACGCTACTTATGACAATAGTACGCGAGTACTGACATTAACTAAAGGCAATATTGCTACTACCGCCAACCATTTAGAGAGATATGCTCAAATAACCTCTACTGCGATAGATACTGTATCTACATTTACAGCATCTAAGACATCTGTATGGGAGGCAAATGGTACTGCATATGGAACTACTGGTGCTAATGATACTGTATTAAACATTGGTTCTGCGGCAAATAGGTTATTCCAATTAAGAGCAGCCTATAATTCTGATGATTTTTACTTTAGAGGTGTTGGTGCAAGTTCTTTCAGAACTTGGTACAAAATACTGCACGAAGGTAACTACGCCTCTGCATTAGACAGTAAATATCTAAAACTTTCTGGTGGAACATTGACGGGGACACTAACGGTCGGAGATACTTTAACTTCTGCTACAGTAGTTACCGTTAAATCAAGTAATGCAACTGGAACTTATATTCAATTTGTAAATAGTACAATACCTACAGTTGAAGTAGGATATAATGCGACTTTTGGAGCTTACCTATACAATGATAAACTTGATAGCCATCCTACATTATGCTTAGGAATGACTGATAATGTAGCTAATGGCATAGTATTTAGATATAGTGGTGCAAACTACAATATATTACATGCTGGCAATTACCAAAACTATATGCACAATAGATTTGGTACATCTGGTCTTATAGTATATTCCTCTTCAAGTAATGAGATTAACTTCGGAGGCACATATACAGCTAATAACTATATCTTTTTTGGATATACTTCAAAAGATAATAGACCAAGACCTACTGAATATCATTTTGGGCAAAATGATGCAAGTTTACATGGGAAATATTTCCAGTCACATATACCTACTGGCACACAGCCGTTTCAGTGTGTATCTACTACTACATGTACGAATTTAAATGCGGATATGGTGGACGGGTATCATGTTAATGATTTAACTAAAAGGGTTTTTATCAATGGAATACCGGGAGGAGCAGGTTCTAAATGGATAAGAATTGGTGTTTTAAAATATCCGAGTGCAGGAGATTCTAACACTGTAATGATAACTATATCAAATTCATATTCATATTCTATGAATAGGTCTGTAACTTTTATAATATCATTGACACACCACAGTTCTAAACCTATAATAACACAATTGAATGGTTATCCTGCTCCATTTTCAAAAGTAAGAATTTTAGCTCCTAAAGATAGTAATGGAAGTTATATATATGGTGATAGATATGTAGACATATATTATTTTACTTCAACTGCAAGTGGAGCAAGTAATGTTATTTATTTAACTGCTATAAATCTTAATTATAATAGCACATATCATTTTGTTCCCAATAAAAACTTTGTAGATGGAACAACTATTCCTTCTAATTATGATGAAATATGGAATTTTCCTTTTACTACTGGCTTAGGTAGTAATGCTAATATATATTCACAAGATGGTTCGATTGAGGGAGGGACTTTAAAACTAAGTTCTACAAGTACTTTTGGTGAAACTGCAACTTTTAATGGTGGAATGTATTCTGGTAATATCTTTCCGTTAAGCAATAATAATTACAGAATAGGTTCATTTAGCAATAGATTTATAGATGCGTATATTCAAGCTTGGGTCTATGCTAATTCTGGTCTTTATATGAATCCATCTGGTATAACCCAAAATGGTTCTTATTTGGAACTTTCAAGCGGTGGAAATGAGATTATTATAGCTGGAGGCACTGATTTTCATGTTAATTATAGAGGTGCAAGTTATGGCGGTAGGTCTGTTCCTAAAAAATGGCATTGGCGGGCAGGAAGCAGTTCATCTTGGGCAAATATGGAATTTGGAGATTGCACCCTGCATGGTTGGATAAATAGTACGGGAATAACTGGAAGTGGTGCTAAGGCTTATAATGTAGGAGCAAGATTTGCAAATACAAGCCATGATAGCATTGAAATTGTTGGAGGTAATTATACAATGGGACTTGGCTGTCATTCAAATGGTTTGTGGCATTGGTGGAGAGGTACTGCTAACCCGACAAGCTCTACAAATAAATCGTATGTTATGGAATATGATGGTAGTACATGGGCTTTTACTGGAAGTATTACTGCTACGGCTGCAATCACCGCTAAAGCTACTTCTGACTTTAGATTAAAAGAGAATTACGATGGGCTTATAGATTACCGAGAAAGACTACTAAAACTTGGCAGAGTTTATGACTATAATTATAACAAAAAAGCATTGGATTTATACCAAGATAGGATAGACAATAAACGTCATACCGGACTTGTATATCAAAATGCGGTGAAAGCTGGTATCACAAATTTCTGTCACGAAAAGGATGAATATGGATATGGTAGCTTGAATTATTTATCTCCCGACCTTATCGCAACAATCATTGGTTCTGTGCAAGCCAATATCCTTTCTATCCGTCTTGTTGAATCAGAGCAAGAACGAATGAGAAAGGAATTGGAACATGCTAAATCAGAGATTAATAAGCTTAAAGGCTTAGTTGCCTCTTTACAGAACTAAGTTCTTTTTCTAAGGTAGCTATCTTCTTTTTGAGGGTAGCTACCTCATTATCTACTTGCTGAATACCTCGCCATAATACGGGTATTAAACGTTCGTATTGTATTACATAATAATCTTTAAAACAGTTACTTACCCATTGACTATATCCATTTATTAGCAAGTCTTGTGCAATAAGTCCGTAATGCTCCTCATTGTCATTAAAGATTGGAGAGTTTGCTTTTGCGGTATCATTCCAGTAATACTTCACTGACTTTAACTTGTGAATAATAGCCAAAGCATTGTATTCTTTAATATTTTTCTTCAATCTTATATCAGAAGAGGAAGACTTGGCTGTAACTGCACCAGTTGCCTCTATATTACCATTAATTAATAGTCTTGCGCCACTTATTTGTAACCATTTTGCACTAAATTGTCTTGAAGTACCTGCATTACCTAAAACAATTTCATTATTATAATATCCAAGTCCCATTGCTATAGTACCACTTCTAACCATTGCGTAGCATACATATCCAGTATTAGCTGTATTGGGACGAGTACAGTTATAATAACCATACGCATTATCGCTTCCTCCATCGCCAGCAGAGAACAGATTTGAAGTTCTTATCAGACCAGTTGCAGTAATGCTTGTAACTCCCGTCATAGCTCCACTGACGTTTGCCGAACCGTTTACTGACTGTCCCCAAATCGTTCTTGTAGTTCCCCAATAGGAAGTTGTGATATTAGCTGAACCGTTGAACGATGTACCATTTATTGTACGTGAAGTCTGTAATGTTGTAGCGGTTGTAGCGTTTCCACTTAGAGAGCCAGTCAGTGTTCCGGATAGTCCTCCGTTAAATGTCGCCTTACCAGCAAAAGTACTTGTAGAACTTATGTCGAGATTATAACTATAAACACACTTCCATCTTAAATCAGTAGTTCCCGAAGTTATTGAATTACTAAGATGGGGCTTTATATTTTGATAATATGTATCTTCAATAAAAGATACATATGTAATTCCTCCTTGTGTTAGTGTTGTACTAAGACTACTGTTAATTTCAGAGTTATTAATAACTTCTGCATTATTTCCATTTGCCTTAGTTTTATATTTTATACGGTATGGCAAAGTGATAGTTGATAATCCTCCTGCAATAGTTGAACGAATAACCCCTCTAAAATAATAACTATCTATTCTATTATCCCGATATGGGATTTCAATACAATAATACCAAATGTCATTATACTTACATTTTTTTAATACATATTGATTAGATAAAAAAGAGCCTATTGATTTTATATTCCAAAAAGTACTATTATAAATAGTCGAAATCTTCACATCAACCCAAAAGCATTGATTAGATCCATTTGTATATCCAGATATAGTACCATCTATAGTATTATAACCAGTTAAATTATTAGTTGCAGGAATAGGTAACAACAGCAATACTTCATAGCTATAACTTCCTTCACTACTCCAATATCTATGTTGAAAATGTTCATCTCCACTTAGAAGCGAAAACTCTCTATTTAATCCAATTATATTTTTATTTACTACTAATTCGGTTGATATAGTAGATGTATTGTTGTCCCATTTTTGCCACGGATTTGAAAAAAGTCCAGCATAAGCATAAGAAATAGATTGCCCATTACCATAAAAACCAAATTTTACTGGGGGAGAAGTCTTATTTATAATAGCACCAAATCCTCTCTCCCATCCTCCGGTTATAGAGCTACTAATATCTATAAAAAATTCTCCCCATTGAGAAGATATACTTGCAGTTGTTTGCCCAGTACCTACGACTAAGTTTCCCGTCATAGTATCACCAGCCTTTTTGACGTAGGTAGAATTTAGGATGCTACTGTAGTTCTCTGAATCAATGAGTTGTTTCCACGAACCAAAACCAGATATATTATAGTCTTTATTGCGGTAATAAATATGTCCTCCTTTACCAGAAGAAAAATAAAGTTGAGGTTGCCAATGAACTGAACGGGTACTACATATCTCCATAGTATTCCCATAGGTCGTAGGCATAATATCTCCTGAACCATAAGTTTCAAAGAAGTTGACCCTACTACTTCCTGCTCTATTCGTATTATTTATATTATCTATACTCGAATCTGCGACTTTGACACTTCCAGAAGCATAATTAGTACTATTATTTGAGTGAAGGATAGTCCAAGTATTATAGGTTAAGAAGTTATTCCCTATAATAAAACTATATTTCCCAGCAGCTTCATTCCAAACTTCTGTGCTTCCCAATGGATTTAAGAATATAAGTTGTTCAGTATTTAGATACCCAATTTCGGCAATTTTTGTATCTGATGCGGCATTATTCCAAATGATACCTCTTCTGTAATTAGAAGTATCTCTTGCCATTCTAATAGAAAATTCAGCCAGATTTTTCAACTGTAATCTGCCAGTCATTTCATCGCCTGCCTTCTTCACATAAAGAGCGTCTGTATATTCTTTATAATTTCCTCCGTGGAGTATTCTGTACCAAGTTCTGAAAGAACTAAAGTTTGTATCAAATTAGTAGCCAGATATTTGGAAGTTTCAAAAAAACACTTTATTTTTGCACGTAACAAAATGATATGAAAATGAAATTTAAAGACTACATTGACCTTGCAGAAAAGTATGAGGTAGAGAGTTTTATCAAGTCTGACCCTATACAATTCCCACGAAGATTTAAGGATAGAAAAGACATCGAAGTAGCGGCAGTCATAGCAGCTTGGCTTGCTTATGGCAGGCGTTCAGTATTCATTCCCAAAATAGATTATATTCTTACAGAGATAATGGGGAATAAGCCTTTTCAATATATATATGGCGTGGAATGGAATAAATACAAGGATAATTATACGAGCTTATACCGTATGACTTCTTGGCATTGCTTTGCTTCCCTTTGTGATAAACTTCATTCCATATACATGAAGTACCCTAATCTTGAAGATGCTCTTGGACGTGTTACTTATTCGCAGAAATGTACCTACTATTGCCAAGGATTATGCCATTTATTACATGGTGAAACAATGATACCCAGCCCAAACAGTAATTGTGCAAATAAAAGAGTAAATATGCTGCTTAGATGGATGATAAGGAAAGATAGTGTAGTTGACATTGGATTATGGAAAACTCTTTCTCCTTCCCGGCTTCTTGTTCCTTGTGATACACATTCTTTGCAGTCGGCAGTTGAATTTGGGATTATCCCCAAAGTAGATGAATCAAGAAAGACTTGTATAAAAGTGACTGAATTTGCAAAAAAAGTATTTCCTTCTGACCCTGCAAGGTTAGATTTTAGTTTGTATGGCTATGGAGTTCAGAAATCAGAGAAATAAAGGTTATGTCAAGAACACTACGAAAGGATTAATGGGCTGGCTGAATGTAGAAGGTATTCATTTTGATGTGAATGTAACTTTTTGGAAAGATGATAAGGGAAAACCGTTTATATGTGTGCAAAGAGCAATAGAAAAGGTGTTTGATGAAAAGACTTGTACATTCAATGACATTAAACCCCGACCATTCATAGAATGCAATGCCTTTTATACCGGAAAACCTTTCCCAAACGTTTCATATAAGGGATATTTTTACCTTGCATCCTTTCGGTTTGAACTACTTGCAAGCTGGGAAACAAAAGAGATGAAATCCTTATGTATGATTGTAAGCAGAACTACTGAACAACCCTTGATAAAGAGAATTAACCAGATAATGAAAGAGAAAAACCATGAATTGCCAAAAACTTAAAAACGATTTTATCAATATGAAAGACAAGACACTCAAAGAAGTGTGTGACATTCTTAGGAAATATGATATGAATTGGGAAATTTCATTGTCATATTTTGTCGCCAGCCTATTCGGTGTAGATAGGGCTGATATGCTTTCTAAAGACAGAAGTAAAGATATAGTTTATGCAAGATGGTTCTATTGGTATGTATTAAGAGAAGTCTGTAAAAAAGACTATGAAACAATAGCACAAGAAGTATCTATTGATGATGCTATATTTGTTACAAGTAGTATATACCAAGGAATATCAAACATGCAGGAACTTATATCATCCAACAGCTTTTACCGAGATAAATGGATGATAGTTAAAAGTATGGTAAGCTTGAAGAAGCCTACTTAAAGCGTTTATATCCAAGCTTACACTTGAATAACTTGACGTTTCATCGAGCCACTACTTCTTAGGGAGCTTGTGCTCCGGTCGTCCATAGTTGGGTTCTCACCGTCCAATCCCCGATACGCCATCGGTTGGGTTAATAAATTCTGTGCTTGTAGTCCGAAGCGTTTAATGTTTCGGGCTGCAAGTAAATCTCTGTCATTTGTAGTTCCACACTTGGGACAAGTCCACTTGCGGTCGGAAAGTTTAAGTTCTCTATTTATATATCCGCACTCACACATCTTTGAAGACGGTTCAAAGCGACCTATGCGAATTAAAGTCTTTCCGTACCATTCACACTTGTATTCAAGCATGGAGAAGAAAGTAGCCCAACCAACAGAGCCTATTGAACGTGCAAGCTTGTGATTTTTCATCATGCCGTCAATGTTCAAGTCCTCTATGATTATCGCTTGGTTTTCGCGAACGAGCTTTGTACTTACTTTGTGTAAGAAGTCTGTCCGTTGGTTGGTTACTTTCTCGTATTGTCTTGCTAACTGCTTTCTAAGTCTTTCATGTCTGTTTCCTCCCTTCTTAGATTTACTGAAACGCTTTTGGATTATATTCAATCGGTCAGTAGCTTTTTCAAGATATTTAGGGTTTTGAAATACGTCCCCATTGGAACATACTGCAAAGTCCTTTATTCCCACATCTATGCCGATTGTACCCTCATAAGTTATTGGTTCTTTAGATGGAATTTCTTTCCCATCCTCAACCAATACACTGACATAGTATTTATCTGTCTTATTTTTAGATACCGTGACAGACCTTACATCTCCTTCAAACTTTCTATTCTCAGACAGCTTCACCCATCCGATTTTAGGAAGTTTAATCCGGTTGTTATCCAAGTCTACTTCTACAGAGTTGATAGCCTTATATGCTGCTCTGCTTTTGTGTTTGGACTTGAATTTAGGAAACCCTTTCTTCTCACGGAAGAATCTTGTAAATGCACTATCCAAGTTCCGGATTGACTGCTGTAAACTTTGATTGCTTACTTCTTTCAGCCACTCCATGCCTTCCGCTTTCTTTAAGTCGGTAAGCATCTTACATAGGTCAACCGCATTTATTCGCTTCCCTTCGCTCTGATAGGCTTCTATCCGCTTTGCTAAAGCCCAATTATATATAAAGCGTACACATCCAAAGGATTTCTCAAAGAATATCCTCTGTTCCTTAGTAGGCTTCAATCTATATTTATAGGCTTTCAACATATTATGCGTCTTTAGTTCAGTACAAAGATAAGATATTATAAACTAAAAAACAAACATTTTACTTTATTTAAACTTTGCTTTATATATAAGTGTGGTGGGTTATTTGCCCACCATTTCTTTTTCCTTCGACAAGATATTCTCTATATTCTCCTCAGTAAATCCAAAGATAGCTGCGAAGCGTTTAAACTCGTCCATGCGTGACTTAGGTATCATTCTATACATGGAATTAATCGGTTTCTCACTTTTCATGGCTTTCATTGCCTTCAAAATCTCTTTTCTTTTCATTTCTTTTATTTTTACAACAATCACAGTCACATAAGAAAATCTTAGCTATGTCCCATGTCCTATCTACCAAATCTTGACCTAAATACTGTACTTCTTCCCCTTCTAATGGAATACCGTAGAATTGGCAGATATGAACGGCACAATGTCCCAATTCATGGTGATATGATTTAAGAAACTCTTTTTCAGAGTTGGTTATACTAATTACAATAACAGATGTCCTACTGATGTAGTCACTGAATGTAAGCCCAGTATTTACGCTGCAAGAGGACAAGTTGTCATAAGCAATATCATAACTTTTACTGCCGCATTTCAACTTATCCATTGCATCCAAGACTTCATCCAAATAATCACAACTGTAGTCCAAGAACAGCAATATATGCCAATCATATTTTTCGATATAAAGCTCTTGTCGTTTCATAAAAGGAATATTTAGAGCATATCCTTCCAATTAATTACTTTTCCCATGCCCATCATGTCTGCGAAGAAATGACGGAAAGCTTTCTCCGTTGTAGGGTAATCCGGGTCGTCGATATAATCGCGAATGAATGTTGCATGGTATTGTTCGTTGGGAATGCTTTTGCCCAAATAATCAGCTTTTGCCATATTCGCAACATACACACTATTATAGCCATTATCCTTTTCAAGAGTAATGTTATACTTTTTAAGCATGGCTGTAACTTGGTCTTTAGTAATAGGAGTTATCTTACCCTCTTTAGTCTTCATCATTGAAACTGCCCAATCACACATTTTTTCACTGAAATTAAAGCCATAGTTTTGAAGATACGTCCGCATTTCTTCTGGTATATTGTCATATACATCAAATGAAGTATTTCCCATTTTACTGAATATTTATTTGTTAAACAAAAGGGGAGAATAATCTCCTCCCCTCTACTACATTATCAACGACGGCGACGGCGACCTCTACGCTCGCTCATACGGTCTTCCCGGTCATAATCACGGTCGTAGTCTCTATCGTACTCGCGTCCGTAATCTTCACGACGTTCACCCATTTCTTCCATTTCGTCCAAAAGGGTTTCAAAGTCTTCCTTCAAGCACTTCATGCTCTCTTTGAAGTTATCGTAGGCATCTTTGACACCACCACGACCTCTTTGAGAAATTTCTATCATTCCCATACTATTTACGTTTTAGATGTTGTTTTACTGTTTCTGTTAGAACTATTCAGTTCTTGAAGCAGGGACTTGATATCATTCAAATCACCCTTTAAAGATTTAACTTCCGATTCTAAAGAACCGATTTTCTCTTCCTGCTGTTTCTCTTTGGCAAACTGAGGATTGAGTTGTTTCAATATATTATCGCAGCTTTCTATTACAGATTGATGGTAATCTCTGCTTTCCACTATCTGACGGCTGGTCTGAATCATATTCTCAACCTCTGAAAGAATTGCTTCCTTCTTGTCCGATACAATAGCATTAGAATAGGTAAATACCTCCACATTTGTAGGAAGTTTCTGAAATTCCATAACCTCTTCACCAGCCTTTATCTTCGCATCTATAACTGTTTCCTGCTGTGCTCCAAAAGGTACAGAAGGATTATAGGTAGGATATTTAGGCATAGGATTAGATACGGATTCAACCGTTCCTATCTTCAATATTGGTTTCTCACCTTTGATAAGAATATAGCAAATATTCCCTTGCTTTAATGAACCAAACATAGTCTAAACTTTTAATTGTTACTTACTCTTTGCCGATGAAGCAGATGCAGACTGAGTAGCTGCTGTAGCTCCTGCCGGACTGTTGATTGCCGTTACTCCCATAAGTCTGAATATTCCACAGCATTTGTCAATATAGACCCAATGCTCAGTAGTATATCCTGCTTGAATTTGTGGTGCTGGTGCGGCTGTACCTTGCGGAACAGTTACATCGTGCCCAAGAACTTGCGTAGACTTATTGTCTATAACTGGAATTTTAGTCGTTCCCACATTGCTATTCTCTGAAACTACTGTACTGTTTCGGTTTGCCATCGGAACAACTACATTAACGGGTAATGTAGCTCCTGCTGTACTAACCGGGTGACGAACTTTCCAAAGAACTACTGTACGGTTTGGAAGGGCACGCCAGATACATGGGTTAATTCCATAATCTACTGTAGGAGTAGCTTCATCTGTAGTTTCTACATATCCCGAAGTTTCAATTACGGGAATGCCTGCAACGTCTATTTTGGGTACAATTACCCTTCTCGCTACGGAAACACCATTGTTAAAATAGGTAGTCATATTCCTTTATTTTAAGAGTTAATATTATAGGGGACACAAAGCCCCCTATGGATTATTAGCAACCGCAGCCACAGCCTTCGCCTGCCGCATAACCAGTAGCATAGGCGTTCACAAACGGATAGCCATAGCAACAGTTAGGGTTCGGCACACAATAAGCTGGAATGGGCGCAGGAGTGCGAAGCTGATTTACGATATTAGCTGTTTGTGCTTGCTGTGATGCACTAAGCTCCAATGCCGATTTCTCAGCACGTAATGTATCAATCTTATTCTGCATTTCGCGCATTTCAAGCTGACAGAACTTATCATTGATAATCTGAGTTTGAGCGTCAATCTTAGCACCCAGAATATTGAACTGAGTATTAGCATTAGACTTCAAATCATCTGTCTGGTTGATTGTAGCAATGCGGTTTTCGTAACCCTGCTGTTGGATTGCTCCCTTCACATCGCAGCAGCACTGTGCCATTTGGTTAGCTATCTGACAGTTACCAGCTTGGATTGAGTTGATAATCTGTTGTGAGGACATACCTACTTGACAGCCAACTTCTGCAACTTTAGCACTTACACCGTTGATAGCTTGCTGAATCTGACCTACTGAACAGTTCAAGTTAGTAGCCAGATTGTTGATAGCTTGACCGTTGCCTTGAATTGCGCTCATAAGTAACTCACGACCATTATCGTTGTTGATAAGACCAGCCAATCCGGGAGCACCAGCACCACCGCCACAGCCGCCATCATTGCCACCCCATCCGTTACGTCCGAACAACGGGAACAAGAAGAACAAGAAGATTATCCACATAAACCATGAACCATCTCCACCAAAACCGTTATTGCCATTCTTACCGTTCATAGCAACCAACAAGTTAGGGTCAATACCTTTCTGCTGCAACAGAGGGGCAAGCATAGCCATCATTCCACTGTTACCACCACCAGCTTCGGGGGTGTACACAACTGTTTTTGATTCCATATATCTTTACTTTTAATTGTTAATTGCCCCAATATTAGGGCACAACAAATTAACGGTGAAGTTTGTTACTAAAAGAATAGTTTGTATCAAGTTGGTAACTAATCGCCATTTCTAAACACCGCAAACGCTTTTTCTTTAGCTTCCTGATACTGGCAGTTGACATTGTAACGTTTAAGACGGGATTTGAACTTATTCCTAATCTTATTTGTACAAGGACGAGATAAGCCAGTAAGCTCGGCTATCTCATTGTCTGTGTACCATTCTCCCAAAATGCTGACAAGAATATAACGAGCATTCACACATTCCTCCTTCTTTGAGGATATGATTTTCTCTTTGCTAACCTTGCAACAATCACTTACAATGCCGAGTGTTTCTTGATAAAGATTGATAATTCTCATAAGGACTTCTTCTTTTTAGGTTTTGAAACTGTTTCTATCAATTCGTTGGAAAGATTGTGTAGCTTATGTAAAGGAGTATAATCTTCCATTTGGTCTAATATCATAAGACCCCTCAATTTCCTAACTGTTTCTTTCTTCGGTTTTCCCATACAAGTATTGTTTTGGTTTGTGCAAAGTAAGCCCTATTCACGCGGAGAACCGAATGAACTTTACGAAGTCCAAATAAAAAGCCGTAATGTATTGGAACACTACGGCTTACACGAATAACTAATTTATGAAGTAAAAAAACTAAAAGTGGTTGCGTCGGGCATATTCTGCAATTAGAATGCCATCTCTATCTGGGTGTTTAATATTATCAAACTGTGGAAACAAGCGGTTTCCTATATCCAAAGAAGCCTTTTTAAGCTCTTCCCCACTACAGCCTTTGGGAAGAAGTGCTTTTTGCCATTCCTTAGAATCTACAAACATGTGGCGAATACCCATTACTTCAATCATAATAAGCTCTGCCTCATGGCAACGTAACGCTGATGCAGTAGATGCAAAGCGGCTTGGATTTACAAGAGGACGCTCCATCAGAAGCGTAATGTCATTCTTGTTGTATTTGGAAAAAAGTTCCATGAATTTGCCGTAATCCAACCGGGACACTTCTTTCTTTGCCTTTGTATAATCTTGCACCTTCTTGACGGGTGTCTTGCAAAAAAAAGATTCAATATCATCTCCGACAATACCGATGCTGCCGGAAACACCATTATCTAAACCAACGTAAATTCTGCCCATATCATTTCGCTTTAAATTTCCACAAAGATACAAACTTTTTTAAAACTTCAAAAGAAAAAGCCCCGGATTAACCGAGGCTTCCCCAAATGATATGAAGTTGGTCGCAACACGCACGTCACGTATTACTGTGCAAATATAAGCATATTACTTCTTGCTACCAACGTTTTCATCAACTATTTTAGCATCATCAAACATTGCTGCTACCTTTGATGCTTTATCCTTGTCAATCAAAGGCTCGTCACCAACATTATCTACATAATCCGGTGTATCTTCACTGCGGAATACAGCTTGGTCGTCACGGATAGCTTTCTGCATCTCAACGGAAAGAGGAGCATTGCGAGATAAGTTCAGCTTAATAACCGTCTTCCTACTCATTTCGTAAAAATCTGTTACCCATTTGGAACTGTCACGTACATTGGCATACTGGCTTTTGTACGTCTGTGAATAGCGAAGCCCGTGAGCTTTCAGTTCCTCTACTGACATATATAATGTGCTTTCATATCCGTTCAAAAGCTGGAAGTAAGAAACGAATCCGATAATAGAAAGTTCATTTCGCTTCTTATCGTCTTGTTCAAACTTGAAGTCTATCTGACCCGTCAATCGGTTGCGGTTTATAAGCTCTCCTTCTCGTACATCTGTACAATTAATGCACTTGAACTGACCGCTTCGCAATGCCAACTGCACATAAGCCTTATACCCAATCTGAAATTGCGCTTCCGTAATACCTAACTTATTGTTCTTGTAAGGTATCAGATAAGCACAACCGAAAGATGGGTCAAGCGGCAAATCGGATGCAGTAGCACGAATAGCACCATACATAAGCGTTGCCGGCTCACATTCCTGCAATTTTGCATTGTTAGCTACTAAAGATACCAAATTGCTTACAAAAGCATCCTTTTTATCACTCAATACCTTTTTCAAATACTCTTGGGTTGCATTGTGGGATATGTAGCTATTCAGCCTTTGCAATCCCGTTACTCTCGTTTCGCTCATTTTCTTTTAAAATTAATTGATATTGTTCTTCTGTAAATTCTTTCCAATCTAAAATCATAACCCTATACCCAGCTTCCTTCTCTATAAGATTACGGTAATACTCCACATTGAAAAAATCATCTTCTTTAGGTAGAAATAAAGAAGCTTGACCTCTACTATGATAATAGACAATGTACCAATAGGAAACGGCAGGAGCATCAATACATGAATATACTACACTGCCAATATAACCTAAAAAAAGAATACCTAAGACTATCCATACTAACATATTACTGATGGAGTAAAGAAAATGTCCTATGCAAAGCACACCAATTATAGACAATATGATAAAGAGGAGAGAAACTATCTCTTTCCCCACAGCCTTTATAATCTTACTTTTCATCCTTCACCTCCTTAGTCTTAATCAGTACATAACCTTTCTTCTTGACTTCCTTCTGGTATTCAGCAACCAGTTCGGGATGCTCAGACGCAAACTTTACCTTATCGAATTGCATAGATATGGCTTCATCTACTCTACTAATAGTGAAATAGGGGGTCTTTACACTCTTGATTTCATTCTTGCACAAGAAATCATAGAAACGGGATTTAAATTCCTCTATGCTGTCCTGCTTCTCCTTTATTGAAACAAGGATATTGTTTACTTGCTTCATCTGTTCTTGAACCTCGGCAGGCAAATAATCCCAATCTATTTCCTCACGTTTGTATTCAGTCATTTCGGACACGTACTGGGCGGCAATATCCATGCCAGAGGAAATATCAAATACTGGCTTCTTGAATATCACTTTCTTTCTGCTTATCTTATCGGGGTCAAAGGCAAACTGTAGCTGAAATTCGTCCTCAAACATAACAGAAGCATCATAGTGGCAAAGTTCAAGCTTGAAATCAGCACCTAACTGCTCTGCCAATTCCTTACCAAGCACATACTCAACATAAAGTTGTTCCTTATAATCTTTATAAGTCTGCTCGATGTCAGTAGTAGTAGCCTTACATTCGACCCATAAGAGCAATGGCTTATCCCTACTCTCGTCAAAAAGAGAGAAATCAATATGCACGAGCAAACCAAGTCCTTCACGCCCGTACTTCTGACTTCTAAAGCATTTATTGCTTTCCCAACGTTCATCCACCTGCACCAAGCTGTCATAAATCATATTTTCTATGAAATCACCGTACTGCATGGCAATATTAGTAATGTTTGGTCTTTCATACAGACCTTTGGCAATGGCAAGACGCTCTACTTGTGCTCTTTGAACACAACCGTTCTTGGCTATAGCGGCAAGAATACGGGCATCTGACCCACCGAGATTCCCAACTCTGGACGATATAATTTCGTCCTTGTAACCATAATTGTTCTCCATATCACTTCATTTTGTTAATAAATTGCATAATATCTTCCCTACTTACGTGACCTCTGCCTTTAGGCTGCAACAGCATATCCGCAAAGAGGTCTGCAACAACATTGTTGATGAAATCGTGAAGTGTACGTTTAGTCACGCACTCCTCTGATTCAGACATCTCAATCTTAGACTTGATTTCTTTAAGAATTTCATTGTTCTCTTCCAGCAAAGCCAAAACTCTATCAATCTTCTCTTCCATTCTCCCATCGGTTAAAATGCTCCAATGCCCTGCTAAGTGTCTGACAACAAAAAGCACTGACACCAAAATCGTTAGCTGTGGGATATAGAACTCTTGCCTCGTAATGAACTGTCTGACCGTTAAGAACTACATCAGTGTCGCTACATTCCCTACGTCTGAATACCTCATACCATCGTACACTCGGATTCTCAATAATCTCAACCATGTAGATGTACGCATTGTTACCCTTGTTAATCTGCTGGAAACGGAAAGGCTTCATACTGCCCTTACCGTTAAATTTTAATTCCAACTCCCTCATAATAATATATGTTCAATTTTATCATTACAGTTATGTTCTAATAATATTTTAGTAAATATATCAGTGGCTTGTTCTAATGTTTCAATTTTAACTCCTTCATTAGTATAGCAAAATAAATCATTAGAATTTACATATATATATTTATGTAATAACTTATGAGCTTTTCTTGATAAAATAAAAACAGACTTCATTAAATTATAATTCCAATGATGGGCTTCCTTATCTTTCATATCATATCCTAAATTCTTTAATCTACGATTAATATTTCGATAAGTTACATTTTTATGATAAAACTTAATATATTTACCTTTATAATTAAGTCTTTTATATTTCTCTCTTCCTCTAAGCCTTTCCTTTTCTACCCATTCATCATCTATAGATTTTACATTGTATCGTCTAATAGAATCTTTTTTTGTACACTCCTTACATTTATTTAAATGACCGTCAGCCATTTGAGAATGCTTATAAAAATCGGATAGTGGCTTTATTTTATTGCATTTAAAGCATTTCTTTTCTTTTTCTTCCATAATTAAAAGGGTAATCCATCTGGGTCATTTTGGGAAGGCTGATTAAAGGCTTGTGCTGCTGCTTGTTGAGCCTGCTTAATCTGCTGCTGTACGGCTGGGGCTGGCTGCTGCCCAGTAGTAGCGGCTTCCTTCTTTCCACGTTTTATCAAAACATGAGCATTGTTGGCAATGATACTCCAATATTTCACCTTTGTATCTTGGTTTATAGTAGAACGCATCATACCCGATACCCAAATACGACTACCTTTCTTAGCATATTGGCATATCTCCTCAGCATCCGCACCAAACAATGTAACATCGAAGAACTCCGGAATCCATTCCACATTAGGAGATTTGCCTTTAGGATAGCTTGCGCATACTGTAATAAATGCAAAACTTTGACCGTTCTTACTTGTCTTCAATTCCGGGTCTTTTGTAAGATTTCCCTCTACTTCAATTCTATTTACGTCCATTTTAATTCAAATTTATGTCAGTTTCAAACTTCTTTTCTAAATCATCTTCACTCATAGATATTTCATTAAGCATACTCAAACATATCAGAATATCCTTCTTTATAGATATGGCACAGTCAAAGTCTTCTTCACATCCATCCTTAACTGCTTGTGAGTACATCTCAAACATAGACTTTATCTCTGAGGTCTGAAATTTTACCAAATCCTCCAAATCATGGTGTAGAACCAATTTAGTTACTTCTTTCATTTTTACATTTTTTATACTATAACTTTTAGTTATAATGGTTAGTTATTCTTGTCTTAACAATGCCTTAGCAATAATATCCGGGTCAATCAGCTTTTTTCCTAATTCCCGAATAGCCTTGTTGCACGCATCAGTATTCAAATCCACATCGGGAACTAAAGCCTTCATAAGCTCATTCATTAGCTGTGACATCTTATTCAAGTCTAAATGGGCAAATTTAAGCCTCTTGAACGAAGGGTCTTTGGCAATCATCTCCTGCCTGCGGTACTTCAACTGGCAACAACTATAATCACACATAGTCCTTGCCATTTCCAGCCAACTGAAAAGCTCCGAATCCTCGACACAAGCCTTGTTATACTCACTTTTAATAGAATTAAACAGAGCATCGATTTCATCTTGAATAGCGTCCATGAAAATATCATTGGAATCGGCAAACTTAGCGGAAGAATCAGCCATCATAGCATTTATTACCTTCTCATATCTACTTCTTTCAAGCTCAACCTTATTCGCCAACTGCTTTACACGAAAGCGGTAAAAGGGACTTTTCCTTAACCTAAACAGTGCAAATATCACTGTAGCACAAGCAAGGTCGTTAGTAGCCATAATATTATAGCTGACAGTGGATATTAGTGCTTCCCGTTCGGAAACAACTACATGTGTATCTTCATATTCATTCATATCACTTGTTTCTTATCTGTATGTAGCCACGCTCCTCGGCAACCTTCAAATCCGGAAGGTCAATCTCCTTAACATCAACGGGTGTTTCACCATTAATGCTGATATAATCAGAGAATCCGAAGCGTTTGACAATACGGTCATACATTCTTGGTGAACCATCGGAAGGCTTGTGCATAGCCTCCTTAGTCCAGTAAATAGTCAACTTCATTTCTTTTTAACGTATTTCGCCATATATTTGGTCGGAAACAGCTTCATATCAAACAGCCATTTGATAATCAGAATGACCGTTTCGCCAAAGCTGTCTACCGGATTGTGAAAGGAGATTAAAGTCTTCTCCCCATGCTTGGTCTTACGGGTATAGGACAGATTATACACGTATGTCCCCTTACTTATGGTAAATGAGTATGTATAACCATCATCATCCACAATAAAGCCGGGAATCATGTCTATCAGACGCATCATACTCCAAAGAGGTATGTCGCGTTCCTCGTCGTGCAAGGTCAAATCTGCCGTCCGAGGGTCAATACCCAAGCCAAACAACAACTTGGACTGCATGACGGTCGTTGAGTTCGTATTAAACATGTTCATAATCTCATTCTTTAATTAGTTTCATCCATTTATCTGAATCACACTCGTAAAAAAGATTGCATCCACGATAGCTTTTCCGAATACCCAAGCAAACACGGATAATAATTGACTTGGTAATGCCCAGCCTGCGAGCCATCTCCGTAGCGGAAGGGTAGTGACCCACAATACGACCGTCCTTAATGACTATTACAGCCTTCTGAAAATGAGGCATCTTGGTAGAACCGTCAGCTATCCTCTTTTTCATAATCTCCGACAGCTTCTTCTTAGTTTCCTCGGAACAAGGTCGCCCTCCAAATCTCAATCTGTGACCCTTGTTGAACTGCCCCTTGCAATTCCGGTCACGGTAAATAGGTTCTAAATATAACTCCATATCATTCTCTTAAATAGTCTTCAACATCAATACGACCCTTCTTGCACTCCGAACCGGAAACAATCAAGCTATCCAAAAAGGTTTCGCCATCGTCAAAGTGAAACGTCACAGATACGTCCCCGACCTCTATGTTGTCACTCGTATTGTCGTTACCGTATATAGCCTCTTGGCAAGCTTCAATGTAGCGAAGGCACTGGTGAAGGTCTATAGCTTGTTTAAAACTCAAATTCATAACTATTTTTTTTCATTATTTCCAAAATCTTATCTCTAAACCCACTTCCAGCTTTTTCTAAAGTAGCACGGAACTTAACCATATCCTCCTCGGTAGGGGAAAGTAAATAGTCCTCCTTGAAATCGGATTTCTCAATGATTTGTATTCCATCAGCCTCTATATCTATCAAGCAAACTCTATCATCCGTGAAAAAGCCTACATAGGACAAGTCTTTGGTTATAAACAGACCCCATCCATCAAACAGTTTTCTTTCCATCATCCAAACATCATTTTAACCAACAATCCAGAATAAGCACTCGCAAACAACGCCATTTCCAGCCAGAACAGCCACTTTTTCTTGAACAGCATGACAATGCCCGACACAAAGAAGAAAGCGGAAGGTATATACCACATGCCGGAAAGTACAAGCCACAAGGTAGTACCCAGTCCTGCTACTATAGTCCCACCGAAGTGAACATTTCTCTGAAACTCCTCCTTGAACAAAGGCGCTGTACCGACAAACATCAGACCGCCACAAGCCAAGAAAGAGAGAAACTGAACACTCTCAGAGGACAATTCAAGCCATACGGGAACAAGAAGCATAGGACAGAGAACCATAGCAAGCTGAAACAGCCAAGAAGGACGGCTCTTCTCCTTCAAAATGTAGTAGGTATCTGAAAGCGATGCAGGTAGACCGCATACCTCCAAAGCATAACCAATGTATGCAACAAGTGTTAATAAAGATAACAGATATAAATATGTCATTTGTTAACGATTTTAATATTATCTCAATGCAAATATAGGAAAAATTTCTCTAAAATGTAAACTTTTATTGCTGTTTTATAACATTGTACTGCAAACTTTTACCAATATTGTCGGGATTGAACTTGTGGAAAGGCACAATGAAGGGGAATTTATTCTTAGCAAAGCCATAAGTACCTATCTTCCAGTTAGCAAGAACCGAAACTGGCTCGTCACTACAGTAAAAAACATAGGAATTGTCAGTTAACTCATAAGAAATGGGACACAACGTATTGCTTTCTGCATTATACATGAATCCACGGGAAAGCCAATGCTCAAACGCAACCTCTTCACGAACACGATACATCCCCTTGTCGGAATAGCAATGAGCAATCTTACCATCACTATCCAAGTAGCTGAACACAACCGTGAAAATACCCGAAACATCTGTAAAAGCATCCACAAAGTAGTAAGTGGGAACACCACCATCGTACTTAGCCACAATGTCACCACAGAAAAACTTATTCTTCTCGCGGAGAAAGTCTGAAATAGAACGAATAGTACAGCAATTAGCACCTATGACATAAGAACCCTCAACCCAATAAGAACGCCATTCGTCACCTTTGTCCACAACATAAAGCTCATGGTGGGATTTCCCGTCAACAAATACCCGCCTCGCATCACAAATCACATGGTCGCAATCGTTCACAAAGATGTGGGAAGAACCTAACGACAAATCCGAATATTCACAAACAATATCATTAGCATCTAAACAATGCAAAACAAGCTTATTATCCGGACTAACACCAGATATAGCATACTTGCGACCGTTAACCGACAAGGAATAACCATTCAACCACTTGCCAGCAACAACGTTGAAATGCTCACTACGCTTCATAAATAAAATCTCCTTTCATATCATTCAAGTTTTTAGTTAAACAACACCGCAAATGTACTAACTAAATTCTAAAATCCAAATTATAGAAGCGAAAATTTTAATTTTATTTCGGTCGGACGATAAAATACTTAGGTCTGTGGGTAAAATACGCAAATAAACGTTGTATAAATACAAATAAGGCATACCACCAGCCAAACCAATATCCAAGATTCTAAAAAACACGATTTCGGGGGAATTAAAAACATCAGTAGGCAAATATACTACACCCACGGACAATACTTCCCGAAGTCGGAATCACGACAACGGCTGAATATCAGACACTTACAACATTTATCCCCAATACGGCAATTTACATAGCGGCTGATAATCAACTGTTTAACCACGGACTAAATTTATTTTTTTTATTTTTTTCGGAGTTAGGCTATGTGTACCCCACCGTTTCCGGCTACGGTTTACCCCCCCCCCATACCCATATGAAGGATTTTTTGCCCGTCTTGCTTGTTTGCAGGGGCACGGAGAAACGAACGAAGCACGGAGAAAGCATTGCATACCCGGAACAATTACGGAGGCTTAAACTGACTGAATATTTAAACCAAACATCCGTTTGCAAAGAATATTGCATGATGCTTTTGCGTTACGCGCGTGCGTGTGTACTCATGCGTGATTATTTAAGCAATTAGGCTTTATATAATTCAATATAACACAAATCAGATATAATTATATAAATCAATATAACACATAAAAACAATAATATACAATACAATATGACATAGATATAATTATATATATATATACTAAATA